GATTGATATTACTATTGAGAAACCAAAGGTTGGTGGCAAGTATCTTGTTAAGACAAAAACAACAATGGGCAATACCCATAGACTTGATGCAACCTATACTATAAATGTTGACGCCAACGGAAAGGATAAAAGCCACTTCAACGTGAGCAACCAAATTGTAACGCATTGGTTAAAAGAATAAACTTATATGGAATTTGTATTAATAGAAGCAGAAACTCCCGAATGGATTGATATGTGGGAACGATTGGGGCAACACCCAATTAACGAGGGGATTGAAGAACCCAAAGTTGCTCTTCACAATGGTGAGGCGTGGCAATATATGGGCAGCTATAAAAAAGCAGATAAGGTTATTCACCAATTCAGGCATAGACAACACCCAGCTTATAACAATAGACAACAAATAACTTTATATGCAAGTGATAAGTTTAGCCAAGAACAAATAGCAGTTTCAAAAAAAGTTAAATAAAAATTTGGTAGATATAAATTAATATCGTAGATTTGCAAAATAATAATCAATTAAACAATAATCTTATGTTACAAACAAGAAAAACAATTTTGTTAGGTGAGGGAATACACCAACATACGTTGGTTGGTAAATTCGATATGGATAACGATAACATCGTTAAAGATTTCGCACCAATCAAAGTGAAAGAAACTACTATCTTACGACACGAAAAACCCAATGGCGATTTCTCAAATGAACATCGAGGTTTGCAAGTGGAACAAGGTAATTGGGTAATGGGACAACAAGTGGAGTACAATCCATTTAGTCAATCAGTTTCAAGAGTTTGGGACTAAATAAACTTATCCAAAAATAATTTAAAAATAATCTATCATTTGTTTGGTAGATTATTTTTTTATTTATACATTTGCCGAACCAATTAAAACAATTATATTATGGCAAACGCACAAATTCACTCTCAAAGTTCAGTAAAGCGTTGGGGTGGCAAAGTAGAAGATTATTTAGCAATACACGAACTTATTGATAGTCCGAAAGCGTGTATGAATAACAATTCATCACGACTTGTAACGCATAACGTATGGTTTTGTTACAACATTATACCTAAAATTTTTGGGTACAACCTTATCAATTCAAATGGAAAACGAGTTGATACGATTGATATTGCGATGTTGCACGTTGCAGAAGATTTTAGAATGAAGTTTGTACCAACACTTGAAGATTATCTGAAACATTTAACACTTCCGAGTTGGATACATAACGGAGTTAAAGATGTTGAAAATCCAATAGCGACACAATTCGCAACCGACTTATTGGATAAACTTAAACAAGAAGAAGAACAAGTAACCAATTAAAATTAAATAAACTTATGTCAGAAAAAGAAAAAATTATCCAATTATGGAAAGAAAACGGAGTAGACCATATCGACTATGAGTTCGATTGTGGTGGCGATAGTATGAACGAAACTAACCTTAACATTTTAGATAAAGAGGGTGAGTTAATCGAGTGCAAAGAAATTGAAGATTACTTTGAAAACAAAATCTATGACAATGTAGAATTTTATGTAAATTCTGACGGACACTATATGGGTGAACGTGGGAATGTTTATGTTTATCTTAACGATGAACAAGACGGATTTGATTATTCAAAATCTTCAACCGAAGAATACGAAGAATTTGAGGAGTTTGATGAATTTATTGAAATGACCGAAGAAGAAATAAATTACATAAACTTATTCGTTAGCAACATAAATGTTGATTGGGGTAATGATGCAAATTTCAACTACAAAGTTGATTTTATCAAAACTGACCGACACGAAGAACTCGAAGAAAGCATAGCTAAAAAGATAAGTGATTATTGGGATAAATACGAACCCGAAGTATTGGGTGAGTTGATTGACGGACAAGATGAAAATTGGAATACCAATGACAATGGTGCTGAAATTGAAACCAAAGGTAACACTTTAAAAGTTACTTTGTTTTTCAGAAGTTATGTTTACAAAGAGGGTGAATAAACTTATCTAAAAATAATTTAAAAATAATCTATCATTTATTTGGTAGATTATTTTTTTATATTTACATTTGCAAAAGATTAAACCAATTAAAACAATTAAACAATGGCAAAATTAGTATTAAACAACGTAGCATTTGATTACGACTTGGGTTGCAAAATTGCAAGATTAAAGTATGGTGATGTATGTCCCGAAGTATTAAGTCCTTTGGCTGACTTTTGGAATGATATTGTACCAGCAACTTTTTCCGATATTGCACAATTACCAAACTTGGAACAACGTAGAATTGGAATAGGTGCGTTGGGGTTGGAAAGACTTACTTCCGAAGTGAACCCTATCTTATTGGATAGAAAAACACTAACCAAAAGTACAACTTGGGTAAATGAAAATGGTGAGTTACATACATTTGAATATGATGATACTTACGAACTTTATCGAGTGAAAGGTGAAGTGTTTAGTCAAGGGTTAAGTGGTAGTCAAAAAATGGAAGATAGTTTCTATGTGAAGTGCAAAGATACTTCAACCGATAGAGAATACCTTATTTGGATTGAACCACAAAGCGTATTTAACACCAATAGAGATAACACTTGGTATGATAGACGAGAGGGTTACAAGGAACTAAACGCTATTGAGTGTATTGCTTGGACTATTACAACCAATGTACCACAAGGCAATATCGAAAAGATATTAAGACAAGGTGATTGCATTATGATTAAAACACAAGGCAAATTTGAACCTTTGACAACACCTCGAAACTTAACACAAGTTGAGTACGAAACTTTGATTGTTGCAGAAAGTTAAAAAAAAAGTTGTAAAAGATTTGGTGGATTGAAAAATTCACCTTATCTTTGCAACAGAAAATATGTGATAATATAAACGCAAGTTACATACCAATAGGGAAGGGATTGGGTTATTACATAAACTTATGTACACTTTTGTGTCCACAGTTAGATTGAGTTTCCAGTAGGTTCGGTAGGTCTAACGCATAAGTTTAAATGGTTCAACAACTAGAGTTGTTTAAGAACGGGTTTCGATGATTGGTTCGGAGTAAAGTAATATCTACCTGTACAAGAGGCATCTTGTTAGTGTCACCTAGAAGTTGAACAAGTGTAGCGGTTGCAAACGCTATGCGCCCTGAACAGGGAAGCTGCCAGTTCAGGTTGATGCTGTCGTCTAGCGGTCGAGGACGCTACGTTGAGTAGAAACACTGGTTCGAATCCAGTCGGCATTACAAATAGGTTTTATAAGCTGTTTAATTGTTTCCAGCAAACAGGGCTACCAGATGACGGTAGCCCTTTTGTGTTATGTGCGTTTACGCCACAGGTGGCGACAGACACCAGTGTACACTTTTGTGGCTTTGAGCTTCACAGAGGCCGCCAGTTGAATTATAATCCAAAAGATATAAGATAAGGCACAGAAAAAATTATCGTGGCTTATTCAAAGAGTTTTTTGACTTTAGAATAATTGGTAATGTAGATAAGAAGTATCAGTACGTATAACCAAAAGTTTTTAAAATCGTAGCCCATCATAAAGACAAGGAGTAAAGACAGGATAACAGGGGTAAACTTTTTCATAATTGTTTTGCTATTTGTTGTTTAAGAGTTTCTTGGTGGTGCAACGGAAGTTCGGTGCAAGGGATAACTTCTTCGTTTCCTCGACAATCTTCTTCAGCTTCAGCTTTGTCGCCAAAGATAACAATAGCACCATCGCTTTCAAATTGTATAACGTGGTCGTTGGCTCTATCGTATATCACATAGTCCGTAGGGTGTAGTGTAACCATATAAGTTTATTTAATTGGGTACAAAGATAAAACAAAAAAAAGTTTAAAAAAAATTTTTTTTATTCAAATGTTTGTATATATTTGCACTCGAAAACCAATTAAACTTATATCACAATGAAAATCACACAACCTTATCCATTTAATGAACGTGGCACTTTGGATAGTATTTTAGGGTCAATGGCTTATAAGTATTTCCAAGCACTTGCCAACGGACAAAAACTTTCACGTTTAGACAAAGATACATTATTTCATAATATCCAAGCCAATAGTGGCAAAGGTAATTATATGCTTATGGGAATGATTATTCCATTTAAGCAGTTTATGAAGTTGTACCTTGTTAAGTATAGACACGACAATACGTGGCACGAAATTTATGCGTTTGACAAAACTTGCATACGCAATTCGTTTTATACCAATAGTTGTATAGTAGGAATATTAGAGTTTAACCAAATTAAATAAACTTATATGTTAACCAAAAAAATGAAACCATCGGAAAATTTGGGAATATACGATAAGTTTATTGTAAGAACCAAAAACCTTAAAATCAATATTGCTTTTGTTGATTATGAGTTGGCACTTATGTTTTATCGTGAACTAATTAGTCAACCCGATAAACTTAATCCCGATAGCGTTACGTTAGAGGGTCAAGTTAAAAATAAAAAAGTGTTGCATACAATTTGGTACACTCACGAGGGCGAACAAAAACCATTTCAATATTATACAAACTAAATAAACTTATATGGAAACTTGTCCAATTTGCATAGGAACCAATATACGTGAAGATTTTGATTTTCCTGATACAATGTTATGTTGTGACGATTGTGGCGCTGACTTTACTATCGAGGGCGAAGTAGTGTTAGACCCTACTGAAATTATTTAAAAAAAAGTTTGGTAGTTAAATTTATTTGATTATCTTTGCATCGTTAAACCAATTAAACTTATATCAAATGAATGTTAATTTAGTAGAAGTACCAACACCAATGATGAGCAGTTTCACAATGTTTGCAGACCCTGACTTATCGTTGCTAAAAGAAACCAAGAAGTTAAGAGTTTCTTTCCACCACAACACCAAAACAAGAATAAGCACCAGTATTTCGTTTGGTAATTATCGAGTAAAAGTAAATAACCTTATTCAAGGTTATAAATTACACGAAGAAACTAACCATAGCTATTTTAGTGGCAACTACGAAACGAGCTACTATTTTGTAAAAAGCAAAGTACAGAATTATGAAGTTTACAAAGAGTATCTAACTAAACTTATTCCATATATCCTAACTGACTTTTTCAGATTGGAATTAGATGAGATAACAATAGAGTTAGAGCAACGTGAATTTTAAATAAGTTTATATGCTTTCAATGATAGGGTACTGACTGACGAGTTAGTACCTTATTTTTTTTTTTGTTAAAATGTTTGGTAGTTTAATTTATTTGTTTTACATTTGCACCATAAACCCAAATAAACTTAACCATTATGGAAATTTCAAAAGAATTAGAAGCTAAAATGTGCGAAAGCAGAGTGAAAGAAATCTTTGCCAAAGAAACGCTAAAAGAAGAAGATGTAGCGTTGGGTAATTATTTTTTAAACAAGTGGAAACGATTAACTAACCACGTTGAACGTACTGAAAGTCCAATAGTAGAACCACAAGAAAATTTTTTCTTTAAAAAGTTTGCATATTAAAAATCTTTGTATATCTTTGCACTCGGAAACAATTAATACAATAATATTATGAATTCAAATTTCACTAAAGATTGTCTACAAATAAACTTAGGCAGAAATAGCGATAACACTATTAGTGTTGAAGTAAGTAGCGATTATGCTTATAGTAGTAGAAAATCACAACTATATGCAAATTCAGATAAACTTAGAAACGAAGTTGAGCAGTTTTGGAAATCCATCAAAACCAAAAAACTATTATCAATGCGTGTTGGTTTTGATGAAATCGATTGGTACGATGATGAAGTTGATGTGTATCAAACACCTATCATTCGTATTGAACGTGGTTTAAAACGAGCCAAACTTAGTGAACGTAATCACGGCAGTGTACCAAAAGATTGGAGCATTGATGCACGTTTCAAATTTGATGATACAACAACCAACACACCTATTTTAGAGGTGCTTGAAAAATTGTTGGTGCATAAATTTCCAACCCAAGCAAAAATTAAAATCATTAAAGATTTAAAACCATTTTTGCGTAAAGAAGTGAAGTCTGTAAATTACTATAACAATCAAAGCGATGATGAATAAACTTATTCGTTTTCAATCAAAATATATCATGTTGTGTTTTTCGCCCTAAAGGTTTGCATATAGACTCCTTGCTTGTCGGCAATGTAGGACTTGTTAATGCAACTTGAATAAGTTTATTCAATAGTTGTTAAGTAGAGAAACCTTTAGGTGGTCAACTCGACCTATTATTCATACTCTATCAATTAACATAAGACTGAGACCACATAATTGTGGTAAACAATAGCTAGCCAAAAAGAGAGTGTGTGCATCCACTCTCTTTTTTTTTTATTAAAATATTTGGTAGTTAATAAATTTGTTTATATCTTTGCATCGTTAAACCAATTAAACTTATATCAAAATGAAAAAATTATTAGTTATCAAAGCAATCGTATTAGTTTGTTTATTATTACTTATCGGGTTATTAAGTTCTTGCACCAAAGAAGAAACTACTATCGTAGAAGAAACCAAAAGACTTGAAGTTTTTATCGAGGGCAATTCACCCGAATTTTGGTATTACAATGCCAAAGAAAACACGACTACTTACATACGACAATCGTATATAAGTTTAGACGTAAATAAAGGCGATTCAATAACCGCAATCGGTTATGGTTATACCATAGACAATTCAAACAATTATGGTGCGCCTAACGTGGTTGTAGTGGGTTACATTACATTCAAAGTAAACGGAGTTGTTGTTGCAAGTGGAATAGATACATTAATACATTTAATTAAATAAACTTATACGTTATGAATACAGAACAAGAAAACCAAAGACCAACACCCGAAGAAACCAAAAAAGTTGTTGGTGCGTTAATGGAAGCAATGGGTAAAAACTTTGAAGAAAACCAACAAAAACCATTTCAATACGTTGTAGCGTACAAACGTGTTGCAGATGATAGTGTAATAGGTTATCACGCATCAACTTTTTGCAACCATACCCAAGACATCGAAGCTGGAAAACGTTACAATGGCGAAAACCCTTATGGGCAGTTGCAGACCATTGACAAGAACTTTAAACATATGATGAGTGTTAAAGAAGCTACTGATAGTTTGTTTGCATCTATTCATTTAAACACACAAGAAAAGTGTTATAATGGATTGACTTACGAACAAGTTTATTTGGAAGCGGTTTATTTAGATGAAGATACACCACCACAAAGGTTTGTCTTTAAAGAAATAACTGAATAAACTTATATGAAAAAAAAAATCCACATTATTTTTGGTAGTGTGGATTTTTCTTTTTACATTTGCACCACTAACCAATTAAACTTATATTCTTATGGCACAATTTGAAGTTTTTAGTCCCGATGGCTTTGCTATTGATAGAGAAGAAACTTATCCAAGTCCCGAAGTTGCAGAACAAAAACTAAAAGAGTGGGTTAAGCGTTACGAATTTCAAGGGTATTATTCAAGCGTTAAGTATGGTAGAATACCACTTGATGAAATTGAAAATTATTGTAGAATTGTTGAGGTAACAAGAACGGCAAAAAGGTTATGAGTTATCCAATGTATTTAGATGCTACACCAATCGTAGCAGAGAAAAAAGTTAGGAATGGCGTTACGGCTTATAAGTTTCGTAGTGGCGTTGTTGAAATTCAAGGAGTAAGATTTTTCTTTTATTCAATGACCGATGCAATTAGAAAGTGGCGTAGAGATAACCCAATCAAATAAACTTATATGTTTAATAAAGGCGATGGTTTACCGAATGGTATTTTTTGTACCAATGAACAACGTACTGAAATAGTTAACCTTATCAAAGCTAAAGGTTATTTTTGTTTGGCAAGTACAACGAACGAATATATGCCGTTGGTTTTCAATGGTAGCATTTGGGCGATATGTACCAATGACGATATAACAAATAAACTTAGTTACGAGGAACTAAAAGCGATGTTAGAAAAATGTTAATAACTTTTTTGTTATATATAGAATAAATGTTGTACCTTTGCAACCTTAAAGAAATCACATTTTGTAAGTGATAATTGGTTAAACATTAATGTTGGAAAGCGTGGACTTGATAAACCCACGCTTTTTTTTTGTTAAAATGTTTGGTAGTTAAATTTATTCTTTTTATCTTTGTCCTAGAAACCAATTAAACTTATTTATTATGTTAACAAGTTATGCAAAACCATTGAACGCTATTGAACTACCTTATCACAAAGGCGAAGTATCAATGCTACCTTTTGACCTATCGGATTTATCAACGCTACCTAACGAGTTTATCGATGCAGTTGAGCAAATGGTTAAAAATCTACCTAACCGAATTGGAACGGCTTATCTAACTGTTCACGGCAAGTTTGTCAAGAAAGACAAGACCTTAAGACGTGGCGCACCACACATTGACGGAAACTTTTTACCAAGTGTATCAAGTTGGGGAAATAGTGGCGGTAATGGTTGGAAAGTTGGTGAAAATGGTGTTAAACTCAATAGCCAAGAACACGCATTGTCTTATGCAAATCCCAATGGTGGAATGTTGATAGCTTCTAACTATTCAGCTTGTAAAGGTTGGATTGGGAACTTTGATGCAGATGCCAAAGAGGGTGGCGATTGTTCTCACATAAACTTAGATGAAGGCTTTATGTTAGATGCTAACCAAGTGTATTATGGTAATAGTCAATTCATACACGAGAGTTTGCCAGTCGATAAAGATGTTTTTAGAGTGTTGTTTCGTATAACGTTGCCAATGGACTACCCAAGCCTTGCAAACTAAATAAACTTATATGAAAGAAGATAGAAACTATATCAAGTATCGAAAATTTGTATTGGATAAGTTTAGACAATATTTAAGTGGCGAAATTGATAACCATACGTTGAACCAAGACCTACACACAATTCAAAATGAATTAGGGTTTAATCGACAACGTGGAATTAAGTGTGTTTGGTTAGAAAATATCAAATATAAAAAGGAGTTTTCGTTTACTATTAACCAACTTTGGAGCGACTTAAAATTTGGTAGCACTTTAACCCAAGAGCGTGTAAAAGAGTTAATGCAGTTGTCAATTGACAACCCAAAAGATTTTAAAATTTATTACTCATAATTTTGGTAGTTAAATTTATTTGTTATACATTTGCAACGGAAACCAATTAAACTTATATCAAAATGGCACTTGAAACCTATCAATTTGAAACTTCAATGGGCGAAGTTAGGGAAATTTTCGGACACCCACTACATTTTTTATCTGAACAACAACGAAAAGAGTTTAACCAAATTGGTTATTCGGGAAAACTTAATGGGGTTAAAACCTCACGTACCGAGTACTTAAATTCATTGAACAAAGGCGAATTTTCAATACTACAAACCAAATGGGATAATGGGGATTTTATTGAAAAATTTGTATTAAGCAGAAATACCAAATAAACTTATATCAAAATGGAAGTTACATTAAATTACTTTGCACCCGCAAACAAATCAGTTGTTACTGAAAGTGGTTTTAGATACCAAGATACTAAACCCGAATACAAACATAGTGAAACCCTACACGCTGAAAACGAAATAAGTTTATTTGAGGAGTTTTACAAAAAGAATAATCAGTTGCGTTATTGCAACGGACACTATTACGAATTTGCCGACAAAAACGTTACTGAACGTTATAGAGAATGGTTGAAGTCTGACGACTTCAAAGGCAAACATTTCAACTTGTATTATGGTAATGGTATTGTAGACTAAATAAACTTATTCACTATGGTAATGAGCAAATATACATTTACACCCAATAGGTTTGAGAACAACCCTATCGTGCATCTTTCAGCATCGTATCAACCCGACAAAAATCTTTCGGGGTTTAATTATAGTTTCACTTATAATCGTGAAACCAACGAAGTAAGGTCGAATATTGGGAATGGCGATGTATCAGAAGAAATAGCTGACAGAGTTAGAAACTATGTAAAAATGAGAACCAAATAAACTTATATGGAATTAGAATTTAGAACCAAAGAGGGTGTGTTGGTTGCCAAACTTAAAGGCAAATCAGCGTTGTATCAATACCAACAAGTTGTTGAAAGTCTGAACTTTATTGTTGAACGCAAGAGCCTTAAAACAAACAAAGACCCACAATATAAACAATATTTGGTTATGACTTGCAAAGTGGATAGTATCTTAACTTATGGCGAAATGGAAATATGGTTAGCCAAAGGCGACTATATCAAAATCACATAACCTTATGTACACAATTGCGTCTACGCGCGAAATAAATTTGCATATATCAAATATTGTTGTATCTTTGCACTCAATAATCAATTAAACTTATATCAAAATGAAAACACCCGAAGAAATAAAAGAGTTTGCACTCTCACAAATAGCACCTTATTTGAAAGACCCAAGCACTTGTGGTTTTAACAAAGATAATCAAACTTGTGAGTATCTTACGAAAGATAAAAAAATGTGTGTAGCTGGAAAGAATATGATTGAACCAAAGTTTGGAATATACAAAGATATTATTGATGTATTGTCTGAAAACGAAGAACAACAAGAGGGAATATTTAAACCCGAAGTTGTTGGAATACTGACAAACGAAGAATGGAAACACTTGCAAAGTATTCACGATACTATTGCAGTAACACCCAATAACGTAGATAGGTTAAAAGAAAGGATAGAACGTCTAAACTTATTTACTTATGAGGAACTTGTGGAACGTGCTGAAAGTCTTGAATAAGTTTATTTGAAAATAATTGAAAAAATGTTTGGTGGATAAGATTATTTGTTTATCTTTGCAGAAGAATTAACCAATTAATCTTTATCACAATGTTACACGAACAATTATTTAACGCATCAGAGCAACAACTTGCTGACTTTTGTCAAGCCAACATTAACAACAAAATGCAACTGACTTTGAAAGGTCAAGGCAATTTTCAACATATTTCGCCCGTAGGGTTGAATATTTGTGCAGTTAGTGTTAAGATAATGCACGAAATAAAATACTACTATTTTGGTTGTATTAGAGAACATATTTACATCGAACTACTTTACAAGTTTGACCAACGACACAAACGTAGTAGATAAACTTATTTGCTTTTCGTATAAGTGAATTTTTTGAGAAAATAACCTATCATTTGTTTGGTAGGTTATTTTATTTGTATATCTTTGCATCGTTAAACCAATTAAACTTATCACAATGGCTTACTTTATCAGTCTTAAACAGAACAACAAAAAAGTTGAAATCGAATTGAAACAAAAACCTTTCGTACAAATTACGTTGAAAACGTATAACGATTTTACAACAATTTGTGTAAACTAAATAAACTTATATGAAACTAACTAAAAAAACTTTTGCGCCCAACTTATTGGTTGAAGTTATCCAAAATTCATATAACTTTGTTGGCTCAACTATTACCGAATTTAAAACGTATGCAGTTAGCAAGGTTGCTGATTTAGATATAACAACCAATACAACCGAAGTAATACAACCAATAGGGACTGAATTAACTACTTTGTTAATGGTTAACTATGGTGGCAGTCCAAGAGTTATTTTTCAAGATAACAACGGACAAATGTACCAAGCATTTTGGCTTGACTTTTCAAAATTTGTAACAACCAAATAAACTTATTTAGTTATGGAAAACGTTGAAAAAGAAATCAGACTATGTTTGGCTAAAAAGCTAAAAGATACCAAATACGATAAAGCTAATATGATTGATGAACGTTGTAAACAATTAATCAACATTCATAGAAGTTGGATAACCTTTGCACAACACAAACAAACGCCCGAACAAATGGCAGAAGTGCTATACAAATACGAAATGAATTTAAACTAAATAAACTTATTTACTATGTGTACCAACGGAACAAACAGACCTTGCAATGATATGTTTAATTGTTGTGATTGTGGCAACACAGAAAATGGTTGCGGTTGCAGTTATTGTTATTCTTGCAACGCTTGTGAAGATTGTTTAATAGAAGATAACGAATAAACTTATATGAAATCAAACATTCAAGGACTAATCGGTGCAATGGTTGATAAAATCATTAAACCAAACAAATAAACTTATATGGGTTATTATACCGAAAACTATCCACACTTATTGCCCGAAATATATCAAATGTTACATGGCAACCCGATACAATTAATCGATTTAAGCAAAGATATCCCCAAGCTAATGGAATATATCCAAGCGTTTGACAAAGGTACGGCAGAAACGATTGAAAGCGGTGAACCGACGTTGGAGTTTGGTTTCTATTGGGAACAACTAAATAAGTTTATTCATTTTCACCCAAACTTTGATTGTTGCACCATACCAAACAAAGAATTGCAACAAGTGTTGAATGGATTGTTTTCAGATAAACTTATACGAGAAAAAAGACTTATGAAAGCTGAATTAAAAAGACACAAAAATTTGTGTTATTAAATTATATTACTATCTTTGCATCACATTTAAAAATTAGATATTATGGCAGTTAAAATGTTAACTACGAAAAAACATACCAAAACGGCTAAGGTTATTAGCAAAATCAAAGAAGCTATTGAGGTTGCTAAACCCACAAAAAAAGTGGCTAAAAAACCCATAGCAAAGAAAGTTGTTTTAATCGGTAAACGAGAATACAATAACGCATTAAAAATTGTTAAAAAATATGAGGAACAAATTAAAAAATAATTTGTATCTTTGAACCCAATTAAACAATTAAATTTATTCAATATGAAAAAAATCAAATGGCACAAGTTTTTAATCGTTGCTTTCCTTATATGGTGTGGCAACAAAGTAATGGCTATCTTTAGCGGTATCTTTAGACCTTACGCAATAGCTATCGTATTGTTTCTTATAGTTATTCTATTTGAAAGTTGTAGCAGTTGCAGAAGTACCAAACGCTATTGGCGTAAACATCGTTGCGTGGAAGTTAAACAACCACAACCCAAACAATATATCGTTTCCAATTATCGAGTAACGTTAAAGCAAAACAACTACTAAACACAACCCGAATAAGCCTATCTGTAATGGATAGGCTTATTTACTTTAACCCATGTACACATTTGTGTCAAGCCCGCCCCGCGGGAGCGCATATCAAACTAAATAAACTTATATGAAAGTAATCAGACAAGTCGGAACCATATCACTCAACCAAGGCACGTCAATGGCACGAGGTTTATACAACCTTATGAATAGTGAAACCAACGAACTATCATTTTGGTTTAACGAAGAAGTTAAGGATAGTTTATTGGCAATGACCGATGAACAATTCATCCACGAGGCACGTGTGCAATTTGAAGTCGCTGAACTTGATGACCAAGCAAATATCAAATAAACTTATACGTTTGGTCCGCGCGATATATGTACCACGTATGCACGTATGTGAAAACGAGTGCGCGTGTGGGTGCGCGTAACGTATGCACCAGTGCGCGTATGTGTGTAAACGCGTGGGCGCGTATGTATGCGCGTGATGTGTGGGTGCGCGTGTAGTATAATAAATTAATTTCATATATCCAAACATTTATCTATAAAAAGTTATTAACAATACGATGTTAATAACTTTGCAAATAAATTTATATAAAAAGTTAGGATATTAAATAAACTTATGTACATTTGCAGTGTTCAAAGTGAACAAAATTTAATTTTTAACCTAAAATTCTTACAAAAATGAACATTTTAGAAAACATTGCAAAAAGTCACCAAGCGGTGCAAACGATTGAAAATCAATTATTTAACGTGGTGAAAATGCCGTTATATACGGGCGTTGACGACAAATTTACTATCGAAAATGGCTTCGGTTTATTTAAAGAAACGGGCGGAAATCAGTTAGGTATTGTGGGCAAAGATTTTAATTCGGCTCAACCTAAAGCAATTTTCGAGGCGTTTTGTGATGCAAGTTTACAAAGCGGTTTTGATATTGACAAACTTAACTATTTTGAAATGAAAGAGGGCAAAAAAATTCGTTTCAGTATCCCTATTGCAAAAGTTTCTTTTACTAACGTGCGTGGCGTTGAAGATACAACCAACGTTATTTTAAACGTGCAAACAGGTTATGACGGAAATACCGCTACATCTTTGTATTTGGAAACGTATAGACTTATTTGCACCAACGGAATGAAAAAAACTTTTACCGAGTTTAAAGCAAAGTTTCGTAATACCAACGGAAACGAGGGCAAAATTGCGGGAATGTTAGCCGATGTTACAAAGTGCGTTTCTCAAGTTGAAAAATTAGAGGAAATGTATATCCGTTTAAATGGCGTGAAAGTCAACCAAAAAGCAGTTGACAAATATATTCAATCGGTTTTCGGTTACGATTTAACCAAGTATGCCGATTTAGGAAAGCAGTCAATAGCTATTATCGACAAAGTGAAAGAATGTATTGAGTGGGAATTTAAAGAAAGTGGTGCAACCGCATTTGGTTTATTCAATGGTATTACTCACTATACTAACCACTTTGCCAAAGGTCACGAAAATAGTGATTATCTATTTACAGAGCAAGGTGCTAGAACTAACGACAAAGCACTAAAAGAAATTTTAGTAATGGTCAAATAAGTTTAACCACTTAAACCAAGAAACCGCCCAAAAGGCGGTTTTTTTGCGTTTTAAAGGACTTTTATATTGTTTTGGTATATCGATAAGGTTTAAATAATAATAACGCCTTAAAACGCCTTAAAATCAATTTATGTACACTTTTGTGTCGGGCGCTCACGCGTGAACCCGAACCGAACCGAATGAACCCGAATAAGTTTATTTGAATGAACCCGAACCGAACCCGAACCGAATGAACCCGAACCCGAACCCGAATAAGTTTATTTGAATGAACCCGAATAATAATCGTATCATATCGTATCATATCGTATCAAAACTAAATAAGTTTATTTAAGATTATTGCAGCAGCAAACCGAATAAGTTTATTTAAGATTATTGCAGCAATACCAAAAATTGTGTTATGTAGAATAATTCTAAATAAGTTTATATAATATGCGTATGCGTATATACAACAGAAAAAAATTTGTTTCAGTTTATACTCTGGCAACAACCAAACTGAAAACCCTTATTTTAAGCCAATTTTGCCGTATTTCGATTATCTCAAAGTTTTTATATCTATATACCTTTGCACCTAAAAAAGTGCCTTAAAACGCTTAAAAATGCGTTTTAGGTATGATTTAAAATAATTTTAAATAAATTTATACAAAAGTTTGTATATTAATATATTTTTGTATATTTGCACTCGTATCAAAGTGGTACAAAAAACCAATTATTAACGTAAATTTTCTTACAAATGAACACACAAAACACTCAAATTCAACAAGTTATGATTGACATCATCAAAGTTTATTCTAAACTGAATGAAAAAACTTTGAATGAACTAATCGAAAAAACCAACGAATATGGTTTAGGTTATTTAAAAATTAATGGTTATAAGTCCGATATTAGCAACGGAACTGAAACAGCAAACCAATTAATTAATATCGGAATGAACTACAAAAAAGCAATCCAAAGAAGTTTAGTAACTTTTGAAAATGTTGATTTGTCAAAAATCGATATTAACGATTATAACTATTCTAATATTATTTTAGATGGTTTAACCTTATCCGAATACAAAAAAGAGGTTAAAGATAGTTTAGAATTGGCACTATCTAAATTGAAAGAAGCACCAATACCAAAAAAGACAAACGACTTTTATTTAAACAAAGTTTTGGTATTTAATTACACTACTTTAAAATTGTCAATAGTGGGTAAAAGCGAAAGTAAAGAAGTTGAAACGAAAGGCGAATTTAAGCCAACGAAAAAAGCACCTTTGACCGTTGCAAAAGAACTAATCAAAAGAGAATGTAAAGCACCAACAAATAGTATGCGACGTTTCAAAGTTGATAACATTACCAACGTGAAATTTTCAGGTAATACTATTGAACTTGAATAGCAATTTTTATAAGGGACTTTTTTAAGTCCCTTATTTATTTTAATTCTAAATAAAAGTTATTAACATTAAGTTGTTAATAACTTTTTTTGTTTTTGTCAAATGTTAATAACTACATAAATTGTTAATAACTTTATTTGCATATATCATTTATTTGACTTGACCGCAAATAAGACGTTTTAAGCCACGTTTGTCTTATATGGATATAAGATACTTAAAACTGAAAATCGTGCAGCATACCCCTCCCTATACCCCTCCTCCCCCGTTACCGCCCTCCCCCCGTACCCCCATATGTGGGCAGACCACGGCCCATGATGCTGTGTGCGAAATTTTTCCTGGGAAATTTTTTTGGTTTTAAAATAAGAGGTCCTTATATGCATGTTACCGATTTTTTTTTTCATGGGGAAATTTTCGAAATAAAATATTTTGTATGGGTTTTTCAAAAAATTTTTTTTGGGAATTTTTTGGCTTTAAAAAAGGGGATATGGCTTTTTTTATACATGGGTTTATATTTATGTATAAACGGATTAAAATCATGAAAAACATAATTAAAAAATTGCTTAGAGAAAGCCTTTTGGCTGAGGAGAATTACACCAACAACATACGTGAGTTTTTGGACCAAGACCCTAAATCCATGACTGTGGGTACAGCTTATTACACTGCCAGTATGAATTCTTATATGAACAAAACGTATATTGATGAGAATGGTATAAAACAACCTAATCCTATGTATGACAAATTGTTCAAGAACACTCGTTTTATTTTTAGATGGAAAGACACGTATGCCAAGGCTGTTGGCAGAGTAAATTTTGGTCCAGTGGATATTGGTGCTCGTAGTGGTACGTATGAGAAGATTGATGGGTATGAAATGCTTGAGAGTGGAAAGTCTGGTGAGTATTTGCCTATTATCCCTACTGGTTCTGAGGCTTCATATAGTATTTATGACAATGGTCAATGGAGTCATATTGACAAGGATGCTATCAAACAGTATTTAAAACCACCTAGTCCTTCTTTTGGTGCTTCTGGTGTTTCGTTTAGACCTCTTATTGTCAACCGTATATACAAATTAACTGGTGGTGGTAATACGTGGATAAACCCTAACTTTGAATTTAAATACTTAGGTGTAGGAAACTAATGAAAATATTACCATTATATAATCAATTAATAACTGAAGGTTTATCACCTGAAGAGTTTCATGCTACTTATTTGCAGAACATTATAAACATATTGGAAACTGACAAAATTAATTTATCTAGCAATCTTGGAACTCAAGCTGACAAGAAGGGTGATAAATTTTTCTTTTTGTCTTTGTCCAGAACTGGTTCACCTAAATTGGCTTTTGGTCAGCGTGGGTCTACTTTGGCTAGAATTGTTTTTGATGGTAATAAACTAAACAATAATTATAAATCCATCCCTGTTGATTATTGGGGTTTAAAAGGTATGCCTAACGGTGATGCGTTTGAGTATGAGGATAGGCTTGTTACTGACAAGCCAGTTATTGAAAATGCTTCTAGGTATATTCTTAGGATAGATATTGTTACTGATTATACTGAAGCGAATGTTTTTAGAATCAAGAAGGTATTGGCTTTGGGTGAATCTAAAAATATTCCAATCAACGTTTATGGTAGTCCTAATGATATGGTAAAGAAAACCAATCTCATCAACGATAAGATATTATCTATTGGTAACGATTATGAGGAGCGTGATTCTAATTATGAACCCAAGGTAAATCTTATGGATGTTATTGCTGTGTTGATGGTTAAGCCTGAGTATTTTAACGATGGTGGGTATGATAAGTTTATTGATGATTTCAATGAATTTATTGCCACAAGTGGTTTTGAGTATTCTGAAGCTGACAAGGTTTATGAAAGAATGCGTAAGATGTATTATTACAAACAGGATATTGTTAGTTCGTTGTCGGCAGATTTCCACAATTACTTCAAGCGTGGTGTTGGTGGCAAGTTTAGGGATGATGTAAAATTATTGGTTAAGGACATGAGAAAATGGGGTGTTTCAAACATTGGTGATTTGATTGACATCAAGTTGTTTGGGATTAAACCCAAAGGAGTGTTTAAAGATTACACCAAATCATTTTTCTTGTATGAATATGATTATGAAGGTAATTGGGTATTGGCCAAAAATGTTCTATTGGAAAAGACTAGGATTTATTTTAACACTATCAACTATGGTGGTTATTTATCTAGTGATGATATGAATGTATTTTTTGACTATAGACAAGAAGGCAAAAGAATCTACGACTTCATAAATTATTTATTGAATCGTTATACTTTTGAGAAGGTTCAAGAGTTGATATACAAGAGTGGTTTTGATTCTTATGAAAAGATACATAAATTTAAAATTGAGAAGAAATAATTTGTTAGTTTAGATTTTTATTGGTATATTTGTATTCTAAAAATCTATAATATGGCAAAAAAAGTAAAAGAACCTGTGTTTTCTGACCGTGGTGAACCTACGTGGAGATTGTTGACTGAAACTGTTCAACCTTTGCTAAAAGAGTTGATTGAAAACTATCAAAAAGATAAATACAAAGCGAGGGTTTTGTTTTTTAACAAAGGTGGCAACACTAACAACTACACACACACTAGAGAAGTTTTGTTTGAATATCCTAATGGTGATTTCAAAATTTGCAAGTTTACAAAGACCTATGGTATTTCTAAAACTGGTATAATGTACAATCATGAAAAATTAACCAATCAATTTTTATATGTCAAGAAAAAGTTTTATATTAAAAGTGGTAGCAGCTTTACAGTTCCGACACATTCTTATTTAAGATATAACCCCAATGGTTATTCTAAAGAAGCTTTTGTTTTTCTTAAAGAAAGATTTGGATGGATACGAAATATCCTAGAATCCACCAACGGTTACAGTATTTCATTGAACACCATAGTGACTGAGAAGTTATTTAACGAAAAGAAAATACTTAAAAAAATCTTTAAAGCGCCATGGCCCGTTATTGAGCTTATTACCAAACCCAACCCTCAAGAATATTCTTTTTATGACAAGGTAAAAATATGGAAAGAGATGCGTCAGTATCTTATAAACATTGACAGTTTAAAGTCTGAAATCTATAACAGTCATTATTTTATTGATACATGCAAGATGGCCAAGACTCTTAACAAAAGGGTTAATTGTTCATGGAGTCTTAGACGTTTAAAACAAGAACACGATGAATGGGCCAAAGAGATTTCTTATATTGTTTTGGAGACACAACCTTTGACCGATTTAAAAATCAAACAAATATATTCGGATTTTGCTAACTACAGTGGTTATGAAATACTTAAAACCAATCATGATATTGTTCGTGAGGGTATCAAACAACATCATTGTGTTGCTACGTATATTAGCAGTGTTGAAAGAGGTCAATGTGCAATATACAGAGTTGGCGACTATACGTTAGAATTGGTACATGGAACCAACTGGAGAATACCGTTAGAATCTAGACCAAAATACAAAACACTTTACACTGGTCAATTAAGAGGTGTATGTAATCATGACGCTCCTAAAGAGTTAAAAGATGAAGTTGATGGTTGGATAGAAAAGTTTATGGCTGAAAAAGACATGGAAGCTTATGATATAGAAGTTGAAGAGGATGTAACAGATATTTTTGAATTTGACCCTCAATTACCATTCTAAAACAAAAGGGGCTATAGCCCCTTTTTTTTATAACATCATATCTTCTTCTAGCGATTGTTCAGCGTCGTATGCTTTGGCTTTGTAATCATTAAGTATTTCCATAAACGGACTTCTTCTCAACACTTTAAATACTAGATTTTCCATAGAGTATTCACCACCACCTTCTAAGCCGCTGGTTCTATAGTTTTTTATTTTTTTACCTAGAGCTTCTGCTTTTTCGATAGCGCCAAGGTAGTCTTGGTTGTTGTAATCTTTTCTGATTTCTTTTAGTTTTGCAACGAACTTTAGAGCTTTGTTTCTGATTACATTTTTATTGATTTTAAACTCTTCTTTTGATGGTTTTAATATCCACTTGTCATTTTTAACACTATAGACCGCTGTGGCGTGTAATTTGCTTTTAGAGTCTTGTGCGTATATCTCCACTGGGAAATTATGGATTGTGATATTGTGTTTAAGATTCCATAGGTTTTTTTGAGCGTCGAAGAATTTTTGTATTAATTCATCGTTACCTTCTATTTGTCCGAAGTCTAGTACTATGTGTAAATCCACGTCAGAGAATTTTGACCAATTAAAGTTGGCTAGGCTGCCAGTGAACACTATATCTTTGATTTTTACGTTTGATGGTAATTCAAGACCTTCAAAAAAATCTGTAGCTATTGTCAATAGGGTTTCTCTGATGTCTGGGTTTAGTTTATCGTCGGTCCAGAATTCAGGATTTAGTGTAGGTTTTATTTCAAAACTGTTGATTACATCTTGTGGGATTTTTATTTCGCTGTTTATAGTTGCTGGAAGAGCTTTGGCTATTTCTTCGATTTCATCCAATTGATTTGTAATGGGTTTTGAATAATTTTCTATAATGATATTTTTGCGCAAAAATAATTTCATTCTTAATTTTTATTATAAATATTTGCTTTTTTGATTAAAATTACTATATTTGTCAAAAAGAAAAATATGAAAGAAAATTATTTGATTAACGAAACAAATTTTTGTGGCAAGTGTCCTGAGTGTGACCATGATTGGGATGGTGGTTTAAATAGAGATAACAAACCAACTAGTAAACTAGTACGACTTGAAAGTTCCGATGGTGAATCTTGGAATTCTGGTGAAAAGATTCATTATCAATGTCCTAACTGCAATGTTGCGTGGGATTCTGAAACTGGTGAACGTACTGAGAAATTTAAAGGTATGTTGGCTGATGATGCCAAGATGAAAGAGCTAATAGAAACGTTAAGAAAAAGGGCTAACATGTAGCCCTTTTTTATTTTTTAGGTGGTCTTTTGTTTGTAGGTTTTTTGGGTTTAAGCACTGCGGCTATTTTGGCTTTTGGGTGTATTTTCTTTGGAGCATTTGGGTCTTTTTTCTTTTTAACCTTTTTGTATTTTTTAACCTCGAAGATTCTTTCCCCAGTTTCTTTTAATTTAATGTTATAGGGCTCTTCTGATAGCAAACTAAGGTCTAATCCCCATTTATGTTTTGAGCGCGTCTTATGTAGTTTAAATGACTCTACGATGTGTTCTTGGATTTGTTCTGGGGTCCATTTGTTTACTTTTGCCAACTGAGCAAAACAAACTTTTTCTTTTCCGATAGCTATGGCTCGGCCGATGTGTTTTACGCTATGACATGTTGGGCATAATGAAATAAGACCAGCAAGTTTTTGTATGTGGTTTTCGTCATCGTATTCCCATATTTCATGGCATTCTACGTTGTGTCGATATCCTTGTTTTTTACCAGTGTCACCACATATTTCACACACGTTGCCAGCGGCCTCGTATGATAGTCGTCTTATTTTATCCCATTGTTCGGTTGTTAGGGTACTTCTTACGTTGCTATAATGGCAAGTTGTTGGAACTAGTTCTACTAGTAATTTTGGTTTAGATTTTGCACACATGAAAGTATTTTTTGAAATCTTTTCTTTTTATTAGGTAACCGTGTGTTTCGCTGCCGATATCACCAGCGTTCATGAATTTTGGGAAATCATTGGTATTAATAAGTTGTTTTAGAGTTTCTGATTTGATAAACCACAATTCATCAAAGTATAGAAAATAAGTTACAAACCAATCAGCTTGTGTAACGCTAATACCTGATGCTTTGCCTCTTGATTCATACTCAACAAATATATTCCCAGTATCAAATAATGGTGCACATTTTACGTCAGTTTTAACTTCGTAGGTTACTTCTTTATTATTTTTTAACATTTTAATGTCATAGCGATTATCATCGTTTGAATCCACAAATGATAACCCTTTGGTTGTTAGGTATTCAACGAGACTTTGTTCGCCTTCGTTGCCTAATATAAGGTCTGTTTTAAAGTTTAAATTTGCCATGTATAAATATAACGAATTAAACTAAATTAATCAATACCTACAACCCAAAAAATTCGTCCAAAACGTTTTCGGCTGTTTCATAATCCATATCGAAAACGATTTTTAATGAATAATTAAGATGTACTTTTATTTTTTTATAGACGTTTTTATCGTTAAGATAAAAAATAAAACCACCGTCAGTTACGATTGCGCGCTTGAACCTATCTTTGTCTTTCATCCTTAAAACTGGATAGTTTTTTTTAAGGAAGTTTAGCGCCATGTCGGTATCTTTTTGTGTTAGCATAATTTTTTTATTATAAATATTTTGTAGTTTGGATAATTATTCGTATCTTTGCAAAAATAAGTTGAAATGAAACTCAATAATTATATTTATTTGACAATATGTGAAGAATCGTTTAAACTATTTGGTAAAACAAATTTTTCGACATATCACAATTATTGTAAAAGTTTTTATCTATCTATGACTACTGGTGATTTAAGTTTAAGGGAAAAGGGTGATTTGATTAACCTTTTGAATGTTTTGGATTTAATTTATGGGTTAGACGATAAAACTGGTTTTAAATATATAATTGAGTTTTTTGGATGTGATAAGATTAATGAGTTTGAATTGTATGTTAGACAGATGAAGGATTGTTTTCCGTTAGCGTTCAATTAATATAAGGGTTTGACACGTATTTTACCATTTTTATAGTCTTCTTTTTTAATATCTAGATATTCTACAAGAAGTTCTTTTAAATAAACAACTGTATATGGTGGACAAAAAATATCCTTTAATAGAGCTAACCCTTTGTTAACGGCTGCTGTTTGGCTTCGTTCTTGTCCGCAAACATATAAATAAACCACTGGATGGTCGTTTTGAAACTCATTGGTTAAAAAATTATAAATAATTCTTGTATCTGACATTGATATTTTGGGTTATGTTTAGTATATTTATAATTATAACAATAAAAAAAAATTAAGTAAATGGCATTAGAAGTAAATGGCGGGAACATCGAGGATGTTTTAAATGAAAAATCGGTAACAGTATTAGATTTCTGGGCACCTTGGTGTGGTCCGTGTAGAATGTTGGTACCAGTAATAGACACATTATCTACAGAATATGAAGGTAAAGATGTTACGATAGCAAAAGTTAACGTTGAAGAAAATCAGGAATTGGCGGCAAAATATGCTGTTAGAGGTATTCCAACAGTTCTTATTTTCAAAGACGGAGAAGTAGTGGAAAGAAAAGTGGGTGTGGAACCTAAAGGAAATTATGAAACAGCAATTAATGCTTTGTTAAATTAAGTATTATTTTAGGTTTTTAGAAAGAAAAGGTCCACATTGTGGGCCTTTTTTTATTAGTTAGATATTTATAGTTATGAGTACAAAATTAATTATAACAGAAGCACAATACAACAGACTACAGCAACGTTTGGTGGAAACCGCGTTCACTAGTATGGTTAAAAGGATGAAAGAAGATTTGGATGCAAACTACTCACCAACTGAGAACTATGTTCGCGAAGGTGGTGAATATGATGCTATGCCAATGTTCAAAGTAAATTTAGATGAAGAACTTATATCTCCAAGAGCATTGTATGAGTATATGAAAAACAAATACAATATGGGTGAAGAATTCACTCAACAAGTAATCAGAGATTGGGTTGATGGGACAATAACCGACAACTTTATGTTATCTAAAAACGTACCACTTAAATAACATGTTGTATGGACCTGAAGAAAAAAATACGTAAAGTTCTAAGAGAAAACTATGGGAACTTTGATTCGTACCTAGAACATAAGTATGAAGACGTATTAATTGAAAATTTAGCTTCAGGAACGACTAAAATTAGACAAGCTTGGGTAACTTATAACCAAGTAATTTTAGAGCTTAAAAACACTTTAAAAAACATGCTTAAAGTCAAAGAACTTCAATATAAACTAACTGAAGAATCTGACCCTAACGATGTTTGCATAGAAGTTATATCCGACATCAAAGATAAATCACCTGAGCTTCAAAGACTTTACGAAAAGATAAAAAATTTATAAATATTTTTTATTGTTATATGTCTGATTACCAGTAAATAAAAGACTTATTTAACAAAAATTAATATCCAATCTGACGAATCGTGATATTTATCATTAAATAACGATTGATTAAAATTTACTGATTATGGATGTTAAAAAATTTCTTTTAAAAGATAATAAAACAAGAAAAACAACCTTAGATAAAGCGTATTACAAACACATAAATTGCATGTTAGATACGTTAAATGAGGACGAAGAAATGAGATGGGACACATATAATTTAATCGTAGAAAATTTAGTCAAGCAAGGTGGGAAAAACGTTTTACAAGAAATTAAATATAGAATTACAGATGGCGAGAATCCAAGTGAAGTGATTTTAGACATAGCTAACAGAGAGTCAGACAATTTAGATGGAATGGTTTGGTTTTTGAAAAAAAGACTTGAAGAGTACTTAGAAGAAGATTTTTTTAAAAGATTCTTATAAAAGCTATTGCCTTATTCATTTTATTTTTGTATCTTTGTACATAAAACAAGTTTATGAAAGAAAACAGTATTACAGACAGAATTGTATTTTTAGCGGAACTATTCGACGTGTTCGAATGCACTGAAGAAATATCAGTAGATGCAAAGCTTGCAGCGATTAATGCTGAGGGTTATGACGCTGACATTGTATCAAACGGTTATGGGATATTGGCAATTGTTTCTAGCAAAGGTAACGAAAAAGAAAGAACACTAAAAAGAATTAGTGTTTGTTCTGAAGTGTTTAGTGAAATGATAGCTGCTGACCCAACTGAAAATAAAATCTATTTGCAATGGATGTTGAATTTATTTTCTCGTTTGTTAAAGAGCGACAAACCTAATTCAAGAGATATGGCGGTTCGTTTTGTTACTGAGGATTTACCACAAGCCAATAAATATTTGACGTTGTTTGAAGATAACAAACGAAAAAGAAAATTTAAAGATTTGTGTTTGGCCAGTTATAGTCTTAAAGGAATTGGTGACCCAACGAACATCAACCAATATAAATCCTTGTCACAATTATTTGATGCTGTTGACCCATTTATTGAAAAAGACACGTCGGCCATTGAGCGAACGTTGCAAAAATTTGTTGATGCTGGGCAAGCCATCATACCAGTTAGGGATAGAAAGTTTACGCTGTATATTCCTAAAACAACTGAAGCTAGTGTAGTTTTTGACAAATTTGCAAACTGGTGTACCGCCAGAGTAGGTAACGGTATGTTTAAATCGTATACTGAAGGTCACAGAAAACCTAACGGGAAGAAATCAGATATTTATATCATAATTCCTAATCAGTTTTTTGAGGGTAAAACCAAAGATTTATTTCAGATTCATTTTGAAACCAATCAGTTGAAAGACAGACAAAATGGTCAGAACGTTAGCATTTTTGAAAATGTGATTAGTGAGAGTGAAGGTATCACCAACTATTTCCATGACGAGTTGTTGGAAATGGCAAAAGGATATAAAGGTGGTATTGATTCGAACAGATATTTGGATTACTTGATGCAATTTGGTTTTGCTGAAAGTTTATTTGAATTATTAGATGAAAAGTTACCTACTATTAGGTTTATGGCTAAAGAGATTAGAAAACTGCCTAATATTAGCAAGTTTAAAAAACTTGACCAACTTATCATCACCAATGCAAAATTGGGTGAAATACATCCGTCTATAGGTAATTTAGCTACGTTGAATATGTTGGTATTGACCAACAACCAACTTAAAGTGTTACCTAAAGAAATAGGTTATTTAAAAAATTTAGAGTTTTTGAACATCAAAGGCAACAAAGATATTGAGATTCCAGAAGAAATAACCATGCTTGATAAAAGTAATGGTGGGTCGTTATTTAGAATTGTCGTTAATGTAGAAGACATAGGAGAAACAAAGTATAGCAAATTAAAGGAGTTGTTACCAACAACCAACTTTAATTAAAAATATAAGGCTCCTGTTGTGGGAGCCTTTTTTATTACGTATAACACAAAAAAACAAATGTTATGAAATGGATTAGAAACAACAAGGTAATCGAAGAAGATTTAGTAGATTACTTGCAAAATTTGTTCGATGAACAAATGGAAAAAAACCGTACACTTAAAGTATCTATTGGTACTGACTCACAAAAAATCAAAGGCACACTTTATAAGTTTGCTACGGTAATTCTTATTACCGCAACTGAAGATTTAGGTGGTGGTGTTATCTGGGGCCGTGGTGGTATGATAGTATCAGCTACTTACAATCATGATTTCATGAAAAAAGATTCTGACGGTAGAAAAAGAGACAAGGAATTGGTTAACGAGAGAATGGTATTCGAGGTAGGTAAATCTATCGAGGTAGCAACTCAAATTGCTGAGTTGTTAGATGTATATGAAATTCCATTGGAAATTCACGCAGACATCAACCCAAGTCCAAAACATGACTCTAATAAAGCTTTACAATCAGCTGTTGGATACATTCTAGGTATGGGTTACGAATTCAAAATAAAACCTGAAGCATGGGCTGCTTCAACAGCTGCTGATAGAAAATGTTAATGTATGAGTAATAGTTTTAAAGTAAGTTATTTAACCACCCTACCAAAGGTTGCAAACGCTCCTAGGGTCACAATCCAAGGGGATGATATAAAAACCTATAGGGTGGAATTTAACAAAAAATTAGACAACGGTTTGTTGATTAAAATAGCTGAAGGTTATTGTAAAACCAACGAAACAATTGAAAGTAATATTCGACAATGGTATACTGATTGGTTAATACGAATCTTTGATGAAAACGATAAAATTGTTTTTGAAGATGAATTTGACCCGTATCATAAAGTCGTGTTCATAAAAATAGATGCGTATGCGTTGGGTGATACTATTGCGTGGATTCCTTATGTAGAAGATTTTAGATGTAAACATGAATGTACTGTTATTTGTTCAACGTTTCATAATCATTTGTTGGTTGATTCATATCCTAACATATTGTTTGTGGCACCGAATACACCCATAGCCAACGTGTACGCGCAATACTATGTTGGTGCGGCCAATGATGATTCTTTGATTTATTCACCAATAAAAACCAACGAACATCCGTTACAACGAGTTGCCAGTGAATGTTTAGGATTAACACCCATGGAATTTAGACCAGATTTATCTGAGTTATGTAAATATGAACCTAGAAGAATAGTTCGTAAGTACGTTACGTTATCAGAGTTTGGTAGTCATCCAGAAAAACATTGGAGAGCTGAAAACGGATGGCAAACAGTTGTTGATTTTTTAATTGATAATGACTATGAAGTATTGACAATATCCAAGGAAAAAAGTAATTTGAAAGGTGTTATCGATATGTCTGGTGAAGCAGATTTAAAGAAAGTTGCTGGTTTAATCAAACATGCAGAATTTCACATGGGTGTAAGTTCTGGGTTGTCTTGGTTAGCGTGGGGAGTTGGTACTCATGTAGTTATGGTTAGTGATTCAACACCTAGGTTTCATGAATTCGAATCAGACATTACTAGAATATCTGCGAATGATTTACAGTCGATAGATTACGGTGAAGTTGAGATTACTGGTATTGAAGAAGTGTTAAATAAAATAAAAGGTTTAATAAATTAAAAATCTTTGTTGTTTTTTTAAATATTTATAAGTATATTTGTAAAAAGATTTAACCTATGGAAAGATTTGCATTAAAAACAAAATGTGGTGAAATAATTAACACTATACCAGCTAAAACATTAGATGACGCAGCTGAATTATTTGCTAAAATTAAAAGTTTAACAACCGAAGCGTTGTTAGAAATTTACAATGTAGATATTTTTATTAGATAAAAATTGGTTTTTTGGTATGTTTGATATATTTATTTATAAATAAGATTTTAATAAAAACTTAAAGACATGTCAAACTTAACTAAAAAAACAGTTAAAATCAAAGAATCTCACCTTGTTGATTTAATCGACAACATTGTAAATGAAGCAGTTGCAGTAAAAAAACAAGAATGGCTTAATGAGCAAGCTCAGAAAAGTAAAAAAGCTAACTCTCTATTTGAAAACAGAATTGCTGCATTAGAGAAAAAATTGTTACAATTAACTGAAGGTAGAAAGTAATTTCGAACTAGAAAATATTAAAGGCTAAGGTGGTTATTCAATCACCTTAGTCTTTTATTTTTTTATGATAACGAGATATTTATTTATAAATGTTTCATTTCATGGAAAAACTAACAAAAGAGACCACACCTCTTACTTCAAGTGTGGAACGTGATGATTTTATTGCTGCTAGTGAAAAAGCGTTTGATTGCGCTTTTGACGGTACTTCAAAATTTTATCCATGGCAATTGCCAGCTAGTATTCCTAAAAAATTTAAACTAGGTGTTATTGTTGGTTCTAGTGGTTCTGGTAAATCAACACTTTTAAAAAACTTTGGAATTGAAGAAACCCCACAATGGGACCCAAATAAATCTATAGTATCACATTTTGATGAACCAGATGAAGCCATAAATAAATTAGGTAGTGTCGGGTTGAATTCTGTACCTTCATGGTACAAACCTTACAATGTGTTATCTAACGGAGAAAAGTTTAGAGCTGATTTAGCGCGTAAAATTAAAACTGGTGCTGTCATTGATGAGTTTAGTAGTGTGGTTGATAGAGCTGTGGCTAAAGCGGCCAGTGTATCGTTATCTAGGTATATCAAAAATAACGAAATTGAAAATGTGGTTATATCAACATGCCACCGTGATATATTGAATTGGTTGGAACCTGATTGGGTTATTGATACGGACACAGGAGAACTGATGGACGGTTTTTTTTTGCCCGCCCACAAATCAAACTTGACATATATCGCACAAACTATGATAGTTGGGGAATGTTTAAAGACCACCATTATTTAGATGGAAATGTGAATAAAGCGGCCAGATGCTATGTTGGTGTATGGGAAGGACATGTTGTGGCGTTTGGGGCTGCTATAACTATGCCTAGTGGTACGTTAAAAAACGCGTGGAGAGGGCATAGAACAGTTATATTGCCAGATTTTCAAGGTATGGGTATTGGTGTTAGATTTTCTGATGCTATCGCTCAAATACACATAGATGAAGGTCATAGGTATTTTTCAAGAACCGCACACCCTAGGATGGGATATTACCGAGAACATTCTGATTTATGGGTTGCCACTAGCAAAAATAAAAAATTAAGAAAAGATGTGTCTGTTAAAAATATGTTCAAAGAACATTATTTTGATAACAAGAGAATTTGTTTCAGTCATGAATACACAGGAAAAAAATAAGGGCCAATCGGCCCTTAATTATTTATTCTACATTACCAGTTATTGTAACAACACACATAACCATTCCGTTTTCAACTTTTGCTGTTTTAACTTTCATCACTTTAACATTTACAATAGCACCAGAAGCCAAACCTAATTTTTCTAGTATTTGATTCTTGGCTTTAGTTATAGCCAGTTCTTTTGCAAACTCAGCATTTGGACCAGATGTTTGAGCTGTTGATGTATAAGAACCGTCATCATTTCTAATAACACCAAGTTTATAGTCAGCACGTTCAATCGGTGATTTTGGTGTGTTTGCACTCATATTTGGTGACATCATGGTACTAGCAGCCATAGCAGCAGTACCTAATGCTCTACTAAATCTTCCTTCCTCTAATTCTTCACGTAGAAGGCGTTTAATTAATATTTTGTTGTTCTCGTTCATTTCAGTTGTTTTTGTTTCTTTTGTTATTTCCTCATAAGGTATTACGCTTATAACCCAATCCAAGTTACCTATTTTACCTCTTTTTATTTCTTTAAAAAATGGATTTTTATCTTTTATATTTTTTAAACGATTATCTAAATTATTAGAATCATCAAATAATAAAGAAATTTTATGTATCCCAACATTACCAGTTTTATATGATATTTTATAATTTTTAATATCTACTTTAATAGAATTAATATCAATATAAATATCTTTTGTTTCTGTATTTAATTTGTCTCTTAAATTATTAATATCAGAACCAGTGATTTGTTGTATATCTTGATTATTTGTCATATTTTTATCATCGGAAGAAACAAAGAAACTTTGTTTATAAGCTATGACATTATTATTTAATTTAAACGAAATTTCAACTGAATCACCAACTTGTTTAGCAACCCCGCCATAATAATTTTCTAATCGATTAATTAACCCATTTATTTGGTTATCATGTCTTTGAACATAATTAGAACCAATAGAGCCTCTAGTTGTAAAATGTGTATATGCTATTCCATCTAAAGATTGAACAATATCACAAGACGCTTTGGTAACAATTTTATCACCTTGTACATATGTTCTTACTTGTATGTTAGATACATCTGGTTTATTACCATTTTTTACTTGATTTTTTAATTCGTCTTCAACTCTTTTTGCAAAATCATCTTGTAATCTATTTGAACCTAAAATACCATGAACTAAATCTAAATCTGGGTTAGATAACGGTTGAGAATCTATAATATTTACTTTAGCTAAAACTTTTTGTGTTTGTGTTTGGCTCATTGGCGTTATGTTTGAACCTTTAGCTATTTGAGGGTTACCCATTAAACTTAGACCTAATGAGGCTGCTGCTATAGAACTTTTAATACCTTCATTAGTTTTTTCTTTATCATTTTCCCATTTTTTATTCGCACTTTTTTCCATTTTTTCTAGTCTATCGTAATAGTCTGGAAATTCAGATATGTGGTCGGTTGCTATTTCTATAGCTTTTTCTTTATCTGAGGTGTGTTCACTTTCAACTTTGGCGCCTTTTTTAATTTGAGATTCAATATCTGAAACTGAAACTTTAAATTTTTTAGCGATATCAGCTAGTGTTAGTTTATCAGATTTACCACCTTTGATTGTATTTTTCATAATATATTTATTTTATTGTTTTCTCAAATCAAATTTGAAATTAATAACTGCTAACAAAGCTGTGCAAACAGTTGTTACTGCTACCATTATATCAAACGCTAAAGTTAGTTTTAATGATGCGGCTTCTTTACCTATGTTGGTTATCCAATTTATTATTTGTTTTATATCACCATTTTGAATTATTGTTTCTTTAAAATTTTTAAATAATTGAAGCAACCCTTGAACCCCAGTGAAAAGTACTGCACCATCTTTAATAAACTGAATACCTAATTTAATTATTTTATCAAATACGTTTATTTTAATGTAAGTCATTAAACATGCAAGACCAAATTTAGCTATAAAACCTGTCCAACCGTTACCGTTTATTTCGTCAGTGACAATTCTTTTTAATTTGTTTAACATGTTTACCATTCCTTCGGTAAAATTAACTATATTAGGCAATTTTTCGGTTATATATGTAATTACAGATTGAGCATCATTTGTTAAATCTGTACATATTTTATTTAACCCTCTATTGGCTTTAGTCATATTTTCTGGTGATAAAATTAAATTTTTAAATAATATTACAATATCTTTAGTCGATTTAACTGCATCAATAGCTTTTACAACATATTCTTTACCTTTTTCAATCTGACCAACTAAATAGCTGTTAGCTGATTGTAAAACACCTTGTATTGATAAAGCTTCGTCAATTATTTGTTTTCTAAGTTCAAAAGAATAATACTCAAACAACGGTGTTTGGATACCCAAAACATGTTTTACATATTCACTATTTTCTATCAATAACATAGTCTGCTCATTCAATAGCATTTTTCTATCGTTTAAGGCAATTTCTTCTCTTAATAGTGTTCTAGTATTATTCATAAATTTCAGGGTGTATACGTCCCCATTTTCTTATTATTACACCAGCTGTTGCGTTGGCTTCATTTTCTATATCACTTCCGTCTTCACCATCTTTACTTGCATCTGTTATTCTTCCTTCTAGATTTTGTTTGTGGTGTGTTAATTCATGAGCTATTGAACGACATACATCTATAATAGCTCTATTTTTAACATATATCTTCATACGTTTTTCACCGTTGTTGTAATATGCGGTTGTTCTAAGGTCTGGTGTTCTTTCAAAAGCCAATTCAACTTTAATATCATCATCAATATCCAAATATTTTTTAGCAAAATTAACGAAATCAGCAACATCCAAAATATCTTCTTTATGTTTGGTTAGCAAACGTTCGTTAATATTTTCTTTTTTTGGTGTGTTATCATGACCACATTTATGACAAACGTACAAATCTTTTTTATCCGATTCAGATTCTTTCCAATGCCAATCACATTTTTTACATGTGATTGTTTTATCAATGGCTTCTCGCAATAATTGTTTTATCATTTGTTTCATAACAATAAATATTCTCTAAAACAAAAAAACCCACTTTCGTGGGTTTTATATTATTTTTTTGTTTTGGGTGTTTTTGGTTGTTTTACAATCAATGTATCGTTATCTTTATCATAAACGATGTTGATGGTTTGTCCTTCGACAATATGGTCAGCCAAAATTTCATCAGCTACCGTATCTTCTACATAATGTTGAAGGGTTCTGGTAAGAGGTCTAGCTCCGTATTCTTCATCATAGCCATGTTCTGCCAAGAAATCCAACGCTGCTTGTTCAATGCTTAAATCGTAACCCATTTCAACAACTCTTTTTCTAAGTTTTTCAAACTCAACGTTGATGATTTCGTGGATATCTTCGCGTTTAAGGCTGTTGAAGATAATCGCTTCATCGATACGGTTTAAGAACTCTGGTTTGAATTTCTTTTTAAGGGCTTTTTCGATAATGGCGCGCGCTTTGTTTTCTTCGTTTAACATTCCGTTTGGTGTTTCAAGACCCATTGTTTTACCAAATGAGTTAGCTTCTTTAACACCGATGTTAGATGTCATGATGATAAGAGCATTTTTGAAATTAACTTTACGACCTAAACCGTCAGTCAAGTGACCTTCATCTAACATTTGTAACAATAAGTTGAATACGTCTTCATGAGCTTTTTCAATCTCATCAAACAATACAACACAATGTGGTTTTCTACGAACTTTCTCAGTCAATTGACCACCTTGTTCGTACCCAACATATCCAGGAGGTGGACCAACCAATCTCGACACAGAGAATTTCTCCATATACTCAGACATATCAATTCTAAACAATGAATCAGCGTCACCAAACACTTCTTCTGCTAACAATTTAGCCAAAAGAGTTTTACCAACTCCTGTAGGACCTAAAAAGATGAACGAACCAACTGGTTTGTTTTTATCTTTGATACCGATACGGTTACGTTTGATAGCTTTAACTACTTTAGATACAGCTACGTCTTGACCTATAACTTTACCCATAAGAGCTTTGTCCATGTTAAGTAATTTTTTGGTTTCTTGTGTTGAAATTTTATTAAGAGGAATTCCAGTCATCATAGAAACAACTTCTGAAATCAAATCAACACCAACTTCCGTAATGTTAGACTCTAAATCTTCTTGCCATTTAGCATTGGCTTCTTTTAATTTGTCATCTAATTCTTTTTCTTTATCTCTTAATTTAGCCGCCTCTTCGTATTGTTGTTTTTTAACAACTTCATTTTTTTGAACTTGGATTTCACTGATTTGAGATTCTAAAGTTTTGATATTTTCTGGTTTTTCAACACTAACGTTTGTGGTGGCACCAGCTTCATCCAATACATCGATAGCTTTGTCTGGCATGGCTCTATCCATTATGTATCTAGAAGATAGTTTAACACACTCGTCAATAGCTTCTTCAGTATATTTTACTCTGTGATGTTTTTCATATTTTTCTTTGATGTTCATCAAAATAGTTTTGGTTTGCTCTAGAGTAGGTTCCTCAACAAGAACTTGTTGGAAACGTCTAGTAAGTGCACCATCTTTTTCAATGTTTTCGCGGTATTCATCTAGTGTTGTAGCACCGATGATTTGTATTTCGCCTCTGGCTAAAGCTGGTTTGAAAATGTTACTAGCATCCAACGAACCTGATGAATTTCCAGCACCAACAATTGTGTGTAATTCGTCTATGAACAATACGATATCTGGATTGGTTTTACATTCTTCCAACACAGCTTTCATTCGTTCTTCAAACTGGCCTCTATATTTTGTACCAGCAACGATGCTAGCCAAATCCAAGGTAAATATTTTTTTACCACTAAGTGTTCTAGGTGCGTTACCTTCATAGATAAGCTGTGCGAGTCCTTCTACGATGGCTGTTTTACCAACACCTGGTTCTCCGATAAGGACTGGGTTATTTTTCTTTCTACGTGAAAGTATTTGTGAAACCCTTTTGATTTCAACTTCACGACCAACCACTGGGTCTATTTCTCCTTTTTCTACAGCTTTGGATACGTCTCTACAGAAGTTATCCAATACTGGTGTTTTTGATTTAGAGTCGTTTACTCTGTTAGGTTTTTTTCTAAAACTGTCGTTTTCTTCGTGGTCATCACCACCAAATGCGCTGTTTTTTGCATCGTAATTTTCCATATCTTTTAAGGTTTTTTTAAAACGGTTATACGTTATACCACTTTTAGATAACAATTCATTTATCGGTAGCTTTGCTGCTAAAATACCTAGCATAACATGTGTTGTATCAATCATATTATGATTTAACTTTTCACATTCTTTATCAAGGCTTTTGATAATTGCTTTTGTTTCATCTGAAAATGGTAACGTTTTTCTACTTGTGTTTGCAACTCTTGGAGTTAAATCGCTTTGTCTTAAATAATCAGAGACTTTATCATACAAGTCAAAGGTATCTACTTTCATTTGATTTAAAAGTCTAGTACATTCATTATCGTTATCAATCATCATTGATAGGATAATATGTTCAGGTCTTATTTTAGTATCATCGAAACTTTTAGCTTCTTTGATAGCTTGATTCATAATTATTTTAACTTTAGGATAAATTTCTCTGTTCATAGTAAACGGGTTAATTTTATTTTTAGCAAAGATACTAATTTATTTTTAATAATGCAATATTGATTTATTAGATAAATATTCGTATATTTGTACAAACTATATAATGACATGGCAAATACAGCACCTAAATTTAGCAAAGTTGAACTTCTGCTTAAAGATTCGGTAATTACCAAGGGTTTACCTTCGGTCACAAGATTAGAATATTTGGATTGTGGTCTTATGATTACTGGTGATTATATCATCGTAATAGTTGATGAACGAGATGACATCAACAATTCGCTAACTAGCACTGGGAAAATATATCCAATGAAAGATATTGTTTCCTATAAAACACACGCACAATAACATTTTATTAATACAAAAAGAATGATTTTAAAAAAACAAACAAAAGACAATTTGGTTAAAGCAATCTACGCATCTTCTAATATTTGCGCTTCAACCTACGACACTCAAACCAAAGATTTGGTTATTATTTTTAACAACGGTGGGCAGTACAAGTACCCTAATGTTTCTGAGACAGATTATACCAGATTTGAAATAGCAGACAGTCAAGGTGTTATTTTCAACTCTCATATCAAAAAATATGATTTTCAAAAGTTAGACAAGGTTGACACAGCAGCTATCATCAAAGAAGTTAACGAGTTAAAAGACGCTGACAAACAAATCAAACTAAATCATTACACCAAAGAAATGATTGCAAAAATGCAAGCTGTAATTGCTTACTATGAAACAACTGATAGTATCGACCCAGCATTGTACACCAAGCTAAAATCAACCATGGGTGATTACGAGAACATAACAGCTTCTGCTGGTGCCAGTGTAGTAACTGACTAATTATGTTAATTACAAATAAAACAACAGTAAAGGACGTCGAAGGATGTCCTTTTATTGGTGTTGTTGATATGCCGTTGTTTATGCATTTTGACTTAGATGATGTCCCACTTTATGACCCAATTAGTTTCGAAAGAGTTTCTAAAAGAACTATGACGTCTAAACCTATAAATGTGACGGTTTTTAGAGGAAACTACAGAGATTTGGCTGAAAACACTAGATGCAAAGGTGGTATGGTTTATTTCTTACCAACCGATGATGGTAAGATAGTCCACAAAGATTCAGATGGTGAATATGTGCGCATGGCTCAAGTCAAACTGACCAACTATCATTTTAACCAAAAGGTTTATGAGTCTGCTAGAAAAGTTTATGAACCAGAAGTTGAAATATTGCAAAAAAATTACAAATACATTTTAATTAGAAGATAATGAAAAACAAAGACTACAAACGATTAGGTTTATTAAACTTTGAAGGTGATGTACTTAAAGCGTATCACATTCCAACAGCTAATATTTTTCTAATAGCTGATGACCAAGGTCATATTGTAGAATCATGCACCAAGAAAGAACTTATTGAGTTTTTTGAAGGTACAAAAGAAATTACAACTAGCTACGGTAAAACGTATAATTTTACCAAAGAACACGAAAACGCTAAACCAAGTTTAGAACAAATAGACGAATATTTAAAATTACAAAAAGACGAATAAATTAAAAACATGGGAAAAACAAGAGTAATATCAGCATTAAAAGCGCAAGCGCTAGCTGATAAAGAAAAAGCATTAATGTCTTTAGACTTATTAGAAAACCAAGGTGTAGGTATAGGTGACCACACTGCTAACGATTTTTTAGCAGACGCTACAGAATCACTACGACTTTTAGCTGACGCTGAAGATAGGTTAGAAATAATTAACAAATATTTCGATGGAGAAAAATAAAGTAGACATGATTGATGATGGGTTATGGGACCATTACAGTGGATTACCAAACCCATTGTGGTATCAACACATACAAGAATCAAAGGATGAAGAAGAAGATACAAATGATAGCGCTGATACTACAGTTACTACTGGATAAAATAAAACGAAAAAGAAAAAGCATATGGGATTTATAAACAACCTAGATAAAGATTACACAGACCTTCTTCAAGACATTCTTGATAACGGTACTACTAAAAGTGATAGAACTGGTACGGGTACCATTAGCGTATTCGGAAGACAAATACGTCACAATATGAAAGATGGGTTTCCTCTCTTGACTACAAAGAAAATGCCATTCAAAACAATCGTAACCGAATTGCTTTGGTTCTTACGAGGTGATACCAATATTAAGTTTTTGGTTGATAATAATTGTCATATTTGGGATGGTGATGCAGCAAAGAAGTATATTGAAAAAACTTATACTCAAGATTGGAGAAGTAAATGTAAAGACCCTGAAAAAGCTTATAAACTACTAGTTGACCAATTTATTGAAAATATAAAAAACTCACCTGAATTTGCTGCTGAACATGGTAATTTAGGTCCTGTGTATGGTGCACAATGGAGAAATTGGAAATCGGCATCATTAGAAGAACAATGGGGTTATGGTGAAATTGATGGACACCCAATTGGTGGAAAACAGTATAGTAAGTTTAATACTAATGTTCATATAGACCAAATCCAAAACCTAATCAACGACCTTAAAACAAATCCAGATTCTCGTAGACTAATGGTAAATGCTTGGAATGTAGGTGAATTAGACCAAATGGTTCTTCCACCTTGTCATTATGGATTTCAAGTTTATACAAGAGAGTTGAGTATGGAAGAGAGACAAAGGCTATGTGCGGTATTTACTGAAGATTCTTATGGTATAAATGGTGAATTAAGGTCTCCGATTACAATAGATTGGGAAAAAACCCCTAAACGAGCAATCTCTTTAATGTGGAATCAACGTTCAGTAGACACATTCTTAGGTTTACCATTCAACATTGCTTCTTATGGATTGTTATTAGAAATAATTGCAAAATCAGTCAACATGGTTCCAGACCAATTGATTGGTAATTTGGGTGATGTTCATTTATATTCAAACCATATTGAACAAGCTAAAGAGCAAATTGGTAGAGAACCTATGGGGTTGCCTAAAGTAAACATTAACACAGAATTCTGGCCAACACAAAATGGTTCGTGTGGGGAAGGTCCGTTGGACGCCACAGCTGTTTTTGAAGGGTTTAAAAACGATGATTTTTGTAGATGTCTGTTGGAAGAAGATATACAACTAAGTAATTATCAATCACATCCAGCAATTAAAGCACCTTTAAGTAACTAAATTATGTTAGAGTTCCAAAATCCAATACCAGTAATTGTAGAAGGTGACAAAGAAGGTTACGCGATATACGTGACTAACGGTGGCCAATTTGAAAATGACATCTGGTGTGTTGCCCTTTGTAATGGTGGTCATGTTAGACATTATTTTTCAAACCAAATTAAAATATATAAAAACGAAACATTAGGGATAACAAAAGATGAATCATAAAGAATATTATGAATTATTAAAAGATTTAAAATATAGTGGTTGGATATTATTAATCCAAACAATATTAGCTATAGGATTTTTGATTTTTGTGGTGACATCGCTTGATAATAACCATGAGACTGTTGATAAAAATAATAAAATAAATAAAACAATAAAAAATGAATGATATTAAAATAGTACATTTAAAAAGCAATGGTCAAAAACTAGAAACATGGATTGCTATGATTAACGGTGAAATTGTTGGTCATATTTACATGGAAAGGGAAGAAAATAAAAAGATTAAATTCTTAGACGCATGGGTTCATGACGACCATAGACGCAAAGGTATATTCCGTATGTTATGGGATACAAGATGGGAATATGTTAAAACAAAATATTCAAATTGGTTGGTATATGCATGGTGTAAACCAGCATCATTACCTTTGCTATTAGAGAAAGGGTTTGTATCTGGAGAAATTTGTACTTATGTTGAAAAAATTGTAGAATAAATTATATTAACCATGAAGTGTTATATTTATTAATAAATTAACATCATGTTTGAAATCATTAAAAACCTTAAACCAACTCACAGATTGCAAGCTTTTTTGTTCGCGGCTTTCTTGTCTACTGCGTCGGCAGTGTTGACTGTTTATCTAAAAACTGATGATTGTAATGGTTTAGCTGCTCAATATCAGGTCCTTGTAAAAAATTACACTGAAACAATGTCAATAAACAATACTCTAATAGAATCCAATAATAATAAAGATAGGGATATGATTGCTATTAAAAACTTGTTAGAGGAAATGGCTAAGATTAAACCAGAAACAACTACAAAAACGACTGTTAGGTCAAACGAAAGAGTTTATGCTGTTGTCAGAGATGAAAGGTCTAACGGTATGGGTAGTGGTAGTGATAGCAGTGTTGTTGCGCATGCTATGATTAGACAAACACCAAAAGAGAAAATAATTGAAACTAAAACGACGATAACAAAAGTCCCTGAAAAACAAAAACAATTAATTGATTCGATACAAAACATATTGAAAGATTATAAAGATAAATAAATAAAAGCTCTGTTATAGAGCTTTTTTTGTTTTTTACGCGATATTTATTGTTAAACCAAGTAAATTATGCCTTTTAATAATAATATTAACAATTTTATAGTTCCAGCTCAAGATGCATTTCTATACCAATTAGTTTATAACCAAGTATACGGTGGTCTTACTGGTTGTACTGTTAACATAAATGGTACAACTGTTCAAATGGGTCCAAATTCGACTATTGATATTATAGTTAAGTCAATAAGTGGTGGAACTGGGTGTTCAGTATCTGGTGATAGACCATATGTTTTTGGTGATTCACTACAATACAAATATGTCCCTCAAACCTTTGTGAGTGTTTGGGACACTTCTAGAACTAGCACTGGTAGTAGCACTGCTACACAAATTAGATTACCGTTGAATTCTGCTGGTAGTTATAACTTTATTGTTGATTGGGGTGATGGAAGCACTGATAGAATTACCACGTGGAATCAAGCTGAAACAACTCACACATACGCAAGTGCTGGTGTTTATCAGTTGACTATAACTGGAACAATACGAGGGTTTGGTTTTGTAAACGCTGGTGATAGACTTAAATTGTTATCTATATTTAGATGGGGTACTGGTTTTAGGTTGGGCGATGTGAATGGGCAATTTTTTGGTTGTGCTAATTTAGATTTATCTGAAGTTGAAGATGTTTTAAATTTACAGGGTACTACAAACTTTGGAAGTCTTTTTAGAGCATGTACTAGACTTTCTACTGTTAATAGAATGAACGAATGGGATGTTAGTAATGTCAACACTTTAAACAGTACTTTTTTTGAATCACCTAATTTTAATACATATATTGGTGATTGGAATACTGAAAATGTGACTACAATGACATTAGCTTTTGGAACAACAATGGCTCTTGGTATTAGGGGTGTTTTTAATCAAGATATATCAAAATGGAACACTAGTAAGGTTACAAATATGAGTAGTATGTTACAAAACCAATATAATTTCAACCAAGATATATCAACCAAAGTAGTTACAGTTGGTAGTACTTCTTATATTGCATGGGATACAAGTAATGTTACTGATATGAATTTTATGTTTGGATTAAGTATCACTGGTGGTGTTGGTGGTTCTTTTAACCAAAACATTGGAAATTGGAATACTAGCAAAGTTACAAATATGAGTGCTATGTTCCAAAGCCAAATAAATTTCAACCAAGATATATCGACTAAAGTTGTTACTGTGGGTTCAAATAACTATATTGCTTGGGATACTAGTAATGTTACTAATATGAATTTTTTTCAAGGTGGAACTGCTACTAACGGATTGTTTAACCAAAACATTGGAAATTGGAATACTAGCAAGGTAACAACGATGCAAGCTATTTTTGGAAATAAAATAAATTTTAATCAAGATATATCAACAAAAGTTGTTACAGTTAGTGGGTCTTCTTATGTTGCATGGGATGTTGGTAATGTTACTAATTTTGCCAGTGCGTTTAATTGTTCTTCACCTACAACGGGGTCTTTTAATCAAAATATAGGAAACTGGAACACAAGTAGAGTTACAAATATGAGTAGTATGTTCCAAAACCAACCTAATTTCAACCAAAATATATCAACAAAGGTAGTTACAGTTAGTGGGTCTTCATATGTTGCGTGGAATACATCTAACGTTACTAATATGGGTCTTATATTTAATAATATTGTTATTGATGGTGAGTTTAATCAAAACATTGGAAATTGGAATACTACCAGAGTTACAAATATGACTCAAATGTTTACAGGTCTACCTTATTTTAATCAAGATATTTCAACAAAGGTAGTTACAATTAGTGGTTCATCATATGTTGCGTGGAATACAACAAGTGCAACTACTATGAATTTTATGTTTTTTTGTTATAGCCCAGCAACAGCTGGTAGATTATCTGGTAGTTTTAACCAAAACATTGGAAATTGGGATACTAGAAGGGTTACAAATATGTCTCAAATGTTTCAAAACCAACCTAATTTTAATCAAGATATAGGAACAAAACAAGTTACAGTTAGTGGGTCTAGTTATTCTGCATGGACAGTTTCTGGTGTTACTACTATGTCTATCATGTTTGGTATTACCAACCCAAATACAACTGGTGGAATTATTGGGTCATTTAACAACGGAAATTCACCTTCAATAAATAACTGGGATGTTAGACGATTAACTGGTGCTACAGACATGTTTAATTATCAAACTGGTTTCAATCAACCAATCAACAATTGGAATATAAGTGGTGTGACTACGTTTAGTTCAAGTGGTTTTACAACTGGTTTTATGTTTGGTAAAACATTTAATGACTATTCAACAGCAAATTATGATGCCTTGTTGATTGGCTGGGCTACTAGGAATGTAAGACCTAACCAATTATTGAATATGGGTACAATAAAATATACTAGCGCAGCCGTTTCAGCTAGAAATACATTAACATCGGCACCTAACAATTGGACAATAATAGATGGAGGATTAGTATAATGACATATTTTTTAGCACATAATTCAATAGATATATTTCACTATTGTGAACTTAATGATGGTCAAGTTGTTTCAACTGGTCAACCTAATTTAGAATATTTTAATAGTTTAGACGAATTAAAAGATAGGTTAAGTTCTTTTGGTGTTGTTTGCAACGAAAACAATTCTCCAAATGAATTAGATAATCTTTTAGATAATCTTTTAGATACTATATAAATAAAAAGCTCTGTAATAGAGCTTTTTTTGTTTTTATGAATATTTATTAAGAAACATAATAATATGGCAAATTTTTCAAACATACATGATGTTATTGTGTCAGCACAAACAGCTAATTTAACAGCACACACATATACTGAAATATATGGTGGTAGCGCTGGTTGTAATATAACAGTAAACGGTGTAAATATAAGCGTAGCTAGTTCATCAAATATAAATATATGGGTTAAAACTGTTAGTGGTGGGTCTGGTTGTTGGTTATTAGGTACTAACCAAGATGTTTATCAAGGGTCGACTCAATTATAATAAAAACAAATAAAATTAAAAATATGAAAAAAGATTTTAAAATTAACCCAGTTGGTTTAAAAGGAAACGAAATCAATGAACGTATGAAACAACTTATGGGTATTACACCTATCAATGAAAATGTTTCTCGTTCAGTTATTGAATTGACTAAAATGGGTCCAGACGGTAAAGCTTACGCTATCGTTAGAGAAAATCACGAATATTACATAAAAGTATCAGATAAAACTTCAAAACTTGTAACTGAAGATTTTAAATACATTGGTGGTTTGCAAAACAAAAAGAAAGAAGCTTATCCATCATATGCTAAAGCAACTAAACATTTAAACTTAACGTTTAAATCTTTGGCAGAAGCTTATGGTACAGATAGCAACATCAACGTATTTGAAGACGATGATTTGTTGAACGAAGAAAACTTTGCGTCTAAACACATTGTAGACAAAAAAGGTCATGACTTAAAACAAGAGTCTAAAGAAGGTTCTGAAGAAGATGGTTTTGGTGATAACTTGGCTAACGGTAAAACTAAAAACGACATTGAAAAAGTTAAAAAAATTGACGAAGGTTGGGCTGGATTTGCTGAAATGACAGGCAACGGATTTGTTGATGAAGGTATGTTTGGTGATGATATGGAAATGACTGAAGAAGAAAAATATATCGACAGCATGTTAGAATTTGATAAACCAGTTATGGACAAAATGAAAGACCAATATGGTGCCGATAAAGGTGAAGAAGTTTATTACGCTACTGCTAACAAACAAGGTAGAAACCCAGAAACTTTTGAAAAAACTGATGAAGGTTACATGGAAGAAAACATGTATGATGAAAGTTACATGGAAGAAAACATGTATGATGAAAGTTACATGGAAGAAGAACTACACGGTAATCAAAGTAAAATTGATATGAACCACAATGGTAAAATTGATGGTGACGATTTGTCTATGTTAAGAAACATGAACGAAGAAGATGAGATGTCAAATGATGAATTGATGGATAGATTAGACAATATGTCTGCTGCTGAATTACTTCAATTGTTAGGTGATGCTGGTAGAGATTTGAAAAATGTTATTTCTCAAAAATTGTCTACTGGTATGGATAAAGCTAGAGATTACTTTAACAGACAATATCCAGATGTTAATGAAGAAATGTCAGATAAAGATAAAGAATTTGCTGCTTTGGCTGAACCTAAAGATAAAATCACATATGCTGATAAAATCGCTGGTGCTACCATGGATGAAGAAATGAATATTGACGAAATGTCTATTGAAGAAATTAAAGAAGCTATCGCTGATTTAAAAAAAAAACTTTAAACGAAGCTAAAAAATACACATTAAAGTTGGACAAACCTGCACCAGCGGCACCCGCTGCGCCTGCACCTGCTCCAGCTGAACCTATGACAGAACCAGCTGATGACGCTGGTTTTGGCGATTTTGGTGGTGAGGAAGAAGCTGCTCCAGCAAACGACGCACCATTTGACAAAGAACCATTTGATGCGGGTGTTGATGCTGATGAAGAAACAGACCCAAAAAAATTCATTGAACAGTTGAGTGGTAAATTAGGTCAATCATTAAGAAGCTATTCTGAAGAATCTGGTCAACCAGATTTTGATTTAGAGAAGTTTGCAATAAACTCGGTGATATCTGCGACTCACACATCTGAAATGGATGAAAACGACAGAAAAGATATAATTAAAAAAATTAATAGCGCTGGTAAAGATGACGCACAAGATTCTGGTTCGGATAATCAGGATAACACCGATTTTGGAAATGATACTCAAGGTGGACCCGATGACGGGGCTGCTGCTGACGATGATTTTGATTTTTCATCAGATGAAGAAGACCTTGGAGAAAATACTTATCAAATTTATGAGAATGAAGATTTATTTTTGGAAAACCCAAAAAGAATGAGTATTTTCGCACCTGAAGGTAGTCCAGAGTTTATGGAAGAAAATAGACTTGAAGAGAATAAACCATGTTGGAAAGGATACAAACAAGTTGGTATGAAGGAAAAGAATGGTAAAGAAGTTCCAAATTGTGTTCCAATCGATGAAAATTTAGATGAAGAAAAAGGATTATGGGATAATATTCGTGCTAAAAGAGAAAGAGGTGAATCACCAGCAAAACCAGGTGATGAAGATTATCCAGACAAAAAACAATGGAATAAATTGACCGAAGAAATTGAAGGTGAATCAAACAATTATATGTTTTGGTTAAATCTTAAAGGTATTCATGATGATGCTATGGAAATGTTGAATATGGATAAATCAGAGGTTGATAGATTGATTGCTGACGGTCATCAATGGGCTTTTGAACATGTTATTACATCTAAAGACGATATTGAAGAAGTATACCATTTCTTAGAAGGAAACTTAGAAACTGATGGTATGATGGAAGGTAATATGGGTGAATCAAACAATTATATGTTTTGGTCTAGCCTTAAAACCATAGCACACGCTTCTGGTGAATTATTAGATATGGATAAAAACATGGTTGATAGAATTCTTTCAGACGGTCATGGTTGGGCTTTGGACCACATTGCGACAGCTAATGATGATATGGAAGAAGTTTACCATTTCTTAGCCAACACTTTAAACGCTTATGATGGTGATACTGAAGGTGGTTATGAGGATGAATATGGTAATGTTGAACGTATGGTGGCTGAAGGAAAATATGATGGGAAACCATTAGGTAAACCAATGAAAGGTGATGTTAAAAAATTCAAAGTTTATGTTAGAAACAAAAAAGGTAATGTGGTAAAAGTTAATTTTGGTGACCCTAATATGGAAATCAAAAGAGATGACCCAAAAAGAAGAAAATCTTTTAGAGCTAGACATAAATGTGCTCAAGCTAAAGACAGAACAAAACCTAAATATTGGTCATGTAAAATGTGGTCTAAGAAACCAGTTTCTAAAATAGTTGAAGAAAACTTGATAAATCCAAATAAATTTAGTATATTTGACAAAACAACATTGTTAAATAAATTACACGAAAGTTTAAATCAAGATAATATGAACAACGCGGAACCACAAACATTACCAGCTGGCCCAAAAACAAAACCAGCGGAAACACAACCAGTTCAACCGACAAGAAGACAAAAAACATTCTTGCCAGAAATTGAAACTCAACCAGACCCAAAAGCTAAAAATAATGAATAAAATGTATTTGATATATGTAAACAGAGTAGGTAAAGATTACAAAGGTAACTTTATCTACGAGTTTATTTTTTCTGATACCACAAAAGACATTGATGGGGAAGAATGGGATACGTTTCCAGCATCTGGAAGACCAGAAGCGCCACATGAAAAATTCATCAAAAAAGTTGGAAGACTTGAGTCTGATTTGAATTTGGATGTTGTTCAAAATAGTGATACATTTGCTGTTTGGGATGCTGTTGACGGTGTTATAGCTTTGGCTTGGGAAAATATAAACGCATATGATGCTTACCCAGAGACAAGGCTATGTTTTAGATTTGGCGAACTTATTGGTGAAGTTGAAGAAAAATTATATGAAAAAGACCTAATATTGAATTATAATATTAAAACACATGAGCAAAAATAAATTAAAAGAATACGACACTAGTTTAACCACATCTAGTACATCTGGTGGTGGTGGTTCTGGTGCTAATCTAACCGTATCAGCTAAAGATTTACCAAAAGTTGGGCCGTCATTGTCTAAAATGAAAGGTGTTAACGTTAAAGTGGTTGGTGAAGAAGCTGAAGCTGTTATTGAACCACAAGACCAAGCAACTATAAAATACTTGTCTAATGTTAAAGATGAAAAAAATAAAACATCACAACCATTTAGCATAGGTGGTAAACAATATCAAATGGTTAGGGGTATTACACCAGAGAAACAAATCGTTTTAGGTGTATATTGTTTTGATGATTTAAACGAATCTGGTGAAAATATAATTCACCCAGTTGACCATTTTGAGAAGACTATTGCTGGGCCAATGCGTGAAACGATGGAAGCTTCTATTGCTGAAAAAAAAGAAGTTAAACCTGAAACTAAACCAACGGAACAACCTAAAGGTGATAACCCAGATTCATTAAGATTGGGTGAATATAAACACTTTATAGTTGACGAGACAACTGGTAAATTTAAAAAATTCCAAAACATTCAAGACTTGGCAAAATACCCAATGTCTGACAATGAAAAATACATGGGTTTATCAGAGTTTAAAAAATTCTTTCATAGTAAAGTTTTTGGTGGTGGTCAAAAACAAGGATTAAATGAAGTAACACCTACTGGTCAAGAAACTGATGAGGATATGCATGCTAAAGCTAAAAAGCTTATGGTTTTGATTTCTAAAAGAATCCCATCAGTTGTTATAGACACTATTAAACAGAATAAGGTAGCTCAAAGAGAAGTTATCGCTGCGTTTGCTGAACTTATTGGTGTTCCTAGAGCTGGTTTAGGTAGTTTAGTTACTGGTATTAAAGATTTAGCTAAAACTAAAACACAACAACAAAGCGAACCACAAACTGGTCAAGCACAAGGTAATCAAATGCCACCAGAACAAGATTTGGCACCAATTAGTGAAAATAGAAAAGTAGTAAAAACAATAAAAATTAAAGATATTAAGTAATGAGCGATTACAGAAAAATAGCTGAAAAAGCATTGCAGAACTCCAAAATAATTGGAGTGAAGAAAGAAGTTAAACCAACCCTTAACGAAGGGTTAGTTTACTTAGACGGTATTTCCGAAAGAATGCATCCTCAACTAGAAAAAGACTTGGCTGAACGTAAACATTCATTGGGTGTACATCCAATAATCCCAGAAGGTGATGAAAATCATTTCGAACAAAAAATTATGGGTAAACGTTTTAGTGAAGTTGTAAATAGATACAAAAGAGCATTTGATTCAGATTCAATCGATAATCAACAAGTAATGATGGAAATGATGCCTTTGCTTCATGAAACCATGTCAATGGAATCAAAACACATCAAAGAGTTGGAGAAATTGGCTGAGGAAATGATTCGCGAAGAATACGACATGCCAGATGACATTGTTGAAATCAAAGCTAAAATCACTCCTAGAATAAACATGGAAGGAACCAAAAAGAATCCAACACCTAAAGCAAGTGATATGACATTTGAAAATCATGATGCAATAGTTAATGCCAACGAAGAAGTTTACAAACGTAGATTTCTTAATTCAATGATTCAAGGCGCTGCAAAGAAATGTAGCCATATGTTCCATAACGTTGATGATGAATTAACTAACATGGACCCTAAATTGGTGAACAGATATACAAAGCTTATGGCCGCTGCTGATTACATGTACTACGTAATTCCTAATATGGAAAACGGTGTTAACGGTGGTGTTGTTAGAGTAACATTCCCAACCAAAGATAACCCTAAAGCTGTTATTGAAGCTGAAGCTATGGTTTTCCCAGTTCTTATACATGAATTGGTAAAAGGAGTTATGGAATTGTTATCTGGACATGGTTTGCCAAAAGATAAAAAGATTGGTAAGTATGTTGTTGATAAAGCTGATTTCTTGGCCGCTGAGCCATGGGATATGAGATTAGGTCCAGCATTGTGGGAGAGATTTACAGATTCCATAGATTCTGAAGATTTTGGTAACAAGCATCATATATACACTGAATTGGTTTCGTTACCAGTTAGAGAATTTAACGTTAAAATGAGAGAGATAATGGCTGGTACTGAAGAAGGTAAAAAAATTGTTAAAGAAATCGCCAAAAAAGTTAAAAGCGAATTAAACGAAGAAGAATTTAATGAAGCTATGACTGAAATTAATTCGACAGAAAAAGAAGTATTCGGTATTGACGAACTATTAGGTATGGGTGGTCAAGAAGATGACGATGACGATGTATTCGGAATAGACGAAATGTTCTAAAAATATACACATATTAATTTATAAAGGGCCTGTTTGGGCCCTTTATTATTTATAATAAGCTATTTTACTTGATTTCAGCATATTTATTAGTAAATTAGAATATTATGTTGACAACACAAGAAATATTTAAAGAATATACAAAGTGTCTAATGAATCCAGTTTACGCCATTGAAACGTATTTGGAAACGTTTGACAAAACGCAAGAGGGTTTTGTACCTTTCAAACTATTTCCTAGACAAAAGGAAATTATACAAGCATACGATAAACACAGATTTAATTTAGTTACTAAACCTAGACAAGCTGGTGTGTCTACTACAACAGCAGCATATATGGCAATAAAAGTTGGGTGGGCCGATGAGGACAACCCAGAGGCGGTTCTTATCATCGCGAACAAACAAGAGTTAGCTTTTGAGTTCCTAGCAAAAATTAAAGATTTTTTGGCTCAATTACCTAGATGGGTATGGGGTGCCGAATACTATGGTAACGCTAAGAATGAAGCTAAATCAATCTTCATTACAGACTCTAAAAAAGAAATCAGACTTCCTAATGGTAGCCGTGTTAAAGCGGTTGCAACATCTAAAGACGCATTGCGTGGATTTACACCGACTTATCTTGTAATGGATGAGGCTGCGTATATTGACAATGGTGCCGAAGTATTTGGTGCTGCTCTTACAGCGTTAGGTACTGGAGGTAAAGCTACTCTTATTTCTACACCAAAAGGTATGGATGCGTTATACTACAAAACTTATGACCAAGCCAAAAAGAAAAAGAACAACTTCAATATTATTGAAATGAAATGGTATGAGGATTTGCGTTACAACAAAGACCTTAGGTGGTTAAAAGAAGACCATGTAGAAATTGAATATGAATTCACATATGAATCATACGAGAGAATGTTAAGTGATGGTTGGAAACCAACGTCATCATGGTATGAAGAAATGTGTTTGGGTATGAACAACGATGCCAAAATGATTGCACAAGAGTTAGATGTATCGTTCATTGGGTCTGGTGGTAACGTTATTGCTGAAGAACATATTGATTTTCAAAATAAAAATAATGTTATGGAACCTAAATATACTTTGGGTGCTGAGAATGAAATTTGGATTTGGGAAGAACCACAAGAAGGTCATCAATACATTATGGGTGTCGATGTATCCAGAGGTGATGGTGAAGACGCCTCTACAATCGTTATAGTTGATTTTACAACCATGGAAGAGGTTATGGAGTACCAAGGTAAGATACAGCCAGATTTATTGGCTCAAATCGTAGAAGAATACGGTAATTTATACAAAGCATACACTGTAGTCGATGTGACTGGTGGTATGGGTGTATCTACAGTGTTGAAATTATTAGAATTTGATTACAAACGTTTGCATTACGACAATGCCAACGGTAAAATTCTTTCTGCTAGACAAAGAGAGTTGACACATTTCAACAAAGATAATAAAATCCCAGGATTTCACGCAACCAACGTTCGTTTACCTATGATTTCTAATTTAGAATACAAAATTAGAACCAACGGTGTTAAAATCCGTTCAAGTAGACTTACATCAGAAATGAAAACATTTGTTTATAAAAATGGTAGACCAGACCACATGGAAGGGTATCATGATGATTTGCTTATGTCGTTAGGTATGGCTTTGTGGGTTGTTGAACATTCGTTTAAGAATTTAGAAAGATTAGAAAAACAAAATAAAGCAATGTTAAATAGTTGGTTGGGTGGTTCATCAAATACTCAAACAACAACTAACGTAATTAACCCAGCAACTGGTGAGGTTACAAAAAAAATAAATCCAGAACATAGAGCATATAGAAATATTCAAGACCCTAGAGGTGAACATATGTGGCTATTTGGAAACTTAAATAAAAGAAGATAATCATGGGTTTAGGTAAAAAAGTATTTGTTCGTAAAGGTGCTGGTCCAAATTTATATAAATGGTCACCACTACCAAATAATTTCGAAAGAAAACCAGCTGTAAATAGTAGACGAAATTATTTTTGTGATGCACGTCCTAACACACAAGGTCAAGATTGGATATCAACATATTCGTATAACATTGTTTTGGCTAACAGCGAGCAACAACGTATTGCTTATGTGGCCTGTGATTATGTGGAATAACTATTTAATTTCACAAATTTTTTATTATAATTAAAGAAAAATATAATGCTATGGCAAAAGAAAATTTAACAATATTTCAGAGGTTAGGTAGAGTGCTTGACCCTAATTACACACAACCAACTCAAAAACAACCAACACAACGTTATAATGTTGGCAAGGGTGAGTTATTAAAAACAACAAGTAAAGAAGAATACGAAACTGCAAAACTTCAAGCTCAACAAAACAAATACTTAGGGCAAGTTTGGAAGAAAGTAGAAAATGGTATGTTTCAACAATCTATTAATTATGAAACAACACGTGTTGGTTCATATTCAGATTTTGAAGCTATGGAGTTTTACCCAACTATTGCGGCCGCTTTGGATGTTATGATGGAAGAATCAACAACTGTAAATAACAATGGTAGAGTACTTAACGTTTATTCTGATAGTAAACGTGTTAAAGGTATTATAGAAGATTTATTCTTCAACCGTTTGGATTTACACACAACTTTACCAATGTGGACTAGAAACACTTGTAAATATGGAGATAATTTCATATACTTAAATATCAGCGATAAACAAGGTGTTCTTGGTGCCAAACAGATGCCTAACTACGAAATGGAACGTAGAGAAGCTGGATTGTATGATTTGATTAGTGGTAGAGAACAAACGTCTATTAACGAAAATGATAACGATAAAGTTAAATTTTATTGGAGAGGTCGCGATATTGAATTCAATTCATGGCAAATTGCTCACTTCCGTTTGTTGGGTGATGATAGACGTTTACCTTATGGTACATCAGTATTGGAAAAAGTTAGACGTATTTGGAAACAACTTATTTTATCTGAAGATTCAATGCTGGTATATCGTGTTACTAGAGCACCAGAACGTAGGGTATATAAAATTTATGTTGGTAACATTGATGACGCTGACGTTGCGCAATATGTAAACGAAATTGCAGATAGATTTAAACGTATGCCAATTGTTGACCCACAGACTGGTCAAATAGATTTAAGATATAATCAATTGTCTAACGACCAAGATTTCTTTATCCCTGTTAGAAGTGAAGACGCACCTAACCCGATTGAGACTTTGCCTGGTGCATCGAACTTGGACCAAATTGCTGATATTGAATATTTGCAAAGAAACTTATTCACTGCGTTACGTGTCCCAAAACCATTCTTAGGGTTTGAAGAAACTGCTGGTGATGGTAAAAACCTAGCACTACAAGATATTCGTTTTTCTAGAACGATTAACCGTATTCAACAATCAATGCTTCAAGAACTTAACAAGATAGCTATTATTCATTTGTATATTTTAGGGTTTGAAGAAGATTTGGATAACTTTACACTTACACTTAACAACCCATCAACACAAGCTGAAATGCTTAAAGTTGAACATTTGGCTGCTAAAGTTGCTTTACTTAAAGACGCTACCTCAGACATTGGAAATGGATTGGCTGCTATGTCATGGACTAGAGCTCATAGAGAAATCATGGGTTGGGCTGATGATGAAATCAAACAAGATTTACTTGAACAACGTATGGAGAAAGCCGCTGCGGCTGAATTAGCTAATACTGCTAGTGTTATTAAACATACTGGTATGTTTGACACCGTTGATAGAATCTATGGTGATTACCAAGCAGCTCTAGCTGGTGGTAGCGGTGGTGGAGCTGAAGGTGAAGGCGGTGCCGCTGGTGGCGGTGGCGGTGGAGGCGGCCTAGGTGGTTCATTCGGTGGTGGTGGTCTAGGTGGTGAAGACCTAGATTTCTCTGGAGAAGCTGGTGCTGGTGAGGAAGCTGGCGGTGCTGAAGCTGGTGGCGCTGAAGCTGGAGCTGAAGCTGGAGCTGAAGCTGGTGGTGCTGAAACTGGCGGTGCTGAAGCTGGCGGTGCTGAAGCTGGCGGTGCTGAAGCTGGTACTGATACAGAAGCTGGATTAACAGAGATGCTAAAGAAAGCTGATAATTTATTGACGGAACGTAAAACGCAACTTGGTAAAAAATTAGAAGATAGAACTACCAAATATCAAGGTAGATTTGTCAACAAATTAATTGAATCAGTTAATAGTGGTGCAAACGTTGTAGACGAAAACGTTAAAATTTACGACAAAACAATTAAAATAAATAACGATATCGATTCTATGATAAAAGACATAAATAAAATGTTAGATGAATAACGTTTTTTGTATCGATTAGTTATATTTATTAATAAAAATAAACCTATGCAAAATTTTGGTAAAATAAAAAACAAATTTAACGAATTAATGGTTGAGGGTATTGTTTCTAATAAAGAAGAAAACAAAAAACTTTTCAAACATTACGTTAAAACAATCAAAGAAAATGAGATATTAAAAACTCAATTTTTGGTTTATGACAACATAGAAAACAAGATTGAAGAAAACGAATTAAAAGCTAATTTATTCCTTCAAGAAAACATAGCTTTGTTACAAAAATTCTCTAAAAAAGACATCATGGAAGCTAATTTTAAATTGGCTGACCCAATTATTTTTGAAACAGAATCTACTGATAGTAATATTGTGTTACATGAAAATATTACCAAGCTTATTTTTACAAAGAAAACAGCAAAAAATATTGACACTATAGTGGAAGCTACTGCTTACATTATAAACCATATGAAAAATAATAAAACAAAAACTGTTACAGAATCGTTTGATTTACCTAACAGTATGTTATCAACAATTATGGTGGATAAGTATAACGAAAAATACGCTTCTTTAAGTGAGACTGAAAAAAAGGTATTAAAAGTTCTAATTGATTCGGATGATACTAAAAAAGAAGAAGTTTATTCAGGTGTTGTAAGAGAATGTATTGATATGATTAATGTTAAATTAACTGATTCTGATTTAGAAACAAAAGATAGATTATTGCGAGTTAAAGATAAACTTTTAAATGATAAAATTGAAATAAACGAAAACTTTAACAAAAATATTTCTAAATTGTTAGAATTAAAAAATAGTCTAGTATAACATTGATTAAACGAAAAAGCTAATGAAAAGTGTTCCAAGTGAAAATATTCTAAAATTAAGAGAATTGACAAACCAAATATGTGAAGAAGAAAATTCTGAAATAGAATATAAAAAAGTAGTTAAACAATTAAAAAATATTGTAGAACAAGGTGTTATAGAGATTGAAAAATCTACAACACCTAAAACAAAAATGAAATGTTATGAAAATATGTGTGCAACAATAAAGACAATATTAAACAGTATTAAAATTTTATAAAAAAAAATGGCTGAAAGTAAAGATACATGGGCAGACTATAGCAAACTAGTTCTAAAAGAATTAGAACGTTTGGCTGAAAATCAAGAAAAAATGCGTACCGATATTGATAAAAAACTTAACGAAATGAATCTTAAGTTAAACGACGTAAAAAATATTGAAAGAAATGTTGAAGCTAACACATCGTGGATAGCCAAGGTAAACGACGTTTGGTCACCTAGTCAAATGAAGGAAGCCAAAGATGAATTGTATCGTCAAAAAAATCGTTGGGTAGCCGCTATAGCTATTATGTCTTTCGTACAAATTGTTGTTGGAATTATTATTTCAATTTGGGGTAAATTAGGTCATTAAGGTTGTTGACTAATTCCTGGAATTTTATTATATTTGTATATTAATTTACTAGAATATGAAGACAGGAAAACAATTTAAAAATGACAACCATAATAACTACAATATAGTCTATGGTTGTGTTGATAATAAAAACCCAAAATCGGTTTATATAAACATTTCAGCGTGGGCCGAACCACTAAATCAAGATGAGGATGTTAATTACACTAGAGTAATTAAAGACATAAATAAAAAATTAAAACAAGATTTGTTTAATTATTTTAATTTAAACGAAAATTCTGGTTTTTTAAAAAACAACACGATTGTTGATTTGGATATCAGAGAATCTGGTATAAAATACGGAAAACGTAGTTTTATGAGTTGTGAAATAACATTGTTTCAAACTGAAGAAATTTCAATCATATCTGACAAAACAAAAACTTCACTAAATGATGTTACATCGATGTTAATTAATAAAGTTTTTGAGTTAGATGAAAATTTTAAATATCATAAAAAGAAAATATAATTAAGCCCCAGTAGTAATACTGGGGTTTTTTTGTTATTGTAATATATTTATATCTATAAGGTAGCAAATTATGGATATAAATTATAAAGACTTCAAAGTATTAAAACGTGGAGAAACTGGTTGGGGTGGTCTAATCGAACAAGACGCTGGGTACATCAACCCTGATGAACCAAGAAACCAAGCATTCATAAACGAAATAAAAAAATTAGACACAGGCAGCAAACTAGCAATAGTTGAGCCGCTAATTGTATATGTGGTACTACAAAAATATGATGTACTTAATCGTAATGGTAGAATTTATCCAGAATCAATTTTAAAAAAACAAAATCAAATATATCAAGAAGCCATACGTGAGCGTAGAGCTGTGGGTGAATTAGACCACCCTGAGTCTTCTATTATTGCTGGTGATAGAATTTCTCACAACATTGTAGAAACATGGTGGGAAGGTAAAACACTTATGGGTAAGATGGAGATATTGATGACACCTGGGTTTATTAATTTGGGTATCGTATCTACCAAAGGTGATGAAGTAGCTAATCTATTAAGAAACAGAATAAAAATTGGTGTGTCTTCTAGAGGTGTTGGTTCGTTGAAAGAGGGTAAAAATGGAGAACAAATTGTACAAGACGATTTCGAAATTATTTGTTGGGATGTTGTTACAGCACCTTCCACACCAGACGCTTGGATTTTTAAAAATCATGAAGAAGCGCGCCCATATGTGGAAAATACCGAGATTAAGAAACCACTTATGACTGAATCATTGAATGATAAGTTGGATAATTTTTTGAATGACTAATTAAAAATAATAATTTTTTTATCAAAAAAGTGATTTTTGATAAAAACACGCATATTTATTAACAAATGAGAAACATCTCATTGTTTATCTAATAAAAAACATATAAAAAAAGATAAAATGGCAGATAAAAAATCTATACTTGAAGAAGCACTTTTGGATATTAACAATATTCAGAATGCTCTTAATGCCAATACCAAAGAAATACTTCGTTCGGTTGCGAAAGAAGAAATTAATGGTGTTGTGAAAGAATCTCTAGAGGAGGTTTACGAAGAAGAAGATGTTGACACCGAAATGGGTGACGACGTTGAAACATTAGGTGGAGATGATATCGATGGCCAAGACCTTGGTGGCGAAATGGGTGACGACATGGGTGATGTAGAAGGTGGTTTAGAACCTGATACTGACATGGGCGACGACATGGGCGACGAAATGGGTGGCATAGGAATGGATGATATAGACGCATCAGATGAAATCGATATGGTTGGAGCACCAGACGATGAAGTAATCGCAATTTACAAAAAATTAAGTGGCGAAGACGAAATTGAAATTGTAGGTGATGAACTTCACTTAAACATTACAGAACCAGGAGAATATGTTGTTAAACTTGACGGTCAAGCTCCATCTTCAGAACCAGAAATGGGTGACGATGAAGAGTTAGATTTAGAACCAGCTGAAATGGGTGGTGAAGAAGAAGACGAAGAAGGTGAAGACATGGACTACGAAATCGAATTAGATGACGAAGAAGGTGATGACGAAGAAGGTGAAGAAGAAGACGAAGAAGGTGAAGAATCTGAAGAGGAATCTGATGAAGAAGAAAATTTAAACGAAGAGGAAGAATTGGACGAAGAGGAAGATTTGAACGAAGTGGAAGAATTGGACGAAGAAGAGGAAGAATTGGATGAAACCATCGGTAACGTTAATGGTCGTGCTGGTCATCAAGGTCAAAGAAGACACGGTGCTTCTCACTTAGGATACGGTAAAAAATCTGTAGACGGTGAAAAAATCGATGAAACAGTAAACAAAGCAAAACAGATAGTTTCTGAAACCGCTAAAAAATATAACAGTTTATTAACTGAAGCAACTAAACTTAAAGGTGAAAATGAAGAATTCAGAGTAGCTCTTAAAGAATTTAGAACTAAGTTAGTAGAGACTGTAGTGTTCAACAGCAATTTGACTTATGTAACAAGATTGTTCATGGAACATTCTACAACAAAAGGTGAGAAACAAACTATAATCAAAAGATTTGATGAAGAGGTAACAAACCTTAAAGAGTCAAAAAGACTTTACAAAACTATTGCTAATGAATTGGAATCAAGAAAACCAATTTCAGAATCAGTAGAAAACAAAATTATAAAAGAGGCAACTACTAGTACTTCAAAACAATTAAACGAAAGCACTGCGTATGTTGACCCTTCAACTAAAAGAATTATGGATTTAATTCACAGAGTTGAAAAAAGATAACAATAACCCAATAAAAAAATAAAAAAACAAATTATGTCACATTTATTAACATCTGGACAAGTTGGTAACATCGGATTAAACCACATGAAGGCTATCCGTTTAGAGACTCAACAAAAATGGGATTCATTAGGATTCCTAGATGGTCTTAGAGGCCACGTTAAAGAAAACATCGCTCAATTATATGAAAACCAAGCGTCTTCATTATTGACTGAATCAACTACTGCTGGTAGCTCAGGTTCTTTTGAAACTGTAGTATTCCCAATTGTACGTAGAGTTTTCTCAAAATTATTAGCTAATGACGTTGTATCAGTACAAGCTATGAACATGCCAATCGGTAAATTGTTCTTCTTTGTGCCTTTGACTTCAGAGCGTGTAAACGCTGCTGGTGTTGGTGGTGATTACTATAACGGTGATGGACCTACTTTCTCAGCTCACACTTCAATGGGGTATGATGGTATTCCATCATGTGTTAAAGGTGCTGATGCTACATGTACAGTAACTCCTTGGATGGCTAAAAACTTGTATGATATTTTCTACAACGATGGTTTATTCGACCAATCAAAAGGTACTCTTACTATCGTAACTTACAACATTACTAACGCTAACGCTCAAACATTAAACTCTAATGGTGTATTTAGTGTTCCACCTCCAAGTACCTCATTCCCAACTGCTGCTGATGGTTCTGTGAGAAACGCTATTTTATCTATTTCAGGTTTCACAGGTGGTGCTGGTTCTGCTGCTGGTAGAGAAGTATTAACTGGTCCTGATGGTAACAACATGGATACTGAGTCATTCTTGGCTTCGTTGAAAGTTGTTTCTACTAACGCTATTTTAGACCGTGATGGTAACCAAGTTGTTGCTGCTGGTGGTGAAGTTCCTTTCCGTATTGTAACTCAAAAATATGGAACTGGTATTGTTCAAACTAAAAACGTAAACGCTAGTGGTTACCCAATCTTAACTACACCAAACGGTGTTATGTACATTGAGTTAGACTTGACTCACCCAGCTGGTTCAACTGCTGGTACAGGTGCTGCTGCTGTAGGTACTGCAACATACGATGGTTATGTAGGTGCTTCTGCTACTACTGTATCTGCTATCACAACTACTGCTGGTTTAGTAGTAACTTGGGCTGAATACGCTACATTAGAACTTGAAACTGAAATGGGAGAAGTATCTTTCAGATTAGATGAAGTTGTAGTATCAGTTGAAGAAAGAAAATTAAGAGCTACATGGTCTCCAGAATTAGCGCAAGACGTTAGTGCATTCCACAACATCGACGCTGAAGCTGAATTAACTGCAATGCTTTCTGAGCAAGTTGCTGCTGAAATCGACCGTGAAATCCTTAGAGACTTACGTAAAGCTGCTGCATGGCAATTACGTTGGGACTACAACGGATGGAGAAAAGCTACAGGTAATGCTGCTGCACCATACACACAAAAAGAGTGGAACCAAACTTTAATTACTAAATTAAACCAAATCTCTGCTCAAATCCATAAATCAACTCTTAGAGGTGGTGCTAACTTTATCGTAGTATCTTCAGAAATCTCAGCTATCTTTGATGACTTAGAATACTTCCACGTAAGTGACGCTAACCCAGAGCAAGACCAATACAACATGGGTATTGAAAGAATCGGTTCTTTAAGTGGACGTTACCAAGTGTACCGTGACCCTTATGCACCATCTTACTCTATCATCATTGGTCACAAAGGTAAATCATTGTTAGACACTGGATACATCTATGCTCCATACGTGCCATTACAATTGACACCTACAATGTATAACCCATTCAACTTCGCTCCAGTGAAAGGTATTATGACTCGTTACGCGAAAAAAGTCGTAAACAACCGTTTCTATGGTCACTTAAGAGTTGACGGTGTTCAAACATTTAACATCAACGAATTAAGATAATCTTATCTTATATAACATAAAAAAGGCTACCATTACGGTGGCCTTTTTTGTTTTATAGGATATTTATAGATATGAAGAAAATATTTTTACTTATAACATTGTTCATGACAATGACCATGTTTTCACAGACCGTAAAAACAGACAACAAACTAATCATAAACCACGGAGACATTACGTTGTATTTAACTAAAGATACTTGCGCTTTGGTATCCAAACATGTTTTAAAATATTCAAGCTTTCTAAAGCTAGATAAAGAGCGAGACAACCGTTGGTTTCAAGATACGTACAAAGGTAAATACTATAAAGACGCGTATTTAAAAACTGGTTATGATATTGGTCATTTGACACCGTCACATATCACATCTTATGATAATAATTTGAACCATAAATCTTTTAGCTTGTTCAACGCAGCGCCACAATTGGCTGGTTTCAATAGAGGTAAATGGGCCCAAATGGAAGGTGATGTTGAAGATATAATTGCTGAGTCAAAACAAGATGTTGTTATTATCACTGGTGTCATATATGACCCTAAGAATAAAAAGTATATGGGTAAATCTAGAATTCCAATTCCATCAGCATTTTTTAAGGTATTATTTATCAACGGTACTACACAATGTTGGATTGGTTCTAATATAAACGGATTAATTACACCAACCACATTAAAAGATTTGAACGATATGTTCAAGTTAAATAAAATGGATTTAACAATACAATAAAAAAGGGCCATATGGCCCTTTTTTTATATACGTTAACTCGATTAATTATTTATTATGCTTTTGTGCCGCATGTAGCGCAAAACTTGTGTCCTTTACCTAGTTTGGCACCACAGTTTGTACAATATCTTTTTACATTAATATCTTCAGCTGTGTTAACTTTTTGAGATACTGGAAGCAACTTGGCTTCAACAGTATGGAAAGCAAACCATTCAAAATCTTTATCAACAGTTTTGAATTTTTGGTCAGAATGTGAACCTTGTTCAACTCTACCAGTTTCAATTGATTTAGATTTTTTAGCTTTTAAACTTCTAGTTAGATTTTTAGGTGTTTCAACACTTTTTTCAGTCGACATCCAATCCATTGTAACTTCACCGTTTAAGGTGTCGCTATAATTTACGTTTGAGCTATAGAACGCGCTAGTTGAAAGTGTGTTTGAAATATCACCAGTTAACAAACCAGTTGTTGAATATGAACCACCAACAGCGTTAGTAGACGTTGTGAATGTATTACACAACGGTGTGTTAGGTGCAGTGCCTGAATTGTAAACATAACCACCAGTGTTTGTACTATCGTAACGAATAATCCCTTGGTCATAATTTGGCCCACCAAAAACGCTTCTTTTACCAAAACCACCAAGAGTAATTATTGGATTTCTTGGTCTTGGTTTTGATTCTCTATAGAATTCTACTTTGAAGTCACCGTTGTTTACTATGGCTTCTTTCACTTCTTGTGTGTTAGCTACTTCGTAAGTATCAAATAAGAATTTTTTAGCTACGTCTAAGTATCTATCAAGAAATACTCTTTGGCCAGGGTTTAAAACAAGACCACCTTGTGAGATAACATTTCCGTTAAGTGTAATTTTAGCAAGTACAGTGTCCGTAGTTGGATTGAAAAGTTCAATCTGGAACTCTTGCCCTTTTTGTAAGTAATAAGTTGGCAAATCGCCTTGTTTGTTGTAGAGTTTAACTCTACTTTTGTTTACAGCCAAATTAGCTGTTGGCATTTTTGGTGCCACATAATTTAAGTTTTTCATGTTTAATTAACTTTTAATTTATTGTTATTATTGTACCAATTTCTTTGTTGCCTAGACAACTCTAAAGCCATTTCTGACTCGAAACCAATACGTGAGTTAACGTATAATCATAAATATACTAAAAACTATTTTAATTGTCAATAGTTTTTACTTGATTAAATAAACATCTATGAAAATCATCATATCCTAATTTGTTTTTAGTTATTTTATTTATTGGATTTGCTTTGATTCTTAAATTAACATTTAATGGTTTTTTTAATGTTTTGGCAGCATAATATCTATGATGCCCATCTTCTAAATAAAATTTTAACCCGAAACCATTTGACTCATAAGAAACATCAATAGGTTCTGTTAAGTTAATTTTTTTTGACCATTCTATAGGTGAAAGACCACTTTCTTTAACCTCCCAAATAACATTCTCTAAATCACTATGCCATTTTATTGAGATTCTTGATGGGTCTAATTCGGTCATATCAGACTCAGTGAAACCAAAAGCGTATCTATCTAAGATATCATCTGGTAAACCACCACTACGTAATAGTTGTTCGTCTGAATCAAAATTATTAACATAGTTTATAACTTCTTTTGTTGGATAAAGATTGACACATTTTATTAAATTTTCTCTTAATAATTGTTTGATTACTTGTTTCATATTATTCAAAATCTGGGCCTAATTCACACAACGTTGATTGAATTTGGTGCCAATAGGTGTCTACTTGGTCTGGCATTGAATCACCAGTCATGTGTTGTGATTTTTCTTCACGGTTTAATTTTTGTTCTTCTTGTTTAAGATTTTCCAACGGAACGTGAATTTTTTGCATAACTTGTTGTCTTGTTTCTGGACTAACACCTTTAAGCGATGCTTCTACTCTACTTAAAGCTTCATCATAACTATTAATAGTCATTGTATTACAACTATTTTGCATGCTGCCATTCATGTTTTGACCATCAATCATTTGTTCTCTGAGTCTTTGTTTTATAAAACTTTTCATATTACTGTCCTTTACGTAATTCAACTTGGTTTACAATGTCAAATTGAACAACACTTTTTATTGTTGTTACTTCTAAATTTGATGTTGCAAGAATATCCAAATAGTAAGTATTCGGGATAAGACTAGCTGTATCTAACAAGAAATAATAATAATTGTTTGCCATTTCAACTGGTTGGAAATCAATCACTGTTAATTCTCTCACACCTTCTTTAACATATAATCTATATTGAAGGTTATCAATACTTTGAGTTTGTTCTACGGTGTAAGGAATTCTAGCTGATACGATACCTTTACGGATATCACCACGTTTTATTTTTTCTTGGTTTCTGATACCACCAATCGATACAGCAATTTTTTTAGGTAGCATATCGTTGTTTCCAATATTGTAATATTCCATCGATGGTCTCATTACAAAATCTAAACTAATATTTGGTCTGGTAACACCGTTTATCACAACATCACTCCAAACATCGTTATACATTGTATTTTCGTTTGAATTAGTTGTTGGTACGATGATATCAATAGAATAAACACCCAAAGTAACGTGTGTAACCTCAGAAGATGTATATGATGAAAATATAACACCGTTTTCATCATAAATGTCAACACTAGGTATAGAATCCAAATTAGTTGGATTTCCCGCAAGATTTACGTAAAGATATAGTTTGTTATGTTTATCTAAGAAAAAGTTGTTTCTATCGTCTTTAATATGGTTATCGTAGATTGTTTCAACAAATGGTTCATAAAATGTTTGTGTGTTGTTAGTAAAGAATCCAACATATTGTAGAGCTGATGTGTTTATTTGTTCATAACCTCTAGCATACGCAATTCCTAATCCATAGTTTGTGTCACCAGTTAACAACCCATTAACGTAGTCTGTAATATCCATTTCTATGTTTTCATTACCTTTATCAAAGTGTTGTGTTGTTACAGTAATTCCTGATGGTGAACCAGAATAAACACCAGTACCGTTGGTCCATGCTTCACCAGTTTTGGCTGCTGTCCAATTTGATGGGTCACTAGAATAGAAATAATCACCACTAACAATTATAGGAACTTCATAATCATAACCTACACCGTTATCCCAATCTTGATTAATTTTGAATAAAATCAAATCAAATGATGAAGCTCTGTCTTTGGCTTCCATTGTACCGTTTAAAAGGCCTGTATCGAACGATGCTGTGTTGGTTAGTCTAAGAGTATGTTTTAGTTTAGTTAAGTCGGTATACGTGCCCCCAGTGTATAAATTTCTAAGTCTAGTTTCATCAAAGTAAAATAAAAACCTACTATATTTTTCTGCACCATCAGCACCACCGTAAAATAACTCAGCCACTGGGTTTAATCCAGTGTTAACAATTGAGTTACTAACTATTGTGTTGTTTTTATCGAAATATGTACGTATTACCATGGTTTTGTTTTTATTATAAATATCATAAAAACAGTAATAAGCTTAATTAATACGAATGTTTTTAGATAACATAGAATCTTCCAATTCTTTGGCTTTATCTAGGAAAGCTTTTACGGCTTGTTTATTTCCTTCAATAGTTAAATCAGTACATTTATTACCATGTCCGTTGTGTACGTGATTTAGGAAAGCATCTTTTAACAGTTTTAAATATTGTAGTAATATATCACCAAAAGGTAGTTGGTGAGCTTGAGAAAGAATTCTTAACATTTCTTCGTCACTAATCAGGTTTTGTTGGTTAGTAACTTCAAAACTTGGTGAACCACCATGTGTGATAAGGTTTATTTTGTTTGAAACTATATTGGTAATGGTGCCAATTTTATTATTAACTAGTGTTTGGTCTACGTTAGTTGTTTCTAATACGGCATTATTTTTAATTTGAATAAATCCTTGTGTTGCGGTATTGAAAACAAAAGGGTATGGGTTTTCACTAGGGTTAAATATTGGTGCTTCAACAAACTTACCAGCTCTAAGAACTATTTCATTCTTTTTTTGTGTGATATCAGTATTGTATCTACCTTGAATTGATACATCTTCAGGGTTAGGGAAAACACCAATTAACTCTGGTATTGCAATAGCACCACCTTTGTTTGTAATATTTATACTTGGTTTTGTTGGTCCGAAATTAAAACCAGATAATGCAGTTGTTTTAGCACTATCAAAATCTAATTTATTTAATTGTGAAATGATAGGTCCGATAAACATTCTATCCCCACTTTCCTTTTCTTTACTAAAAACAAAAACCCAAACACCTTCACCAACTTTTGGTTGAACTGATAAATGTTTAGGTAGTAAAGGATGGCACCATGGTAATTTATCATAATCGGTACCACTATTTACTATTTCGTCATCACCACCATTACTTACAGAACCTTTAATCCATACTTTTATACGCCCCAAACTACTTGGGTCGTTAACAGACATTACTTCACCATATTTTAAATAAGTAAATGTTTTGTAGGTATCGTACTGGCTTTTTTCACCTCTGGTATGTTTGTTATTTAGCATTATTGTTCCCCTTTAAGTCTTTTTACAATTAGTTTGTTAGCTACGTCAAATCTTTTTTCGATTTCAACTAGTTTATCATAGTCTTGCAACATTTTAAGTTTTATAGCCTCGTGGTCGGCCTCCATTTGTTTTATTTCAAACAAAATTTCATTGTTTGATTTTGATTCTAAATCTTCGTACATAACATTATTTTAATTATCTCATTATTCCATTACCGACACCCATGGTTGTTGTAAACCCTTGCACTACAATAGGTCCACCTAGATTAGCGCCCACCGCTGTTATTGCAACTCCAGGAGGTATAACAACGTTGACCACAGATTCTGTTAACAAAGTATTTATAACCTCATCAACCTGTATAGCTAACATAGCTTCGCTAGTGTTATTTCCATCAGCAAAAACATCACCAACTGGTAAACCAGCTTCAGATTGTCTAGCTATAATTCTAGAAGCCACAGCTTTGGCTGACATTCCTGGTCTTAGTGGTGCACCTACCATAATAAGTGGTGGTGGTAATGGTTCTACAGGTGTATCTGGAATTTTAAACAAAGATAAAATTATATTTAAAATTCCAGATATATTTGAAAAATCAAATATATTTTCGGCATTTTTTTTAAGTTCTGAAAATTTTTCTTTACCTTGGTTTAGCGCATTGCTACCTTGTCCCGATAAGTTGTTTATTCCACTCATTATATTAATCCTTTAATTTTTCTAATAGCGTCTTGAGGAACACCTAATAGACTTATCAATTGTTGTTTTTTATTGTCAACCTTTTCTTTTAATTTAATAACAGCAGCGTTACCAGCTAATTTACTTATTTCTCGCATAGCAATAGCCATAAGGTATTGAACAATAATGTTTGTAATTTCTTTAGTTACAGCGGTAAATAGTGCTCTATTTTTCTTTATAAAGTCAATAGGGTCTTTAAATGTTGATGCAACTCCGAAAATTATTTTAAAATTAATTAGAAAAATAATTATAATTTTCGGTGATAATAAAACACTAGTAATTGTTTTGATTAAATTTTTTATTAAATCTTTAAAAAAGCTAATTTTAACAGTTTGGCCGTCTTGATTGTTGGGTATTTGACTACTTAAGTTATCGGCCATGCTATTTAAACTAGTATTTATAATATCCCTCTTTTGTACTAACGTAACACTAGGTGCGTTTAAATCATTGGTCAATGTTTCTAAATAACTAATTGGCATATTGGCTTTTGTTTCTACACTAGTTTTAACTCTAATAATACCATTTTTCCTATCGTTTGCTAAGTATTGTTGTTGAGCAATCTCTTCATTTGAAAACTCGAAATAATCATCAGTTATTTCTTTATTAATGTCAGCGTTTGATAACCTATCAATAACGTCATTAATTTGAGCTTCCATCTCAAGTTGTTTATTGGTTTTATTCAAATTAAAAGAAATTGAACCAAATAAAGCATCGATGATTTTGTTTATTATATTACTAGATTCAAATAAATCCAAAGAATCGATAAAATTATCATTTAATTGGTTAAGTTTTTTATTGTCATATGTTTGGTTACATTTGATGACAAAACAATTGTTTGGGTTTCCATTTGTCCCTATAGAATAAAATGTAAAATCCAAAATATTCTGCCATGTGCGTGTAGTACCTTCGTCTTGAATAACAGCATATAAAAACGTATTCATATCACTACTAGTAACCAATGATGATGTTACGTCGTTATACATTAGTTTACCTATAGGTGTTGTTGGGTCTGTTTTAAATTGTTCAAAGAAATCTATTTTACTAACTTCTATAACAATACCAGTAGTGTTTGGACCAGACCTCATAAATGCTGGTATGCTTGGGTCAACACCGCAAGTAACTATACCCTTTAAAGTTTTTTTAAGGACTATTTTTAATTTTTGTTCAATAGTGTCAAGTGTTGTAGCCAACATTTTTGAAATTTTATTAACAAAATTTGACTGACCGATTAATGATTTAATCAAATCGACCAAAAAAACAATCGGGTCAGAACCGTTATTAATCGACGGAAAAGATGAATCAAGTTTGAACTTAGGCATTCCTTCTGTCAATGTTCTAGCAGCAGCTATTTCACCAAAAACTTTTTTCTTTTTATCAACTAATGACATATTAATCTGTTTCTTCTTCCTCTTCTGGGTTATTACTGTTTTTAATCATTTGTCTAATAGACTTAAAATCATTAAGAGACGCTAAACCATTGCTTCTTTCAGAAACTGCGGTTTCAACATCTCCACGATTTTTAATGATATCACTTTGTAGTTTAGCCAATTCTAATTTAATTCTGATAGCAGAATCTTTTATTTTTAATAAACCACCTTTTTCTTTAGCTATTTTTGTTAAATCATCAACACCATCTGGCGCTGCGCTAACTGTAAGCTCATTGATAGTTCTTTGAGCATCATTTATTTGTAAACATGCATCGTTATAAGTTTCTTGCATAAGTCCCTCTAATGATTCGGTATTGTTTACTTTAACGTCTTGTTTTCTTTTTCTAGGCATGGTAATTAGTTTTTATATATAAATATCTACAAACCGTGTTTTGTAAGCAATTCATACAAGTCTTTATACCTTTTCATAGCTATACGTATATCTTTGGTTGATAGTAAAGTATAGTTTCTCATTGTTTCCAAAACAGAGTTTTTATTGTATTTTGACCCACCTTCCATCGTTTCAAAAGCTGTTTCCCAATTTTCTAAAATATAAATCAGGGCAAAACCAACTTTTTTCTCATTGTCATTTAATTTCTTTTTGGGTGGTAAATTTTCATCGTTCATCTCTTCTTTTATACCTTCGATTAGTTTTACAATAAAATCATCCATAACAAACCCATCGTTATCAATAACATACGTTAAATCTTCTCTTTCTTCAAATTCATTAGCCATGTCTTCATATGATGAAGTTTGTCTAAGATATTTCTCATCTTTGATGAGTAAACCTAAGATATAGTTTTTACTAATGGTTCCAAAATATGAATAAGCTTTTTTACCTCGTCCAGCTTCAAACCTATGAACCTTTGTCATTAAAAAAGAAACGGTGTCACTATGAAGTTCTTCAAAAGTTTCACCCTTTCTATATAATTTGTACCTTCTTATAATTGATTCAATCATCTTATCCAACGGGGCTTTAAGCCACTCGTTGAATATGATGTTTCTTTCTGATTCGTCAGTTGACTCTAAAAATTTGACAACAGCTTCTTCTTCTTCTGGACCAAAATACATTTCGTTTGTTCTTTTGCGTCCTCGTTTCGTAGCCATTTATCCATTTTGAACTTCGTATGTTATTTTTCTATCATTTGCAAAATAGTATTCCTTTTTAGCTGCTGATAACCAATATCTAGCTTCAACTGGGTCGATAGTTTGTTTGTATGAAGAGAATAGAGAACCTTCTCTTTGGTTTACGTGTTTGTAACCAAATTTAGGTACAACCATAACTCTAACATCTTTAAATGTCATACGTAATAAAAATTCATAAACGAATGTTAATTTTATATTACTTTTAAACCCACCTAAATCTTCATAGGTCGATTTTCTAATTACCATTCCATCAGTATTGAAATTTTGATACGTTAACAACGCGTTGTTATCTAAAATACCTAATTCATCTGAAAAACTGTTGGCCCAAACTGCTTCGTTTGTTAAACCAGCAAAAGAACCTTTAGCGTCAACGTCCACGATGATTGGTAAGAATAAGTCAACGTTTGTATGAGCGTTTTTATATTCTACAACGTTTTTAAACCAAATCTTAGCGTATTCATCATCGTATTCTAAAATACTAAACCATTCAGTTTTACATTGAGATACACCGTAATTAACTTGTGAACAAAAATCTGTTTCACCATCGTTTTCAACAATGGTTACTGAGCTTTTGTAATCACCATAGTCAAAATCTTTAGCATATTTAGTAACATCACTACCTTTAGGTGTTACAACAATTAATGTGTCAGGTCTAACCGTTTGGTCTGTAACACTTTTAACTGCGTTTGCAAATAATTGTTTTGTTGTGTCGTCCAATTCATGAACAGGAAGAATGACAGAGATATTATTTTTTTCTTTCATTTGTATTATGCGTTAGTTGTTTCTTCTAGAGATTCTTCTAATTTCTCTAAAGTTATTTTAAGTTCGTTAGTTCTTGTATAAACTAAATTTTCGTAAACACTTTCCATAGTTGTTTTTTGTTTTTCAGGTGTGTATTTACCTTGAGTACCTTTGATACCGTCTAATAAATCTTGTGGTACAGCATCTTCTAACCAAACTTTCATATAAGTTGCGATTAACTCTGGAATGTTAAGTGTAGTGTTTGTCCAAACACCGTTGTTGTTAATGTAAGGGTTTCCTTCAGCATCAGTAGCTTCCATCCATTCTGGAATCATATTTGGCATTTTACCAATAACTGGAGTGTTACATTCAATTGCTTCCAAAGGGAAAGTACCAAAACCAGACACGTCATCAATCCAAACAGCTACACACGATTCACTTAATTGAGCAGCAAATTTTTCTCTACTCAATCCTCTTAATTCTTTAAATGTAACCCATTTGTAAATTGGGAATTGAAGGTAGAATGATTTTGCTAATTTAGCCGCATCACCTTGATTTCTAGTGTGAACAGCAACGATAGGTTTTTTAGGTTTATCACTATCTTTGAAGTATGTTGGGATAGATACTGGGACAACGTGTGTTCTAATAGATGGAAATAATGATTTAACGTATTGTGATTGTTTTTCAGAAGTTGTTATCACATCAATAAAACCATAATCCATATCCCATCTTTTACCAACAGGTAGTAATTCTAATAAGTAATCGTAACTTTGTGACAATACGATTTTTTTACATGGAAAACCTTTAACTTGGTCCATGATGTTTGAGAAAATCTCAGGGATGATAATAAAATCAGCTGGGCTAATTTGTAATTCTTGTCCTTCAATAGAAACGTGTGGTAATTGTGCGTATTCTTCACCTAACCAATCAGCAACTCCGTTACCGTTTTCATCACCTCTAAGTTTATAATCGTTTTTTTCATGAAGGATAGCAGCTTTATAACCTAATTCGTTTAACACTTTAACGTGTTCGTAGATGTTGGCTATTCCAGCAGTAGGGTTACCTTTTGTATCCAATGTGAAAAAATACAAACTAAAATCTTTTGTTTCTAATTTATCAATCACAGATTTTAATTGATTGATTTGTTCATCCATTTGTTTTTTTTGTTCTTCCATTTGTTTTTTTATTTTAATTTTATTATTCAACTTCTACTAATATTCCGTAATGTAGTAGAGTATTAAATGCTAATTTGTAAGAGAATAAAGCTTTTGATAAAGCTCTTTCTGAACCTAACGAATCGTCAGCTTCTTCAATGTCATCTAAGATAATTTCTATCATTAGTCTGAACATTTCATGTTTGTTAGTGTTGATGAAAACGTCTCTTTCTCTACATGTTGTTAATTCTTCAGTAGTAAGAAGTTTTCCTTTTTCATCTTTAAAATTTTTGATAACAGTTTCATAAACTTTGTCATCTTGTTTGTCATCCATTTTGATAAGTTCTGTAAATCTATCAATATCTAGATAATAAATTGCCCCGCCAAAATCAATCATAATTTTTAAATTTCTTCGTAAGTTGTTATTATTGTATTTAAAATTCTATTTCTGAATTCTTCATTATTTATGAAATCTAAAAGAGTGTCGATTTCGTAATCAGCTTTCACATCTTTATTGTAAGGTGATTTAACTTTAATGCTGATTTTACCTTGTGGTTTGTTTTCCAAAGCTATTACGTTAGCAGTTACCAAAACGTCAATTCCATCCCATTCATTTTCATTATTAGAACAGAACTGTATTTTATCGGCTTTACAGCCAGTTTTAGAAAGGAAAAAATAAGTAGATGGGATACTTTTATCAACTTCACGACTAACCAAATATACTTCGTGCTCTTCGTCGTCTTTAATATCCATTAAAAAGTTATTGAAATGGTTCATTAAACCATCTGACATCAGGTCAGCATGACCAAAAATTTCTAGAGGTGCTTCTAAATATAGAAACGTATTGAATCTGTTGATGTCTTTAAATTCAAAATGGTCCATTAAATTGAAACTGGTTACATCTTCTATCTCTAAGTCTGGTACTGTTATCCCATCAGCTTCTAGCTCTGGAACAATATACTTGTCATAGGTGTAGATGAACTGTCCAATAAAATCCCTTAAAACCTCATTTATGCTTATTCCTATTTTCATATAACCAATTTACTGATTAAAAATCGATAAGTAAAGCAAAAAATATAATTTATCTAAATAAATCTAAAAATTTTTCTAAAAAAGTTTTCTTTTTTAAAACAACTGGAATATTTACCCTAGTTGGTTTGTTTTGTTTTTTATACTCTGGGTGTTCAAAAAGTTTAACAAAGAATTTTGTAAGTCTATGTCTAACAATTTCTTCTTCACTAAATTCAATCACAGAAACACCTTGTTCTTCTGGCAACAATTTAACCATTCTTACCAATTCACCCAAGGAGCTGTCTTCTTTCTTTTTAAGGTCTACTTGGTTTGTGTCACCTAATATTACAACTTTTGTGTTTTCAGAAAACCTTGTAAGAAGTGTTTTTGCGTTTCCATCGTTAACATTTTGAAATTCATCAAACAATAGGATACAATTTGGGATTGACCTACCTCTAACAGAACCAAAAACTTCCATTTTGATATACCCAACCTCTATAAGTTTATCAGTAAGTTCTTCACCGATTAATTGGTAGAAAGCGTCAAGGAAAGACATCATGATGAATTTAAGTTTATCTTTTTCGTCACCTGGCAAAGTACCTAGGTCTTCATCTTTAAGTTGGACTATAGACTTAACCAATTTTATGTCATGATATTTGTCTGGATGTGTTTTTAACAACAATAAAGCTTCAGCGACACTAAGAAGAGTTTTACCAGTACCAGCTGGGCCGATACATACGGTTACGTCGCCATTTTTAATAGAATTAGTTAGCTTTTTTTGAGTTTCGTTTTTATGTTTCAAATCTATTTTAATTTGAGACAATAAATCTTGTTTAAGGTTAATCGTTGATTCTTTTGGTAAAACAGCTTTTTTAGCTCTAGTAGTTTTTGTGGTACCACTTTTTGGAGCTGGTGTAACTTTTCTAGTCATAAATTTTTATTAATAAATATATTATTGTTTTATGTTAGGATAGTTTTTCTCAAACCATTCTACCGTTTCTTTTATACCAACATCAAAAGGTGTAAACTTAAAATCTGGTAAATAACTCATTAACTTTGAGTTATCACTAGGTTTTCTAAATTGTCCGTCTGGTTTTGTTTTATCAAAAATAACATTACCTTTAAAATTCATAGCATCAACAATAACACCAACAACATCTTTAATTGATATCTCTTGTGATGTCGATAAAATAATTGGTTCTGGTTCATCATAGTTTTCTAAAACCCACAACGCTAGTTCGGCAACATCTTTAGAGTATATGAATTCTCTAAGTGGTTTTCCAGAACCCCAAATAGTTAAATCTGTGTTGTTTTCTCTTGCTAAATAACATTTGTGTATTAATGATGGAATAACATGTCCGTTTTCTATGTTAAAGTTGTCGTTAGGACCATAAATGTTTGTAGGTATTACTGACGTATAGTTTAACCCATATTGTTCTCTATAAGCTCTTATTTGAACTTCTGCCATACGTTTTGCGTAGGCATATGCATCATTTGAAAAATGTGGTGGCCCTAAGTGTATTTTAGATTCAGTTAAAGGGTATTCTACGTTGTCTGGAAAAACACATGTAGATAGGAACGCTACTAATTTTTTAACACCGTGTTGTCTTGCTGATTCAATTACGTTGGTGTTAATCATAATGTTATCGTAAAAAAATTCACCTTTATATTTCATGTTTCCACCAACTCCACCAACTTTGGCAGCACAGTGTATGATTCTATCCACAGCGTGTTCTTTTCTAAGTTCTTTATCAGCATAAAAATGTAAAAGACTATCAATAGTCTTAGGGTTTTTTAAATCACCATGTTTTGAAGTGATTTGAATTAAATCACCTTTAAATTGTGAACCAACTAAACCGTTGGCACCTGTAACTAATAAATTTCCCATAATTAACTTAATTTATTTAACCAATATTCTATCATTTCGTCTAACATACTTTCGAAAGTATATTTAGGTTGCCAACCCAATTCTGTTTTAGCTTTAGTGGCGTCACCTCTTAGATAGTGTAATTCTTCTGCTCGTTCAAATTTTTTATCTAATTTAACATATTTTTCTTGGCCTAACTCTAATTTACCAAAAACATAATCAACCAAATCACTAACTTTATTTGAAATCCCAGTGGCTAACACATAGTCATTTGGTTTTTCTTGTTGTAGCATCAACCACATACCTTCAACATAGTCTTTTGCGTGACCCCAATCTCTCATAGCGTCTAGATTACCCAATACAAGCTCATTAGAGAGCCCTAGTTTAATCTTTACAGCTTCAAGCACTACTTTGTTAGTAACAAAATTTATCCCTCTTCTAGGGCTCTCGTGGTTGAATAATATACCAGAACTAATAAACATATTATATGAATTTCTGTAGTTATGGCAAAGACTATGTGCATACAACTTGCTACAACCATATGGTGATACTGGAATCATTTTAGTAGTTTCTCTTTGAAAATAATCTTGGTCAGATTGGTTCCCAAACATTTCTGAAGTCGCTGCGTGATAAATTTTTGATTTAGGTGAGAATTTTCTAACCGCTTCTAATACAGCTAGTGTACCACCAGCGTTAACATCCAAAGTATATTTAGGTAATTCAAAACTAATTTGAACATGTGATTGAGCTGCTAAATGATAAATCTCATCTGGTTTCAATTCATTGATGATTGACTCAACACTAATAGGGTCTGTAAGGTCCATATAATGAAGTGTTATTAAATCTTGTGAACGTAAATGCTCGATTCTAGTTGTTTGTGATTCTGGAACAGAATTTCTTCTAATAGTCCCATGTACAACGTATCCTTTTTCTATAAGGAATTCTGCCATGTATGACGCATCTTGACCGTTGGCGCCAATGATTAAAGCTGTTTTATTCATATTTTTTATTTTTACAAACTATGTTTGAGTAATTGTAATGGTCGGTAAAATCAGTTATAGGTGTTAAAACTTCACCACCTAAATATGAAAAATCATCAAAACCATGATTTTTCAAATAGTTAACAACGTCTATTAATTTTAACCCTTTGTCTAAATATGTTCCACCGTATTCAAACTGAATGTATTTAACAATATTTAGCTTTTCACCAAACCCTTTCATAACATTTAATTCGAAACCTTCAGTGTCTATTTTAATTAAACCTATATTATTTATTCCGTTATCGTTTATATAATCTATAGCTTTTTTAACTATTAATTCTATTTTTGACGAACTACCTTGTGAGTTAGACCTATCTACGAAAGATTGAAAATTTACGTAATATGGTAATACCGTATCGGTGTCAGATAACCCAAAAGCATTAAAAAAAGATTTTTTATTTTTGTTATTTTTTTGTTTTAATTCTTCTAAAAAATTTGGTACTGGTTCAAAATAATGAACTTCCTTTTCAAAACTTAAAAATAAACTATCATCTCTACTACCTATATCAAAAATAATATCAATTTCATCTTTGATTTTGTTTACGAAAAATATTTCGCCATTTGTTTCTATATTAAAATTATTAAACATATTTTATTTTTTAAAGTAAATCATACCCCACTTTTCTTTTCGGTCTTTGTTTATGTCATTATGTATGGTTAAATCTTCCCAATTACACCAATTAATATTTTCTAAATTTAATAGACTATCTTGATATGTGTATGAGAAATTGTTGTAACCTAACTCTTTTAAATATTTAACAGTTTTATTCACTATTTCATATTGTTCTTCAGCCCATTCAAAAGCAAAATAAGTGTTGTCTAATAGTTTTGTCAACCCTTTTAATACTTCATATTCATAACCTTCAACATCTATTTTTATAAAATATGGGATACCGTATTTATCGATAACTTCATCTAATGTTGTTGTTTTAACATCTATTGATGTATCCCAATTATAAACATTGGTGAATCTGGAGTTATTTATCCAATCCTCAGAAAATGTTGACACAACATGTGAGTTTGAAATATTAAATTTTTTAGTTTCTGTTTTATCCGATAATCCTAATTCTTCAATAGTAACTTTATCATTATTAAAAAATTTATTTTTAATAACGGTTACAAGACTTGGGTTTGGTTCAAAACAAATTATTTTATCATAATTAGGTAATAGTTCGTCAACAGTTTGACCTATATTTGCACCAATATCAAAAGCTATTTTCATATATTATTATTTATTATTTTGTTACATTTTAACATATTATTATGTCCGACACATGTTGGACACCAGTCATATTTTAACCCCTTCCATTCTGGTAGAACAAATATATCTCCATGCCAGAATCTAGGTCTTTCGTTGTAATAAATGTTTTCAGCATTACTAAGAAAACCAATCCACCAACTAAAACTTCCTTCACTCAACACCAAGTTATTAAAATTTTTGGCAAAATCAATAGTTTCTAAAGGTGATTCATTATAAATCTTTAAATTAAATTCGTTTGCTAATTGCAAAACATTAGGGTGGTCTGGTGTGTCTGAAGTGATATAACCATCGTGACAACGAATGTTTTGTAAGGCTTCCCTGTAGTATTCAATTGGTAACATTTGTCTTTCACCGTTTATATCACCAATTCTGTACGCGACAAATACTTGGTCATTTGGTGTATCGGTAAAGGTTAAATTAAATAGCGACTTTATTTCATCTCTATTTTTTAAGATAAAATCTCTATTTTGATAATAACCAACAAAACGATAATGAGCTGGTGTGATACTTTCCGATTCCAATAACCTCATGAAATTAGAATCATCAACATCGATGATTGGCCCACCAGTTTCTTCACCAGTCAACAAAGGCAAATCAAATTTATTCTCCACAACACCAGACGATATTTTTAGATTAAATTTTTTAGCAAAGATATACGCAGCGACATATTGGAACAAATTGTTACCTAACCTACCACTATAATTTATTGATACACTCATAAAACCTGTTTAAATTTTCGTCATATTTTTCTTTAAATGTCATATTAAACGAATTTGAAAATTCGTTACGGGTCCAAGGTCTATCACCACCACAAAAATGAGCAGCAGTTGTTTCTTCGCTTATCAAACCACAATAACAAATGTCGTTATTTTGTATATACTCAACTTTATCAATAAAGTACAAATTAAAGATTGGTTGGTCACTACCAGTTGGTATGATATGATTGTTTACGTCTTTAATTTCATTTTCTAAACCAAACAACTCATTTAACGTATCTTTATTGATTACTTTTGTGTTGAATGAGAAGAAACCAGCGTTAAAACCGTTTTTGTTTAAATCATATTTCCCCTCTAGTTTTGATAGTGAAGAATTTTTGTTACCCAAATCCCAACCTTGACATAGGTAGTCTTTTATTTTAAATGGTTCAATATCTGCCAGTAACCCGATAAAATTAGTATCGTATTTGTCTAAGAATTTATTCAAATCTTTAAATACCATAAAATCACAATCCATGTAAATAACATAATCCCATTGTTTAAAATATATGTCAAAAACATGTAGGTTTATTCTGAATTTATTGTCGCAATTTCTGTGTAAGATTTTAACCCCGAATTTCTCAAAATCAGACAAATCATGACCATCCAAGTTATTGGCAATAAGACATAAGTCCCCATCCCATTTGCCTTCATTTTTAACATTTGAAAACAATGATTTTGCATGCTCTAAATAATTTCCATCCGAAATAATCACTAATACTTTTTTCATTTGATAAAATAATTAACATCAATTTTTGTTTGGTCAAAATCTGACCATAATTTTTGGTAAAGCTCTATTGAAAACGATGATGGGTCAAAATCTGACCACGAATCTATAACTACCATAGGGTAATCATTGTAAAACCCAATATTGATTGATTTTGTCACGATTGGTATTGTACCCAAATACAATGCTTCCCAAGTTTTATGACAATCAACACCGTTACCGTTGGGTGATACGACAAAATAACTTTTAGCCACTTCTTGTAAATATTCTTTAAAAGGAAGTTTATCACCCATTTGAAACCCTTTTTGGTTTAATTCGTTTAAACAATAATTGCGTTCACGTCTATTGGTGTTAACATCAAAATTAACATATATAAGACGTTCTTTTGGTAGGTTCTGGTCTATGACTTCACTAAAAACTTTTTCGTCACCGTGAGACCAAATTTCATTACCTAAACCGATTGGTATTGATGAAAGCTTAGGGTGTTGCGTCATAATATTTTGACCACACCATTTTAACAGGTTAGGGTTATCCATGTAACGCAAGTAATTATCATCTACTGGTAAATCCCCATTGTGTGTAAATAAAATATATGGTGTTTCAATATTTATAGTAAAAAACGAATACACATAATCAATCTTAACAAATATTCTTAACGTTTCACCGTTTATTGGTTCTGAGTGTTTTACAAATCCTTTCTCATCTAGAGAATAGTGACAAGCTCGTTTAAACTTGTTACCAGTGATAAATTCCATTAGTACAACAAATTAATAAGTGTGTCAACTTGTGACTTATGTTGTTTATATGGTCTTAATAAATGTGAATCAATGTAGTAACCAGAATTAACCAAATTAGCATCATATGACCACCATAAACGGTCTATTCGTCTATCGGCCCCACGTGGCCAACCTCGGCTCAATAAAACAACAGAATCTGGGTTTTGCTCCTTGAATTGTTGCATCTTAAGCCATAGATAGTTTTGGTCTGTAGTCCAACCAAAACCCATAGAGTTTAACCTATTGGCGAAATCTACCCAAGTGTTGTCTAATTGTAACATTCTAGCGAAAAGCTGAGAATCTGAAATGTTGTAACACATCGGGATTTCCTTGTTGTTATTGCATTCCGCATTATCAGAACTCATAACATATATTTTTAAAGAATCAAAACCAACTACTTGGTCAATAAAGTATTGTTTTGATAGCGGCACCATATCAATATCGCTAATCACAATGTTACCACTAAGTTCTTTAGCCAGATACAATCTAATTATTTGTGATTGAAGACCTGTGTCGATACCTTCGATTGCTTTAAACTTTTTAACCAATCCATATTCATCTTCAATAAAATCGGAATCCTCATCACATATCAAACCTAATACTGGTGTTATGTTAAAAACCTCTTTCCAAGTCTTAGAAATAATTGGCCAGAAATCCAAATACATTGGGTTCATATTTGACCCCATTATTGCGTAATCTATTTTCATTTTAATATCTTTGTCTTATACTAGTCCTTTGGTCACCCCTAGGAAAATTATTTTCATCTACTGACTCACCAATAAAAGCAAAATTGTCTAAGTTTCTATCTCTTTTTATGTGAGTCCCAATACCTTCGTAGTTGAAGAACTCATCATGTAGAAACAAATCATTAACCACAATCGGGTGAATAATATCTCTCAAAAAACATTGGTCTACGGTCTTATCACCAGTCCTATTATTTTTTTGCAAGTAAGCACTCATTAACTCTGAAAAGTTTTGGATTGAACCACCCTTGGCACCCCACATTCCAGCGTTGATAACCCAACCGTGACCAATAGGGTGTTCTCTTATAATGTGGAAACTTTTTCCAGACTCAATCCATTCGTTGACAGCGGTTTCATCACGCAAACTAATCCTTGAATCACAATCCCTAGATATAAAGTATTCAACCTGTTGGTCCATGATTGGTCTGAAACGCCAAAGGGAACCCAAAAACCCATTATTTTCATGTGTATTGATAAGATGCACACCTAGAGTTTGAAGCTCTTCCAGAATAAAGCTAGGTACCGAATCATTATGGTAAACCCACATTTCCCAATCTTTGAAGTAATCCTCCATTAATATGGCGTTTTTTATACAACCAACAGTGTAAATCACGTTATCACCGTATAGTGAGAAACTAACTACCTTCATATTCTTTTAATTTATTGTATATGATGTTATCAGCGACCAAATATTTTTTAGCCACTTCAAAATTATGTTTGATTGATTCCAATTTCGAAGCGTAGAGTTTTTCACTTAAAGATTTTATCGCTGCTTCTAAATCATCAACGTTATTTATTATCAACATTCCATTGGTGTCGAAAAATTCACCAATAGATGGGCAGCCCCAATAAATTGGTATTGTACCAGTCATAAAACAATCAATCAATTTTTCACTAAAATAATAATCTTTTTGACAGTTTTCAATTACAATTGAAAAACGATAATCTTTTAACGCTGTAATCTTTTTTTCAATTGGATTGTTAAACCCGAAATTGTCTAACGCTGGAAAAGTTTTTAAAACTGTATGTCTAAGTCTATGACCTACTGTTGTTTGTTTTGCTGATAGGATAATAGAAACATTTTTTGATTTTTCATAAATCATTCTATCTTCCACATCAATCCAACAACCACCGTAGGGTATTAAAACAAATTTATCAGATATTTTGAGTAGCTCTTTACTAAACGTAAAAACCATATCAAATTTATCGTAATTTTTAGCTATGTATTGATAAGCATTAGGTGTTATTTCTGGTGATTCTAATAGCCAACCATATTTTTTAGGGTTGATAAACTTATCAACTTCCGTTAATGAAAAGTCAGTTAAAATTAAATGGTCTTCATCATATTTTCTAACCCATTCAAATAGCTCTGGTTCATTGTGCCCACTACTAGATTTTGCGTGAGAAAACATTCTATCATGTATGTATAGTTTATCCTTTAACATAAAAAGCGTCTCCCCATGTTCCACCATCCCAAGTTGTTTCAACTCTTTCAAAACCATATTCACTTAGGAAAGTATCTAATTCTTCAATTCTAGCACAACCTTTATAAAGTTCAGCTCGGTTTACTTCAGTCATGATATAATCAATGGAATTTAAAAATTCAGAACCACCTTTAAAAACTTCTAGTTCATAACCTTGAACGTCTACGTTGATGAAATTATATTTATCTTTATCTTCAATAAAATTATCTAACTTTGTTATTTTAACAGTTTCTTTCCCATCAAATTGAATATTTGGGTGTTGCACCAAATGATAGTCTGGTTGTAAAACAGAACTAGATTGTCCTTCGTTTATAGTTTCAGTAAACATTTCAACTTCACCTTCAATATTACCTAAAGCAGTGTTATGTAAAATTGCGTTATCACCAACATTTTCTTTTAGTCTTTGAAATGTTGATGGTACTGGTTCGAAGAACATTACGTTATCAATACCTAATCTTTGGTATGTGTTATATTCTTGACCAACGTGAGCACCAATGTGTAATATACCTTTAATTTTAAGGTCATATTTTTCTTTTAAATTGTCTAAGTTTAATAGCATTTTAATTCGTTTTAAATTTATATATTATTTCTTTATGTGGTCCATTTATACCATTAAAATCCATGGATTTTAAATCTATAACCTCACCGTTAAGATATTTATCGTTAAGTTCTTTTTCTGATATACCAAATTCCAATCCATGTCTATTATTAAAGGTTTCATTAACCAAATTAACTGGTATGCTAACTAATTTTGATTCAGTAAAACATTTCATTTTAGTAGGTATAGAATTCATAAAAACAAATTTTTGTAAATTGGCTTCTAAGGTATTTGGGTTGTGAAAATTAATATCTATAAGTAAATCTTTTATTAATTTAGTGTTAAAAATATGGCCATCTGTTGATAGTGGGTATTTGAAATCACCTATTTGTTGTTTGGTATAGTCGAAGCTAATATATTCACCATCTACTTCATGTTCACCAAGAGTATAGTTTAAATTAGCTGGATGCGAATAAACACAATTTTTACCTAGTCTTAATGAAAATATTAAATTGTTTTCAACAACTGGTTTGATTATTTCTATTTTCCTAGCCATTATTTGTTTAAACACTACCGCATCATCAACCATAAATGTTGTTACTTCAATTTCGTCATCTATTAGTTTAAATAAATCTTTTCTAAAATTAGTTTCAGAATGGAAATTGATACCACTGTATTTTTCTTTAAGTTTTTCGTACCCCAAAATATAATCGTTTTCAGATTTATATAAAACATGTATTTTGTCAAATAATAGCGGAGCATTTAATACTAACGAATCTAACAAAAGATTCAATTGACACGCCCTATTTTTAGAGAAAATAATTAATTGATTTTTATATTTTTCCATTAATCTTTAAAAAACCCTGAATAGTCTACGTTCCTATTTTGGATGTCACTAAAACCAGCAACTTGTTTTGCCATATTAGGATAAAACCCATAAGCATTGTAGACGTTATGTAATTGTGCGTAATAACCATCAACTTGTTTACCCATTTTAGGTAAAATAGCCATGATGGTTTCAAATAATGTATTGTTTATCGCAACACATTGTAAAGCTACTGTAAAATTTAATTTAAGCACTTTATCTGATATTTTCGTTGGTGCAGCCCCGTAAACATGGTTTCCACCAAAATAAATAAAATCCCAATCTTTAGGGACTTCTAACATATATTCATCTAACTTTTTTATTTCATCAGTGAAAAACACATCATCTTCTAATATTAAAACATTTTTAACCCCTTCAGAATGACATTTTTTAATTATTTCTAGATGTGACATTAAAACACCTATTTCACCAGCTAACAAAGTGTTATTATTTGGTGAAATAGTTGTTCCGTCAATCGCTGAAAATTTTTCAACATCGGTAATTCCGAACTTATCAAGCTCTAGATTAAATTTCTCTAACCTATCTGGTCGTCTGTCTAGGTTGATTACATAAATTCTATCAAAATATTTTTTTAAATCAACCATTATTTTTTAGCTTTTTGTTCGTATTTTTTATCTAACTCATCTACTCTATGTTCTTCAAAAAGGTATTTACCGTTAGTAGTGACTTTGGCAACAAATTTTATCACATAGAATCCGTTAAATTCAATTATTTTATCAAAAGATTCTATATCGTATTTAAACTCCAAATAATCTTCAACACCTAAACTTTTGTAAGTAACAAATTCCACATCTTTAAGTTCTATAAAACTTTGTTTTTGTGTGTTACCGCTCATAACTTTTTTAATAGCGCTAATAAATAATCTACTAGTTCTATTGTCTTCGTTAACATATTTGCTAACGTAGAATTCTAATAATCTTTTGTTTTTATTAATTTTTCTTACGTTTAATTTCTTGGCAAAATTTTCTATGTAAAAATTTGGTAATGTGTCTCTACCAATTTTTATAGGTCGTTCAGTTTTACTAGTTATAAAATATTCGTCAGAATCAATACTACCATGAGTAGCTGTTTGTCCAATCTCACCATCATTTAACATAACCTCATCTAATAAACTAATATGTTCGTTATCCATAGCTTGACTTCCAGATAATACTATCTCACTATTGTCGACAACCATCTCTAACACATAGTTATCGATAGTATCTAAGTTTACTTTTTTAAGACCTTTTTTCTTGCTTCTTTTTTGAGTTTTAACTATAGGCATACCATCCTTATCATAACCAACTATTTCAGCTGTAAGACCTTCAGTGGCTTTCAAAACCTTATATGTCCTCCATTTAAGATTAAGCACTTCTTGAGTTACTTCACCATTTATCAATGAATCAGCAACTTGACCTTGACTAAGTCTTTGACTATGTGTTACATCACTAGATAAACCTTCACCAGTCTGCGTCAACGCGCCTTTTTCAACGTTGCTTAAAGCTAATGACACTACAGCAACTTTCCTTTTAAACCATTCTATCACACTCATTATAATATTTTTTTATATTCTTCAATTATTTGGGTTGTTATGTTTTTGCTGTTAAATTTATCAACGTCTGTAGGTACTTCATGCAATGCTTTTGACAATATAATTCCAGTAGAATCAACGTTGTAAATCCAACCAGATTTACCACACATCCAACCTTCAATAGTTGTTCTACCTAAAAGTATCCCAGCGGTTTCATCACATTGATGAATGAATTTTTCAACATTAGATGTAGGTTCATAATATGTTACATGTGGTTCGTTGGCTATCATATCATCTAAATACGTATCGTTTTTCTTCCCAACAATCCAAAGTTCTTGGTTGTTTTCTCGAGTAACATTTATCAAATCTTGAATTGTGTTTCTTCTAAGATAATCAATAGTACCGACAAAAAGTATTCTTTTTTTATTTCTTTTTTCAGTTGTGTTAACCACTTTAAATTTATCAGCATCAATTGGGTTGTAGATAACACTAACCAAATCTTTATCAACACCAAAAGTCTCCACGATGTGTTCTTTAATTTCTGGTCTAATAGCTATGTATTGTTTTATTTGTGGGGAAATAACTGGTTCTTCTAAAGAGATTACTTCTGAATGTATAGAACAGATTACAGGTGTTTCTGGATAGAATCTTAATAAATGTTCTGTAACTGGTTTGTGGTTTAAATGAATTACATCAAAATTTACATCACTAACTTTGTACAGTGTGTTTGGTTGTGATACTACATCACCTTGTGGCGATTTTAACATCCATTTACCATCACCTAGTTTAAAACCAGGTGGTTCTTGTATACTATACATTTTAACACCTAGTTTATTTGCAGCAGATAATAAAGGTTCTCCAATACTTGAACATACAGAAACATCACAACCCTGTTTAATTAGTTGTTTGGCTAGCTCAAAAACGTATAGTTCTGAACCAGTATAATTAGCAAAACTTAAACAGCCAATAAGTACTTTAAGTTTTTGACCTTTTCTAAGTGTTTTCTTTACGTTTGCTGGTAAGAATGCTTGGAAAGCTTCAGAGAAATCAGCTCTGTTTTTTTCCCACGCTTCGTTGGTCATACCGATAGATTGGTGATTGATTCTAATAGCAGTAGTTACCCCAACTTTAACACCTTGTAGATAGTTTTCAAAAGCAAAAGTTACGTCATAAAAATGAAATCCTTCAACTTGTTCATTAAATTCTTTTTTTAACCTTGTCTTATCAACAGCAAACCAAACACCATCACAAACAACAACTTCTTCAAGTTCTTGACCTAAGTCCTCAGAATAACTTGATAACCAAGTTTTGCCTTCGTGCGTGTGTTGTACGCGACCATACATTTTACTTCTGTTTTCCCACCATTGACCAGACTCTGGCATGTTTTTGCTACCAGCAACACCAATGATACCAAACTTTGGGTTTTTATCAAATAGTTTGGTTAATTTATTACCCCATTGTTTTGTCTCAATAGTTAAATCATCATGACAAAAAACCACAATATTGTTTTTAGCTTGTTTTAAGCCACGATTATACGCTTTGGTTAGTGATTCACCATTGTTGATGATTTCTATCACCTCAATGTGTTTATGAAGCCCAGAAGACTTAATCAAGTGTTCTCTATGTTCTGGCTTTGTTTCTCTTGTACAATATACTACTGTTACCATTGTTTTAGTTTATTCCTGTGCTACCAAACCCACCAGAACCACGTTCAGTGTTTTCTGATATTTCAGTAACTCTATTTAAGTTAATAATGTTTTTAGCTGTTACACTAGCAACAACTGCTTGGGCTATTCTATCACCATGAAATATTTCAAATGGTTTTTCACCTAAATTAATTAAGATAACTTTAATTTCACCGCGATAATCAGCATCAACCGTTCCAGGTGTATTCAAAACCGTAACACCATTCTTAGCAGCCAAACCACTTCTAGGTCTAACTTGAATCTCAAAGTTTTCTGGTAATTCAAAAAATAAACCAGTTGGCACTATAGCTCTTTCACCAGTGTATAGTTTCATAGGACCGTCTACTAGATTAGCTCTTAAATCAAAACCAGAAGACCCAGCAGTTGCATACTCTGGGTCTGGGTTTGTTGATTCATTTTTGAAATTAACCTTGAATTTGAATTGTTCAGCAATACTTAAAGGCATTTGGTTATTGAACTCTTTGTTAAAATCATCCATAGTATAACCGCTATTAGAATCAAAAGTATCTAATAACTTCTTTCTCATTTCTTCAACGTTGTAATTCATTAGTTTTTCTCGTGTTTAATTGCAAATAAGTTAGACATTTTTAACAAATCACCCAAAGTTGAATTATGGTATTCTGCTTGTTTGTCATCTGATTTATCTGACATTAGAATAGCGCCAAATTCTTCTTCTGTGAAAGTAACTCCATTAGATGTTGCATAGTAAATACTTCTTTCACTAACTCTCATTGAAACCAATAAGTTGTTGAAATCGTAATGTTTACCGTTTTTCTTTGCCCATTCTGGACCGTCAACATAAAGATTAGCTTTACCGATTTGGTGTAGCAAACAAACTTTAAGAAGACTTTTTTGGTCTACTTTTTTGTCGTCTGGTAATGAGTTATTGAATCTTACAGCGTAAAACGCAACTCTTAATAAATGGTCAATTAGACCACCTTCAAAAGCGTTATGTAAAGAATCCATTGTTGATGCTGGAGCTTTTATAAAACTTTCACCTAAGAAAGTCATAAGTTCATCAGTCATGAAATCATTATTTTTTGCTGTCTCAAAATATTTTTTTGTGTTAGCAAGGATTTTTTCTTGTGTTAAAGACATTGTTTTTATATATTAGTATCTGTTATTTTTTTACAAATATACGCATAAAAATACAAAAAATCAATGTTTTTGTATACTTTTTTTATCTATGTTAATTTGAAAAATCATTATTTAACACTGACAAAGTAACACCACTTAATAAAACTTCTTCTTCTTTTTTAGACTCTAAAATTTTTTCAATAGCGTTTTCTTTTACTTTTTTAATCTCTTCTTGAAATTCTTTTCTTTGGTTGGATAACAAAGTTTTAGTTTTAGCTTCTTCCACTCTTTTTTCATCAATCCTATCCATAAGGTCTTTGATATGTTCTGCCGTTACACTAAGGTTATCTATAGGTGTTTTAAGTTTAGTTAATTCATCTTCTTTTTGTTCAACCAACAATGTTTTTTCAACTTTAACTTTTTTTCTTTTTTTAGTTTTTTCTTCTTTTAAATAATCAGCCAAAAATACCAATACTTTTTTTAAATCTTTTTTCTTTCCCATTTTATTTTTGTGTTAATTTTAAATATAATTCTTTTCTATCCTCAGTTACTTTGTTCATTGAATATGTGTCTTTAACAGTGTTGTAAAGATTTTCTTGAAGGATTGGAATCATATTAGGGTTTGTTATTAATTTTTTCAACGAAGTATACCAATCTTTGTGGTTCTTTTTAGAGTCGATAAGAATACCGTTGGCTGTTTCATCAAAACCACCACCATATTGAATCGCATTTTTTAAATCCAATTTATATGGGCCAAAGTCTTGAGCGATAATAGCTTTATGGTGAAAACCAGCTTCGATAACCTTTAGTTGACTTTTAACTTTGTTGAAAACGTTTTCTTCTAGTGGTGCCAATGAAATATCAAATAAATTATAGTTTGACGCGTAAGTTGATATTGGTTTTGTCCAAACTCTTCTATACGGTTCATTAGCAACATTTGGGAATTCATCCAATGTAAATTTCATAAGGTGAGATTTATACTCTGGGCTAACGATTTGATAGTTGTCTGTAAATATTTTTTCATATCTAAACCAAACACTTTCCATAGGTGTAATTTGTCTTACTTTTTGCTGACCAGTTGCTTGGTCAATTTCTGTGTGTGTACCTCTTGTATCAAAACCACACAAAACAAACTGAACTTTGTCAATCAAATTATCACCTCTTAATTTAGTCACAACACCATTAAGAATTTCTAAATCTTTTAAGTGAGAAGACCCACCTAACCATCCGATTCTAATTCTATCAGATTTTTCTAAGTTTGGAGTAAATTGTTTTTCAGTTGGTTCAACTGCGTTTGGAAGAACAAAAACATTTTTATTGTGTTTAGCTATTTCTTCTGCAAATAAACGTGTTGTTGTTGTTACGTTTCTAGCGCACTTGATGTTGTCTAATATCTTTTTATCTAACCCAGAAGATTTAATAATGTGATATGCTGGGTGGTGTGGACCTGGAGCCCAATGGTCATCTAAATCCATAATGGTAACTATACCTAAATTATCTAGATGTTGTAATAATTGTGGCATTTGCTCGTAACTACCAAGTGTTCTATGGTAATGAATGATGTCATATTGTTTTAACCACTCATCGTTATTTAATTGTGGTTCATAATCAATATCTACTGAAAACTCATCTGGGTAATTGTTTTCTAATGCGATGTGTGGGTTTGTTGAACGGAAGTAGCTTACACCTGTACGGTCTGAAGGCACTACCAATACTTTTAATTTTTTCATGAAAATTTGTTTTAAAACATTTTATTGATTTTTAAATATATCGTTTTAAAAACAAATAGTAAATAAAAAAGGGGTTATTAAACCCCTTTTTTTTATATTTTTCTTTTAGTTTGTATTTTACCTTCTTTTATTAGTAGATTAATTGTCTTTTTTATTGTTTCTTCTGTAACAGTTTTATTATACGTTTGCTTAAAGAAAGTGTTGATTGATTCATTAATCATATCTTGTAATTGGGTTTTGCTAATCGTTATCATATCATCACTCGTTCTACCTTCAGAAATAACTTGTCTTTGTTGTTGATGTTGTGGTGTTCTAATTTTAGCTCCAGTTATTCTAGCAATGTCTTCAGCACTAACTTTTGAAGGTGGTCCACTCAATCTAGGGATTGGGTTTTTTAACATCGCTTCTTTTACTATTGGAGGTAAATTTGACGCCATAATTTGTTCTGGGGTGTAGTCATGGTTTTGAACAACACCTTGTGGTGCTGATTGTTGATAATTTTCATAGATAGGTTCTCTTTCGTCAGATTCATTATATATTGGAGTATTATCAAACATTGATTGATTATATGAGTCTCTAGGGTCAAAATCTCGACCTCTTTCTTGTTTTTTTTCTGGAGCTCTAGATTCTACCACATTCATTACTTGTTTTGCTTTACCTAATAAAGCACTTAAAGCACCTATATCTACTGGTTTTGGTACATCCATAATTTTAAAATTCTTCGTCTTCTTCGTTATCTTGTGTTAAGTTAGGGTTTTGATAAATATCACTTCTTTGTCTAGTGAACGTATCAGGATTGACTTTATCATAAACTTGACTCATCGTTCTATCACCTAACTGGTTATAAGCTGGAATGCTAGCATCGTAATCAGATACAGGGTTTTGCCATTTCATGTTTGTTGGATACCAACCAACTATTTTATCTAACAAAAATATTTTCCAAGCATTTGGTTTTTTAGTTTTTGAACCACCACTAATTTGATACGCTCTAATTGAGTCGTTGTTTGCTTTAGTTGATGCGTAATTATATACTTGTATATATCGTTTACTAGGTGGTTGGTCAACATAATCTTGATAAAGTATGTTTACATTTACTTTATCTCTGATAGCAGATTTAACAGCATCAGAAGAAACACCCTCAGAAATTAACTGAGAATTTTTCTTGATTTCTTCTAATATAACTTCTTCAAAGATATTGTAAAGGTTCATAAAATATTTTTTTAGATTATTACTTGACCAACGTTACCAGCTGTGTTAGGTATTACATAGTTACTACCAGCAATAGCTGATGGTCCGTAACCCCAAGTCGCAGCATTAAGAGTAACTTCTTGATTTCTACCAGAACCCGCATAAGAAGCAACACCATTTATGTCTTCAATATTACCACCAGCATAATTAGTAATTGCTGCATATACACCGTTAGTTACACCGTCACCAGTACCTCTACCATTATATGGGGATAAGTTATCAGCTAATGCGTTTGTGTTGGTAGCACCGTAAACGTCGTTTAGGTTACCTGTTATTTGTGGGTTTTTATAAGGTCCTTGGAAGGTATATTTACCAGTACCAATTCTAGTTTGTTGGATAATAGCTAATCTACCAGTCCCAGGATATATTGGGTTACCGTTGATTGCATAATTTTCTAATGGTGATTGACCACCGTTGTAAACTGTAGGCATGTTTTATAGTTTTTGTTTTTTGTTATTATTCATGTATTCTATTAAATATTTCATATTAGAAATTTCTTCAGATAATGCTTGTGAGTTAGAAAGAATCTTTTTTACTTCACCGCCACTATGGTCCGCTGATTTTGTCACTTTAGCAACACCAACGTCAGTTGGTTTTTTTTCATCTTGGTGCATGTTTTCAGGATTTGTATCCATTTGAGTTTTTCTTCTCATTTCATCCCTTTTTCTTTCACTTTGAACTATTGATTCAAGTTCTATTTTTCTTTTTTGACCACCTAATCTATTGTATTCAAAACAATTTTTAGTTTCTTCACACATTTTTTTAGCTTCACCAATCCTAGATAGTTCCATAGCAAAAGCTTGATGGTTTTTAACTTGGCCATCGGTGCTTTTAATTTGTTTATCATTGATGTTACTATTCATATTATAGGTTTTTAATTGGTTTGATGTTGTTCTTTTTATCTAATATTGCTTTTGACAATTCTTCTAATTGAGCGTCGGATAAATCAACATCGTTAATGGTGTCAATCAATCTAGCAACTTTTGGGTTATAATTTTTATCGGTAACATCTGAAGTTTTGCTTCTTTTAACCAAATCATCTATTTTTTCTTCCACTGTTTTCTTTTTAATAATTGTGGTGTTTTCATTAACATTTACTTTACTAATTGAACCATAGTTAAGCGCTAAACCACCAGTGTTTGAACCACCAAAGCTATAAACAGCAAACCATGGGATGTTTTGTCTATAACGACCAAACACTTTATCGGTTGTTGTTGGCATACCTTTTTCGTATTCAGAATCATCATTGTATGGTTTTTCAACTGGCCCTGTTTGTATTTGACTATCATTAGTTGCGATAAAATCCCCACCATTTGATGTGATATCACCACCAACTAATTCCTGTAAACGTTCTTTTGATATAAATCTATTCATAAATTATGTTTTATTATAAATATATTCAAAACCTAGAATATTTATAATAAAACTATAAAATATGGCTTTTAGAACAAAATTAGATTATTCAGACAATAGACAAATAAAGCAATTTGAGAAATCTCACACAATTTTATCTGGTGGTACATCATTTGGGTTAACATTCAGTGCGTTGACTAGTGGCCCAAATTTGGAAACTAGCGGAGACACAGAAACATACACAACGCTAGCTAGTACATTTTCAGGCAACGGTACAACAACTATTTATAATTGGTATGACCCAATAATGGCTATTGGTGAACCTTATCTTTCAGCGATAACACCATCTTTATCCGCAACTACTCAACTTATTGAAGAACCAGTTTTTTCGGCTGAAACAACCACTGTTATTGACGGAAACACCGTTGGATTGTTTTATACTGGAGTTACTTTTGATATAACACCTATAGCTTTCTATGATTTAGGTGGTGGTAATTATAGCGGTACCGTTGAAACTTTGGATTTGACAACTTATTCAGCTACTAGTTTAGACTACACTGGTAGAACAATATGGGTAGATGTTTCTGGTATTACTAGAACTGAAAGACTTATAGTTACTAACGCACCTCAAATTGGTTACGTATTGACATGTTACACTAGTGAAGGTATGGCTAAATGGGAAGCTGTTACTGGTGTTACAATAAGTGGCGGTTCAATATTATGGTCTTCTGGTACTGGCACATACTCTATAGCCGCTAAGAATTACAATTCAATAGCTTCTGGAAATTATTCTGTAGCATCTGGATATAACGCATTAGCTTCTGGTAACAATAGTCATGTTGAAGGTGCTTTTACCACAGCTAGTGGATATATTAGCCATGCTGAAGGTAGTAATTCACAAGCAATTGGCGATTATTCACACGCTGAAGGTGCCAATACATTAGCTAGCGGAACTGGAAGTCATGCTGAAGGTGGCGCTACAACAGCTAGTAATCAAGGTAGCCATGCTGAAGGTGGTTGGACAACGGCTAGTGGGATTAATAGTCACGCTGAAGGTAATTACACAATAGCTAGTGGTGATTATGGTAGTCATGCTGAAGGTTATAAATCATTAGCTAGTGGTGAAGGGTCACACGCTGAGGGTGGTGTGTATTCTTTATTGGTTTCTGGTGGTACTGCTAGTGGCAAAGCGAGTCACGCTGAAGGTCGACAAACAACAGCTAGTGGTGATTATTCACACGCTGAAGGTTACTACTCAACAGCTGATGGTGAAGGTAGTCATGCTGAAGGTGGTTCTCAAGCTTTAGGTGTTTTAGGTGGTGTTGCTTTAGGTGGTGGAAGTCATGCTGAAGGTGGTGAAACAACAGCAATTGGTAATTATAGTCATGCTGAAGGTTTTAATACACGTGCTACTGGTTATACAGCCCACGCTGAAGGTGCTGGAACAAGAGCTTATGGTCAATCTAGTCACGCTGAAGGTGCTAGTAATGTAACTATTGGTTTAGCAAGTCATGCTGAAGGTGAGTATAATACTGCTAGAGGAAGAGATAGTCATGTTGGTGGTAATTCTTCTGTTGCGTTTGGAGATTATTCATTTGTTCATGGTAATTTTTCAACAGCATTTACTGAAAGCACGATTGTATTAGGTGATAACATAAATGGTTCAGTACCCGATACAACATATGTTGATAGATTAAATATAAAAACCCTTGCTGTATATGCTGATAACGCAGCGGCAACCTCTGGTGGTTTAGAAGTTGGTACCGTTTATAGAACATCAACAGGACAATTAATGGTTAGATACTAATGGGAAATATAAAAAATTTTAACTTTAACAATTTAGACTTAAAACTATCCAAAAGCGATTATTGGGATTTCTATTTGGCCAACGATGACCGTGGTGGTAACTGTGATGCTTTGTTGAGTGGTAGTTGTTCTGTTGTTTGGTATGATTTTAATAATTCAAACATTTATAATAACGGAGACAAAGATACAATTTACAGTCTTTATTCGTGGACTGGAGCAACCAATACTGGTTATACTTTAAATACTATTGGTTTAACGGGTATTGATAACGGTTTGATTACTTTTGATAAAACTTCTGGTGACACAACAAATCAAGCGTTGTTGTCAGCTTTGACAGAATCTGTGTTGGTTATACCATCTGGTGATACTAGGTTGGTGATGAATAGAGTTACTGGTACAACTAGCAACTTAAACTATGATATAGATTATGGTCTAGATATTATAAGTGGAAGTTATGCTAAATTTTTAGGTGGTTTTTATCAAGGTTATTATAAATTAGACGGGACAACATATGAACTATTACCTACTAGGGTTGAAAATTCGTGGAGTACTGAATTTTGGATTAAACCTGAATTTAACGAAGTTACTACTGGCACAACATTGAACGATTTATACCCTAATAATAAAGGTATGTTTTTCTACATGGGTACCAGAGCAGAAAACAAGTTCTGGAATCAATTTTATGGGGCTGACACTGGGTGTACTAGTGATTGTACGTCAAGCGCGTGTACAAGTGGTGAAACTGTTAGTGAATGGTGTACAATACCAAAAGAAACAGATATTACTTTGGTAGGTGATTATGAGATAGGTATTCCTTTGTCACCACCACAGGTAGAAATTGATGTAATCACCAATAATTTTTTGATATATGGTAGAGGTCACGGACATAACGGACCTAGGTATACTGGTGAGACTGGGTTGGTTGTTATTGATGAACCTACTGGCACAACTGTTAACCCATTAAATTGTGGTTGTAGAGGTTGTGGTGGACCTAATGATGGTTTGGGTAGTCAAACTGTATGTAGTTATAGTGGTGATGGTATAGCTGTAAGAAGAGTTAGAAAAAGTTTAACAAATGAACAAAACCCATTTTTAATATATGGTAAAGCGGAGCCTGGTAGATGTAGATGTGCTAGATGTTCTGGTTCAGGTGATGGGTTAGGTAATCAGACAGTATGTTCGTTTAGTGGTAGAACAGCACCGTTAGAAACCATTGATTATAATTTAGACATAATAGATAATGCGATAGGTTTTAGAATAAAAGACGATGGTAGTATAGGTTATAGATTATTAACAGTAACTGGCAAATGTGAAACTATCAACGGTGAAAGAATTAACGCTACTGGTGTTACTATAGAAGAAAGATATTCACCTTCAGGAGCTGTTGAAACAGACGTATGGTCTTATATTGTGCTTAAATTTGTAACTGATTACAAATCAGAATGTGATTTAACGACTGCTTACAAAAGAAAAGGAAAACTTATGGTTTATGTTAATGGTAAACTTAAACAAGTTTTTGACAATTTTAGCGAATTTATAGCTAGAAGACTTGATGAACATAAATCAAAACAAGTTGGTGTGCCGTTTAACTTTAGTTTAGGTGGTGGTACCCAAGGGTTATTGGAAAGTCAGACATTTGATGGATTGGACCCTAACGATAGAAATCTGCCAATAGAAACAAATTTTGCTGGTAGTTTTATTGGTTCGATTTCACAATTCAAGTTTAACATTTGTGAGTTAAAATATTGCAACATTATACAGAACTTTAATGATGGAATACCAACATATAGACCTTTAGATACCAATTTATTGTTACAAGAGGATGGTGATTATTTGTTACAAGAGGATGGTTATGGTTTGTTATGGAATTAATTATAAAAATTATTCGATTAAACCATTTTTTAACTTTAAATATAATATTTATAATAAAACAAAAACAAAATGCCTAATAAAAAGATAACCCAATTAACAATAAACAATAATCCAACACTTTTGGATGTGTTTCCTGTTGTTAATGATGGTATTACTAAACAGTTAAGCTTAACTGGGTTAACCGCTTTTATTGCACCATATATCGATACTGTAAACCCAATTTTTACTGGTGGTACAGTTTCTGGAGCAACTAGGTTTACAAATGGTCTTACAGCTAATACAATATCAGCAACAACATATCAAAACTTACCGATAGATATTAGAGTTACTGGTGGAACATATTCATCTTCTGCTGAAACCGTAACGTTCACAAATAATACGGGTGGTACGTTTAACGTAACTGGTATTCCTAACGGAAATACAAAAAAATGGAAAACTGGTGGAACAGTGGAAATTTCTGGTGAGGAAACAATATTAGTCTCTGGTAACTATGTGTTACAAGATTCTGAATTAAACATATTAGATGGTGGGGATTCCATAAGTATTGGTAATATTCTTTTTGAAGAAAAGGGTGAACTATATATAGGTGGTAACACGTTTTTTAATGACACAACAATAAATAATGACGGTATTATAAGCATTTCGGGTGGTTTAATATTGTCTGGAAATACAACAATAACAGGAACGGGGATAATAATTTAAAACTATGCAATACATTCAATTTCAATCACAAGACCCAAATTCATTAAATACACCTTCAGTTGGTAATTTTAATATTTTTGTGGACCAAACAGATAATAATTTAAAAGTAAAAGATTCCGCTGGTGAAGTATACGGTGGTGGTGGCGGTGGTGGTTATAATGAAACCACTTATAGTGGGTTAGTTAACACAATAACAACTAGTGGCTTAACAGCTGGTTCTTTTTATCTGATAACAGATTTTAGAACATGTTACGACCAACCAGATTTTGATATTGAGGGTCAATCTATAACTACAGGTACAACTAAGCAAGCGGCTATTGAACCTATTATGGTTTTTGCTACTAGTATATCAACAATTTCAACTAACGCTTTTCAACCATTATACCCTAATGATAGAATCCAATATGATTGGACTTTTAATGAAACTGAAGTTACAAATTCACCAGCATTTGGTAGAATAACTGAAAGAATTGATGAGTTCAATAACAGAACAGATTACGACCACAGAACAATTTTATTTAAAAGATATCGTTTATTTACCAATAGAGAAGGACTACGATTAAATGGTACTGTAGAGTTATTAAACGATGGTACTGTCAATGGTACAAACACATCTTTTACTGCGTTAGATGTTGGTGATGTTATCAAGATATCGAATGCTTTTCCTAGTTATTATGAAATTGTTAGTATATCTGATAATACAACTATGACGGTTTCTGGTGATACTATAGGTACTACTGGTCCAGGTTCACCGTTTTATTTAACTGTTGAAGAGACAAACGATATTAATGGATATTTCAGTTATAAAAGAACAAATGTCAAAACAAATGATTTTATTGAGTATACTACATTTGGTAATGCAATAAGTCAGGAGTACGCTAAAAACAATTACGTAGGTAATTTTGCCAACAACTATACAAATAATGGTTTTACGTTCTTATTAGCCAACAATGTGTTTTTACAGGGTCAATATTCAAGTAACAAATTTGGTGATTATTGTTATAACAATACTTTTGGTACTGATAATGAAAATAATATTTGGGGAGATTGGTGTTATCAAAACGTATCAACAAATGATATTGACGATAATATCATTGGACATTATTTTCATGATAACCTAATAAATGATAATTTAGTTTCAAATCATATTGGTAACTATTTTAACAATAACCAACTATTAGCTGAAAATAATGATGCTTTTGAGGATAACATAATTGGTAACGGTTTTAATAATAATATTATTTATTCTAGATTTTATAAAAATGAGATATTAGATAATTTTAACGGTAATGTAATTGGTGATTTTGGTAACTTAACTGATAATGAATTTCGCAGAAATTATATTCGTAATAATTTTAATAGTAATATTATAAGAAAAGATTTCCAAAATAATCAAATAGGTACTAATTTCCAAGATAATACCATAAATGGTGATTTTATTGGTAATACAATATTGAATGGTTTTAATAATAATAAAACTGGTGATTATTTTGGTCTAAATAATATTGGTAATGGGTTCAATGAAAACACCATATATGATAGTTTTTATTCTAATAGCACAGATTATTATTTTTACAATAACATAATTAGTAATGAATTTTATGAAAACAATGTAGGTTCGTATTTTCAAAATAATAATCCTTCCAATTATACTTTATTTGGTTGGAATGATTTATCAACAGTGTCAACAAGAAATTACGGGCTTTTTTATGACTCTGTTCAGGGTAATTTTAACAATAGACTATTGGGTAAAGAATTAGTGATGAAAATAATTTCAACATCACAATACTTTAAAATTAAATTTACTCAATGGACAGATGGAGGTGGAAGTGGGTTCCAATACGAAAGACAGGAAATTGATTCTAACGGTAATCCTATAGGTAATTTAATTATTTTTAACAAAACAAATAATGGTTCTGAATTTGATATTATTGTTGAAGGTGTTGTTGAAATAACTAGAAATAGTTCAGAGGGTATTTATAATATTGCAACAGAAGGGTCTTGGAATAGTGGTGTTTCACCTCAGGATACCGAATGGAACTCAATTTATACACAACTAGATAATGGTGTCAATTTTGTGAATAATAAAATTGGTAATTATTACCAAAATAATAATATAGGTAACGATTTTAAAGATAATCAAATTAAAAATGATTTTAGAAATAATAACATTACAAATGACTTTAGAAGTAATGTAATTGGGTCGTCATTTGAATTTAATAATATACTTGATGGGTTTGGTTTTGGTGGTAGTAACTACCGAGGCAACAAAATTGGAAATTATTTTAATAGTAACAATATAGGTGAATATTTTTATGATAACACTATTTCTGACAACTTCACTAACAACACAATCGGAGATTATTTTCGATGGAATATTGTAAATACAAATGTTGAGTTTGAAGATTTTACTCCAAACTATGGAAATATAACTGGGTTTACATACACAGCAACTGGAACTAGTGCTACCGATAACATATACACAGTAGGTGGTACAACCAACGGTAATGGCGTTAATGCCGTTTTTGATGTTGAAGTATCTAGTGGTGCTGTAATAGGTGTTACTGGAAATACTGAAGGTATATTATATGTTGTTAATGATACAATAACAATATTAGGAACTGATATTGGTGGTGATACCCCTGATGATAATGTTGTTATCACAGTAACTGGTGTTGCACCTAACCCATCAGTATACGAACCATACACATGTCAAATTTTTGAAAGACAAGGTGGTGATAAAAGATTATCGTTCTATGATGGAAACGATATCTTAACAATAACCGATATAAATGTATAATATGAGCACAAAATACATAGTAAACAACGTATCAGGACAAACTATAACTGGTGATTTAACAATCAACGGTAATGTTGTTATTACAGGTACCACAAATACAAGACCATATAAAGTGTACACAGCTCTATTAACACAGAGTGGTGGAGATGACTTGCAAGTTATTACTTCAGGAGATTTAATTATTGGGGTTACATATGAGATAAGAAGCGATATTGTTAGTAATGCAGATTTTACAAATGTAGGTGCTCCTAACAATAATCAAGGAACTTTTTTTGTTGCAACAGGTACAACACCTAATAGTTGGGGCACATCAGGGGAGTTAAGATACAACACAGGAGCTCCAGTAGTAACAGTGTTAGAAAACACTATTGGTAATATTTGGTGGGTTTATGCTAGCACAGGAAAATATATTTTAAATTCTGATAATTTATTTATTGATAATAAAACATTTATAAATGGGGCAAGTCTTGCAAATATTTCTGTTTTTAATAGGTTAATAAATGCTGATGGGACAGGGTTTAATGTTCAGAGAGGGTATTTGTTAATTAAAGACGATACATCAAGTATTGTTTTAAGAACCTTAGAGGATGTTGATACCCTTGCAGATAGTGTTATATATAACCCTATTTGTATAGAAATAAGAGTATATAACTAATAATAAAAAAAAAAAAGAAATAAATTTCTTAAAAATAAACCAAATTAAATGTTTGAAAGCAAATTAAATAAAGATAAAAATGGTGGTTATGCTGGTTTAGATAGCACAGGTAAAATTAGTTCAATTAATTTACCACCAGATGTATATGTAAACAGTGGTGTTTATTCTAATGAAGTTCTAGTTTTTACAAACACAACTGGTGGAACATTTAGTGTTACTGGTATCACAACAGGTGGTGGTTCATCACCAATATCAGTATCAGGAACAACACTATATTCTAATGACCCAGCTACTGAAAATTTTAGTGATTCTAATAGTATCTTCTTAGGTCAGAATGCTGGTTTAAATGCAACAAGTGCTTCTAATTCAAACTTTATTGGTTTTAGTGCTGGTAATAATGCAACTGGTGCAGATAATTCAAATTTCTTAGGTCAAAATGCTGGTTATAGTGCGAGTAGTGCAACTAACTCAAACTTTCTAGGGCAAAATTCTGGTAGCCAAGCAACAAACGCACAATTTTCAAACTTTTTTGGTGATGGTGCTGGTTATGAAGCAACTAGTGCAAATAATTCAAACTTTTTTGGTCCTCAAGCTGGTAGAAGTGCAACATTAGCTAATAATTCAAACTTTATGGGGTCTAGTGCTGGTTCTGGTGCAACTAGTGCTTTTAACTCAAACTTTATTGGTAATTCAGCTGGTAAAGGGGCAACCAACGCTTATGCCTCAAACTTTTTAGGTTATCAAGCTGGTATAGGTGCAACGAATGCTTTGGTTTCAAACTTTATTGGCACTGAGGCTGGTTATCTAGCAACCAATGCATCTGAATCAAACTTTATTGGTAATTTAGCTGGTTATCTAGCAACCAATGCATCTGAATCAAACTTTATTGGTATTTCAGCTGGTTATCTAGCAACCAATGCTAGTCAATCAAACTTTTTTGGTAAATTTGCTGGTTATTTGGCAACAGGTGCCACTGGCTCAAACTTTTTTGGTTTTCGAGCTGGTAATTTCGCAAAAGATGCTAATTATTCAAACTTTTTTGGTGATAGAGCTGGTGATAATGCGTCTGGTGCTAGTTATTCAACGTTGATTGGTTATAATGTTGCTAACACACTATTTGACACAAATTCTATTGGTTCAAATAACATTATAATTGGGACCAACATAACATTATCAGCTGGTACAACAAACAGTTTAAATATAGGTAATGTATTATATGGGGTTAACACATATAGTACAACTGGTGGTAATCCGAGCACAACACCACAAGCAAATGGTAGAATAGGTATTGGTGTTGTAACACCTCAAGAAACGTTGCATGTAGTTGGTAATACAAGGTTGCAAGGTGGGTTATCAGCAACAACAATATCTGCAACAACTTATCTTAATTTGCCATCAGGTTCAGGTTCTATAGCAACTTCTGGTACTTCATTATATTCAACAAGCCCAGCAACCAATAATTTTAGTAGTACTCTAGGGGTTTTCTTTGGTTTTCAAGCTGGTATTAACGCAACGGGTGCAACTAGGTCAATTTTTATTGGTGCTCTTGCTGGTAATGGTGCAACTAACGCAACCCAATCAAAATTTTTTGGTGGTAATGCTGGTAATAATGCAACCAATGCAAGTAATTCAAACTTTATTGGTAATTCAGCTGGTAATACCGCTACCAATGCTTTTAATTCAAACTTCTTTGGTCAACAAACTGGTAATCAAGCAACCAACGCTAATAACTCAAATTTTTTAGGGCGTTTTGCTGGTAATATTGCATCAGGTGCTAGTTTTTCTACATTGATTGGTTATAATGTTGCTAATGCAGGTTTTGCAGCAAATACTATTGGTTCAAACAACATTATAATTGGTACAAACATAACATTGTCAGCTGGGACAACAAACAGCTTAAACTTAGGTGGTGTGTTGTTTGGTACTGGAACATATGCTATAACTGCTGGTACACCAACATTTAGTGCAAACACTGGTGGTAGAATTGGTATTGGTGTTGAAACACCAACAGCTAATTTACACATAGCAGCATCAACAACAGCTCAAGCTCTTATGAGACTTACTGTTGGTCCAGCACCATCTGCACCTAACGACGGTGACGTTTGGTTAGAATCAAACGATTTAACTGGATTAAAAATAAGAATAAGTGGAGTCACAAGAACAATTACAATTACTTAATTGTAATACGGTTTACTAAAACAAAAGTATTAAATTAATCTAATATTTGTTAGTTTTGTTATATTTATAATAAAAAAAACAATCTATGATTAATTTAATACTTAGAACTCTTAGCAGTCCATATTCAGATACAACCAAAGGTAGTGTTTTATCACATCAAGAACTTGACAATAATTTCATTCAATTAAAAGGTGAGTTAATATATACAGCATCTACTGTAGATAGTTTACTAACACTAACCAAAATCAATGGTGAAACCATAGATGTTTCACTTAACGGTGTTGGTGCTGGGGTAACTGGTGGTACATACAACCCATCTACAGGTGTTGTAACGTTAAATAATGTTAATGGTGGTACCGTAAGTATTAATGGGTTTTTTACTTCGGCAGACGACGTTTATGTGAGTGGTTTGACTTTTAACCAAGGAACATACGATTTAACAGTTAATAGAAATGATGGTGTTGGTTTTACACAAAGTCTAGGGATACTTGCTGGTGACCTTAGAGTTACTGGTGGTACATACAACCCAGCTACAGGTGTTGGTACATTTACAAATAATAGTGGTGGTACATTTAACGTTACTGGTTTCTTGACTGGTTATACCGATGTTAGTGTTACTGGTTTTACTTCAAACGGAGTAGATACTATGACTATAAACAATTCGAATGGTGTTAATTTAACTAGTAGTATAACTAATATGTGGACTAGTGGTTCAACTGGTACCAAATCAATAAAAGCAATTAATTCAACGGGACTAGACTCTACTGGAAATTATTCTGTTGCGTCTGGTAATAATACACTGGCATCAGGTAATTCTAGTTTTGCTGAAGGTAATGGTACTAGAGCAATAGGTGATAATTCACACGCTGAAGGTTATTTTACAACAGCGTCAGGTTTTCATAGTCACGTTGAAGGTATTTACACAACAGCCAGTGGTGATTTTGGTTCTCACGCTGAAGGTTATAATACAACAGCATCTGGTTCTAGTAGTCATGCTGAAGGTTCTTCTGCAAAAGCATTTGGTAATGCTGCTCACGCTGAAGGTATTGGAACAACAGCATCAGGTAATTCTGCACACGCTGAAGGTATTGGGACAAAATCTTTAAACCTTGGAAGTCATGCTGAAGGTGGAACAACAACAGCTAGTGGTCAATATTCACATGCTGAAGGTTATTTTTCAACAGCTAGTGGTAATAGAGGTTCACATTCTGAAGGTTGGGAAACTAAATCTTTAAATGATGCATCACACGCTGAAGGTTATCAAACAACAGCTAGTGGTGAATATAGTCACGCTGAAGGTCACTTAACAATAGCTAATGGTGTTGGTTGTCATGCTGAAGGTCGAGAAACAACATCAAGTGGTAACTATTCACATGCTGAAGGTTGGGGTACTGTTTCTAATAGTTTTTATACACACGCTGAAGGTTATTATACAACAGCAAGTGGTTGGTGGTCACATGCCGAAGGGACAAATAGTATAGCTTTAAATCTTGGCAGTCATGCTGAAGGTCAACAAACTACATCTAGTGGTTTTGGTAGCCATTCTGAAGGTCAACAAACTACAGCAAGTGGTAACTATAGTCATGCTGAAGGTTATTTAACAACAGCAAGTGGTGTTTCTAGTCACGCTGAAGGTTTTCTAACAATAGCTGGTAATTATGGTGCTCACGCAGAAGGTGGTTCTAGTTTATCTTTTGTTAAAGGTGGTACTGCTTTAGGTATTGGTAGTCATGCGGAAGGGTTAGTAACAACAGCTATTGGTGGAGCTAGCCATGCTGAAGGTAATACAACAACAGCTAGTGGTTCAAGTAGTCACGCTGAGGGTCAAAGCACGCATGCTAGTGGTGATGCTAGCCATGCAGAAGGTTATCAAACAACAGCAAGTGGTGATAATAGTCATGCTGAAGGTTCTAGAACACTAGCTTTAGGGTTTTCAAATCATGCTGAGGGTAATAACACAACAGCACATTCTCAATTATTTTATGGTGATTTAGTAACACCTATAGAAACAATTGTAACTAGCGCTTGTACAATTACAACTTCAGACCCTGTTGACGGTTATTATGCTGTCGTGTTTGCTGGTGATGTAAGTACAGAATGGTCTGATTATATTATTAACAATAATTTTGCTTTTGTGTTGTATGATGGTATAGGTGCTAATTTTGATTTTAACCCATGGGAAGTTTCTAGTGTTTATTATGATTCAGGTACTGATAGCACATATATCCCTAATTATGAATTGTTGGATGATAGTTATACATCAATTAGCGGTATAACATATCAATATGAAGGTTTTTATGAAACATCGGCACACGCTGAAGGATATTATACTACTGCAAGTGGTAGTGCCAGTCACGCTGAAGGTCATGTTACAACAGCGTTTGGTGATTATGGTAGTCACTCTGAAGGTTATCTTACAACAGCTAGTGGTGATTCAAGTCATGCTGAAGGTTATCAAACAACAGCTAGTGGTGAGTCAAGTCACTCTGAAGGTGCTGGAACAAAAGCTATTGGTTATGGTTCACATGCTGAGGGTTATGTAACAACGGCTAGTGGTAATTATAGTCATACTGAAGGTTCTAGCACCATCGCTAGTAATGTTAGTAGTCATGCTGAAGGTAGTAGTACAACAGCATCTGGTTCTTCCAGTCATGCTGAAGGTTATTTTACAAAAGCTATTGGAAATTACAGTCACGCTGAAGGTGAAGGTACAACAGCAAGTGGTCAATCTAGCCATGCTGAAGGTTATTATTCAAGAGCTATTGGTGGAGTAAGTCACTCTGAGGGTGTTAACACAATAGCAATTGGTAATTACAGTCACGCTGAAGGTGGTAGTACAACTGCTAGTGGTAGTTATAGTCACGCTGAAGGTGTTTATGCAATAGCCAGTAATGATTGTTCACATGCTGAAGGTTATATTACAACTGCTAGTGGTTTATACAGCCATGCTGAGGGTCAGCAAACAATAGCTAGTGGTACTACTAGTCACTCTGAAGGTGCTAGTACAACGGCAAGTGGTGATTATAGTCATGCTGAAGGTCTTGCCACTATAGCTCAAGGATTTGGAAGTCACGCTGAAGGACAACAAACAACAGCTATTGGAATTGTAAGTCATGCTGAAGGTATTGGAACAACAGCTTTTGCGTACTCAAGTCACGCTGAGGGTCAATACAGTATAGCTTATGGACTCAATAGTCATGCTGAAGGTAATCTTACAACAGCATCTGGGCAATCAAGTCATTCTGAAGGGTCTTTAACAACAGCTATTGGACAATTTAGTCATGCTGAAGGTGCTAATACACAAGCTATTGGTAATGGTAGTCATGCTGAAGGTAGTGAAACAACAGCTATTGGTAATTATAGTCATGCTGAAGGTTTTAATACACGCGCTACTGGTTATACGAGTCATGCTGAAGGTGCTGGAACAAGAGCTTTTGGTGATTATTCACATGCTGAAGGTGCTAGTAATGTAGCTATTGGTTTAGCAAGTCACGCTGAAGGTGAGTATAATACCGCTAGAGGAAGAGATAGTCATGTTGGTGGTAATTCTTCTGTTGCATTTGGAGATTATTCATTTGTTCATGGTAATTTCTCAACAGCGTTTACTGAAAGCACAATTGTATTAGGTGATAACATAAATGGTAATGCTGCTAACACAACCTATGTTGATAAGTTTAATATTAAAACCTTAGATACCACTACTTCGATTAGAAATTTAGGTATAGATATAAATGGTAATATTGTTAGTGGTACAACATCATATAATATATTTAGGTATTTATCTGGTAATGGAATAGTTACGGGTACAACAGGTGGTATTTATCGAGGTGACGCTATAGGTGTTACAGGTAACACAGCGTATTTTAGCACCGCACCTAGTGTTGGTGTTGGTTTAGGTTTGAGTACTGGTCATATTGGTAATGGGACAAATGTCGCTTCATATTTAACTTTATTTTCTAATACAGCTAATGGGACAACTGGTCCAAATATAATTATTGGTAGTTATTCTGGAAGTTCAACCACACAAGCTCAATTAAATTTTTCCGCAACTAAAGATGCTGGTTATAATGGTTTTGGTGCGACAAGTGCTTTATTATTTTCATTTAGAGATAGTTATTTTAACCCTGTAGCTAAGTTTAATATTGGTACTGATTATGTTGAGTTTTTAAGTTACCCTACTTCTAGAGTTGACACTGGAACTACAAGTAATTATCTATCTACAAATTCAAGTGGTAGATTAATATCTAAACCTATAAGTGGTTTGACTTCTGGAACAACGTTTACAGGTAATATTGGTATTGGCACAACAACACCTTTGGAAACTTTAGATGTTAACGGTGCGATTAAAGTTGGGTCGACATATACCTCGTTAACTAGTGGTGCAACATCACCAGTTCCTTCAGGTGGTGAAGGGACTATTGTTTATGATTCGGTAAATAAAAATTTCTTTGGTTGGACAGGTTTGATAACTGGTTGGAAACCATTAACGATATAAAAGATAATATTAAATAAAGCAAATAGATAGAATGGAATTCTCAATAAATAAAAACTCAACTTTACCTGTTTTGAAATTAGAATTGATACAGGACGGCCGTAATGATTTTAACAAATTTCATGAAAAAATACAAAACGCTAACATTTATTTTACAATGTCTGACGTTATTACTGGTGTTAAAAAAATAGCTAAAAAAGTTGCTGGTATAGAACAAGTAGAACCAGAGGATTGTGTTGGTCCAGAATTCTATTTGGTATACCAATTTACTGAAAGAGAAACTAGCGTTGCTGGTAGATTTGTAGGGCAATTTGAAATTATATTTTTAGATGGTAGTGGAACACTTATAGTACCAATTAGAGAAGAACTATTTATCAATGTGTTGGATGGGACAATAAAAAAATAACTATTAAATATTGCATAATTAGAAAAAAAATAGTAACTTTGTACGTTACAAAGTTAAAAATATTTATAGGTCAAAACCTTGTAAAAACCAAAATTGTTTAGTATATTTGCATAAAATATATTTAACATGAGTCAAACAAACACAAAAGTAAGTAACGAAATAATTGAATCGTTTTTGCAAGGTAGTGACCCTCAAGAATACATAGTAGCAGTAGAATCTAGTTATGATAAACCATCAGTAACGTTGGTTATCAACGAACCAGATTGTGAAAAAAGATTAGAGGATTGTCCTTATAAACCATTCTTGTGGTTTAAAGAAGATATCACCAAAGAACTTTATGGTGGTAAAAAACTAAAACGTATTGAAGCTGGAAGACAATACGGTGTTAAAATAAAAACACTTAGAACTTGGAACGATGAAGGTGTTTCACCTGACCGTTTAGCTTATGGATACAAATACATGGCAACGTGTGATAGGTCCTATAATTCACTTATTCAATTCTTCAAAGAAGGTGGTATTGATGTATTCCACAAAGACTACATGAAGAGTTTTGTTATGTTCAGTCCAACTGAACAATTCCTAATACAAAGTGGTAAACGATTATTTAGAGGTATGGACGATTACGATGATGTCCATAGATTTCAATTTGACTTGGAGACGGAAGGTTTATTCGCTAGTAAGAATGCAATCTTCCAAATCGGTGTTCGTGACAACAAAGGGTTAGAAGGTGTTATGGAAACTCTTGGTGAAACCGCACAAGAAAGAAGAAAAAGCGAAAGAGAAAATATATCAAAATTTTTTAAGATTATTGATATGGTTAAACCAGATATAATTACTGGTTATAACTCTGAAAACTTTGACTGGCCTTATTTATTTGAGCGCGCTGAACGTTTAGGTGTACCAATAACCGAATTAGCAATAACACTTAATAGAATTTCTAAAATCAAAAGAAAACCAGCAACACTTAAGTTGGGTGGTGAAACAGAACATTACTTACAAACAAGTATGTATGGGTATAGTATTATCGATATATCACACGCTGTTCGTAGAGCTATGGCTATTAACTCTGAAATTAAATCTTGGGGTTTGAAGTACATTACACAATATTCTGAAATTGCAAAACCTAACCGTGTATACGTCCCAGGTGATAAAATCAACTCAACATGGTCCGACAAAAAAAACAAATACGCATTTAACAACGATAATGGTGATTGGTATAAAATAACAACTAAAAATCCGTTGAAAGAAGGTTACACAATTAAAAGTGGTGCATATATTGTTCAACGTTATTTATGTGATGACCTTTGGGAAACTGAGCAAATTGATTATATCTATAACCAAGCCAGTTTCCTTATTGCAAAAATGTTACCAACTACATTCCAACGTTCATCCACGATGGGTACCGCTGGTCAGTGGAAACTTATCATGGCGGCATGGTCTTACGAAAACGGTTTAGCTATCCCAGAAACACAAACCAAAAGAGATTTTACTGGTGGTTTGTCACGTTTATTAGAAGTAGGTTTTGCTAAAAATGTTTACAAATTAGATTACGCTGCATTATATCCTAAAACACAGTTAACACATGGAATCTTCCCAGATTTGGATATTAGTGGTGTAATGGCTGGAATGCTTACCTACGTTGTTGATAGTCGTGATGAATTCAAATTCAAAACTGGTATTGAAAAGAAAAAAGCTAAAAAGTTACAAGAGCAATTAGACGCAAATAAAGACAACATGTCTACAGCTGAAATAGAAGCTCTTAAAAAACAAATAGCAGAACACAAATCGTTAGCTAGTTTATATGATAAAAAACAGTTACCACTTAAAATACTTGCTAACTCATGGTTTGGTTCGTATGGTGCGCCATATATCTTTAATTGGGGTGATACTGACTCGGCCGAAGAAACAACATGTCGTGGCCGTCAATACTTACGTCTTATGGTTAGACACTTTACTGAAAAACATGGTTTCCGCGCGCTAGTAGGTGATACAGATGGTTTCAACTTCGCAGCTCCAGAAAACCTAAACGATATCAAGTATGTAGCTAAAGGTAGTCACTGGAAAACTAGTGATGATGGTGGTAAAGAGTTGGTTGGTATTGATGCTGTTTTGGCTGAGTTTAACGAAACATACATGGAAGGTCGTATGGGGTTAGATTTAGATGATGTGTGTAGTTCTACAATTAACTTTGCTAGAAAGAACTACGCGAACGATATAGGTGGTAAAATCAAACTTGTGGGTAACTCTGTTAAATCTAAAAAGATGTCCGTTTATATCGAAGATTTCTTGGGTAAAGCGATTCGTATGTTATTGGATGGTGATGGTTATTCATTTATTAATTATTATTATGAGTATGTTGATAAGATTTATAATTATCAAATCCCATTGGTTAAAATTGCGTCAAAAGCTAAAGTTAAATTATCTATGCCAGAGTACAAGAAAAAAGCTACCATGAAGAACAAAGCTGGTAACCCTATGCCAAAACAAGCGCATATGGAATTAGCGATGAGAGAAGGATTAGATTTGAATTTGGGTGATGTATTGTATTACATAAACACTGGTACTTCTAAATCTCAAGGTGATTTGAAAACGATTTATCATAACAAAATGACGGATAAACAACTTGAAAAATGGTATGCTAATAACGGTACTGACAGAATACCACCTGAAGTAACTAAAGAAGTTCAATTAAATTGTAAGCTTATTGACCCAGCAACTGTTGAGCGTGATTTTGAAGCTGTTAAAGAATTAGAAATGCTTAAAAAAGCTATAGCTTCTTTAGAAGAAGGTGATGCAAACATTGCTGACATGGAAGAAAGAATATCTCAAATCGAAGAAGAATTGTTTACTGATGAATACAACGTTGCTCGTTATTTGGATGCGTTTAACAAGAAAGTAAGACCATTGTTGGTTTGTTTTGACCCTGAGATTCGCCACAACATTCTTTTAGATATTGTTAAGGTTAAAGATAAAGAAACCAAAAAAACATACGAGAAATTAAAAGACAGAATGGTGTTTACAAAATCTCAATGTGGTTTAGTTTCTGGTAAACCATTTAAGGAAACTGACCAAGACTCTTACAAAGACCTTATGATTATGGAAGACAAAGAAATTAAATTCTGGGAAAGAGTTGATAAATTGCCGAACAATATGACACAAGAAGAATGGGATGTACTTAAAAGTGATTACCACGAGAGAATGCGTATTGCTAAAGAAGAAGGTTTAAAAGATGAAAAAGAAAGGTTAGAGCATGCTTTTAAACACTTAGAAGCTTATGATTATGAAAGATTACTTAAAGATGGTTTGATACCTATTGATGTGTTGGTTATTTGTAATATTGATGAAGAAACTGAAACGTTTTGTTCTAGAAAATGGGGTGAACCTTTACGACCAGTTAAAGATATCATGGACTATAGAAAACAGGCCATTGAAAGAGATTTATTTTACAAAGAAAAATCCTTGGAAAATGATGATGATAGATATGAGTTATGGTTAGATTATTTAGCTGAACATAAACATCTTAGCGGTGAAACATTTTCAAATGAAGTTGAACTTTTAACCCCAGATATTAAAGATATTGCTGAAAAATTTAACGAAAAAGCCAAAGAAGTATTGGTCGAAGTTAAAGAGGTTAAGAAAAAACGTGTATATTCTGAAAATGAAGAAGATGATGAAGAAATGGAAGAAGATGAAGACGGAAACTTAATTAGAACTGATGAAGATTTATTGTTGGATGATGAATATGATGATACATATGGTGAGATGCCAGATGGTTATGTAATTAGTGAACCAATAAAAGTTAGTGCTGACGAATTAGCTATTGTAAATGATATGGATAAAGAAGCTGATTTACAAAAAGAAGAACCAGAAGAAGATTGGGGATTTTAGAAATAAATAAGGGGCTTAACGCCCCTTTTTTTATATTAAATCTTCTACAGTTAAACCTTTAGATTCTAACTCTTCTTTTATTTTAGTGTATGCTAATTCATATACGTAAACTGATGATAATTCATTTATATCTAAATTTAAGTTTAACACATTTGGAATCTCATAAGATTCACATTTGTCAAAATGATTAGCATCTCTTGCATCTTTATTAAGATATTTGTTAACCATAATTGAACGATTATTGTTAAATTTACTCAATATTATGTTTTCAATGTTTAAATACATTTCAGATGTTACACCTTTATTTGTGTGAATTTCGCTAGTGATTTTTAATCCCATTTTAGTTATTTTTATTTTTATTGTTATTTGTTAATATACCCAGAACCCTAATGGTCTGTATTTCATTGATGTATTCAAATCAGTTGCTTCTTTGGCACCTCTCTCTAATTGTGATGTTGATGATAATCTAAGTAATCTAGCATCTAGTCTTTCCAACACAGCTTTTCTTTCTTCATTACCTTCACTGATAAGGGTTTCATAATCCATTGTTCTTTCAGCTTCAGGTGGACCTACTATACCACCAAATTTACCTCTTGTTCTTCCTAACGCTCTTTTAGCTTCAGCAATAAATAACTGACGTATAAGAGTTTTTGTTGGTTCGTTAAAATCAGCATAATCTAATTTTGACAACGGAACTTGGTTTGGCATTTTAATAATATCTGGATTGTCTTGAAGACATTGGTCAATGTTTTCAGGTGTTGTATCATAATAGTGATACCAAACTTGACAACCAGTCATGTTGATTGAACTACCGACACCACCAATACCTTGTCCAAATGATAATTTAGAACCAGGCGTACTCATCAAATGCAACAATTTAGTCCCAGCTGGACCCGCAGTAATCTTATAAACCAATTCACTTCTAATGATACGATTTTTAAGGTTCATATCAGCAGCGGTTAACAATATGTCAAAAGCTGGTGCTATATAATAACCCATTCTACCATTAGGGCCACCAGTACCTACACCACCACCTACTTGTGAGAATCCACCACCAAAACCATAATCAATACCGCCATAGTTGGCCAATAAAGCTTGGCTGGTTGCTGGTGGTGTTATCCAAAGAACTTCGTTGATTTCACGACCAGCTGGGATTTGATAAACTTGTCTCCCAGATTCTATTGAAACATAATCTTTTTTAAGTTCCCACGGACCTCTAGTTTGCAAACCTACTTGTTTTGAATATGCGTATGTATATTGCGTTGCTAAATCTAAACTTCTAACACTCAAAGCAAAAGCCATATCTGTAGTGTCAATACTTTGACCTAACAATGATTGCCATTGGTGTTCTATAAGCCATTCTTGTACATACTGTGCGTAGTCTTCAATTGAAATTTCTAGAAGTGTACAAAGTTGTTCATCTTCTAATTCAATCTTACGGATAGGCGCACCAACTGAATGTCTAAATTGTCTAAATAGTTTTTCTCTTTCTTCTGTACTTATTGACATTTTTTATCTTTTCTTATAAATATAAGAAATTTTTAAATTAACCAATAAATCTTTTAGTTAACTCTACAGCTTCTTTAATACTTTTGAATGAAACGTTTGGTATAAATAATTGCTTTTCAACCCTAACTATTGGGACTTCTTCAGCTTTTGATGCTTCCATTATTTCTCCAACTTCTTTTTCATGTTCTTTATCAAAAATATCTATATCGTTAAATTCGATATTTTCAGTAGTAAGAAGTTCTTTTAATTCTGCGCAATATGGGCAGTTTTGCATTGTGTAAATTGTTACCATAATTAATCTAATAATTGTTCTATTAATAATTCTGTTATTTCATCTTCTGTCATCACTTTTTCACCCATAATGGTTGATATGATGTCTCTTTTGTTTTTCAACATTTCCCACATTCTAGTAGAAATAGTACCATCAAATAATTGATAGTAAACATTAACGTCATTTTTTTGTCCGATACGAAATGCTCTATCTTCGGCTTGTTCGTTTGAGCCTGGTACCCAATCGAATGAATTAAAAATTACAACAGTACCTTCTGTTAATGTAATCCCAACACCAGCAGATTTAATATTTCCAACAAAAACTTTAACTTTGTCATTATTTTGAAATGCATCAACTGATTTTTGTTTGTTAACGGTACTCATTGGTCCATTATGTTTTACAGCAGCTTTTCCAAAATGATTTGTAATCATTTCAAGTTCTTCAGTAAAACTAGTAAAAATAATTACTTTACGACCCATTTCTATCGCATTCTCAGCCATTTCAATTGTATATGGGATAGCTTGTTGTGCAATAAACTGTCTAAGCAAAATAAGTTCTACCAAGTCTTTCTGTTCTTCACGAACTTTTTTACCAGCTTCTATCTTGGCCAACATATACTCATCCCATAAATATTCGTATTGTGATAATTGTTTAGTATCTAACACATGATGCATGGGTGTGATGACTTTGTCTGGCATGTCCAACACTTCAGTTTTAAGTCTTCTCAAAAGTATATTTTTTGTTTTAGTGGCCAACTCTTCTAAATTGCTGGCACCATCAGTTAACCATATTTGTCTTTTCTGACCATTTTTAAGCGTTCTAAAGAACTTTCTACCTTCACAGTATCTCGTAGCATAGTGTTTCCAATTTTCTGCAATAGGAGACTTTATAATCTTTAATAAATTAAAGAAATCCATTGGTCTGTTTGCAACTGGTGTTCCAGTCAATAACCAAACTTTTTGAATATTAAACTTTGTGGATAACTCTACAATTATTTTACCGCGAATACTATCGTTATTTTTCAAATAGTGAGCTTCATCAACAATACATAAATCATACCCAGCGTTAGCTAAGTTTCTGATTGGTTCTGGTTCAACTTCACCTTCTTTTAGTCTTTTGGTTGATTTAAGGCTATGAAAGTTTTTAAGAATATCAAAATTTATTATTGTAAATTTTGCATCTTTGAATTTTTTACCGTCAATAATTGTTGTTTCATCACAAAATACATTTATCTCACGTTGCCAATTAATTTTAGTGGCTGATGGACACACAATCAATATCTTTTTAGCACCACTTTCCAACGCAGCAATTATTGATTGCATCGATTTACCCAAACCCATATCATCGGCTAGAATACAGCCGTTTCTAGATAATAAAAATTTAATACCTTCTTCTTGGTGCTGATATAGTTTTTTACCCGTTTTAGCTAATACATCGTTATATTTTGTAAAATCAACATCTATCTTGATTGGTTCAAAATATGGGTCATCAATTACTTGTGTTTTTGGGATAAAATACATTTTGGATTGTTGTTTTGTTGAAAACTTTCCATAAATGTGGTATGATTTATCTGTTTCACCCAAAATAAATTCGATAAGAACTCTTTCTGGTATAAAAGATAATTCATGTTTTTTTTGTAGTTCTTCACCTAAATAACTAGTTATATTTACCACTCTATTTATATATAGCGGTTCTCTATCAATGTTATCTATAATATATTTGGATTGGTTATCCGTAAGGGCCAATTTATTGTTTTTAAGGTACTGATTTTGTAACCCTTTAATGTAAGGGTTAATACCGTCGTAATTCTCTAATAGAGATATTGCTGAGCGTCCTTTTATGTCGTCTAAATTTATCAAATAATTACTAGTTTAATCCTGGTTATTATATACAAATATAACGAAAATAAAAATAAAAATCAAGGGTTTGCTGTAGATTAATTAAAACATAAATATTTATAAAATAAAACCTATGGATAATAAAAAAGTAACACCGATAACAAGGGTAAATAAATGGTTTTCTGAGGAAGATTTTAACCTTGAAATTGAAATGGGTAGAGAAGCTATCGAAGGTGATGGTAATTTTACTTTAATTCTATACAGAGTTGATAGACAACTAACCGAATCTGATGATTTATATGGTGAAGCGTCTGCTGACGGTATTAGATATTTTCCACCGATTGAGCTTAAAGTAATCCCTATTATGGATGAAGCTGAAAATAAAGCATACAACTCCAATGGTGGTTTGAGATATTTACAAGATGGACAATTAACTTTTGGAATTTATGATGCACAATTGAAAGAATTGGATACTGAGATAAGCTATGGTGATTATATAGGTTATCCAGTTACAGAAACAGAAATTAGATATTTCAGCGTTGTTAATGATGGAGTTAAAAATTACGACAATAAACATACGATTATGGGTTACAAAGGTGCGTTTAGAACAATTATTTGCGCTACAATTGAAGATTTAGAATTCCAAGGTATGTAATTTAAAAACAGATAAGATATGGGAATGCCCAAAGGTTATATGACCAACATAGATATTACACCAAGTAAAATCGGACCAGAAAGAAGACAAGAAATTCTAGATGGTATTACCGACAAAGGTACTTTTTTACCTAGAGGTGTTTTAGAAGAAGACATGGATGAAGCGGTTATTGAAACGTTAAAAACTGACGAAAGATTTTATATGAGTCTTGAAGGAGAAAGAATTCCAGTTATATTTTTAACAATCCAAAGATGGACTGAGTTTACAAAAACTTGGGAATTTACTGATGAATATAAAAACATAAGAATGCCATTTATAACTGTTGTAAGAAACCCAGATATTCAACAGGGTCAAAACCAAGCTGGACTATGGAACATTCCAGGAAATCGTACCTACACAATGGTAAAAGTTCCAACATGGGACGGAGCAAGAAGAGGTGTGGATATGTATAAGATACCACAACCGACAAGTGTAGATTTAACCTACGAGGTTAGAATATTTGCAACTAAATTAAGACACTTAAATAAGTTTAATAGGTTAATGCAAAGAGCGTTTCAATCTAGACAATGTTATATTGATGTTAAAGGTCATCCAATGCCATTGCATCTTGAAAATATAGGTGATGAGAGTAACATTGATGATTTTGAAAACAAAAGATTTTATGTTCAACTATTTGAACTAAAATTATTAGGTTATTTGCTAGATGAAGAAGAGTATGAAGTAGTTCCGTCAATAAATAGAACAATACTTGCGATGGAAATTGATGAAACTAAACTATACAACGATATAATTTTTGACAGCAGCAACAAAAATAACGAAGCTAATTTTAAATTTTTATTTAAACCTAGGTCCAAAAATGAATTTGAATTTATACTTAAATACGACGTTAATTTTACGATATTAACTGAAATATCAAATATAAGTAGAATAGTTATTAGTGCTAATGGGGTGGGTATTTTTGATGGGACAGTATTATCATCACCTTTGATATTAAGCGCTAACGATGTAATAAAAATTAGAGTATATAAAAATAATCTTACACAAGGTTCTTTTAAATTAATAGGTACAACAACAACAACGTAATGAACAATATAAACAAATCTTTAAGTATTAACGAAACATTCATCATTGAACCTGAAAATGATGGAACAATGAGTGCATGTACTGGTTTTTTTACTAATGCTTTAATTTCATGTACTGGTAACACACAAATATTACTAGGGGATAATATTATACAAGCTAATTCATCGTTTAGCGCCACAACATTTTATGGTGACGGTTCGAACCTTACTGGTATTTCAACACAAGATACATTTGTTACTGGTGGAACCTACGACCAAAATTATGGTGTAGCAACATTTACCAACAATACTGGTGGAACATTTAATGTAACAGGTTTTTATACTGGTGCAACAGACATATATGTAACAGCTGTTACGTTTACTAATAATTTATTAACATTATATAGAAACGATGGTGTCACATTCGGTGCTACTATCGATAATTTCACATCATTAAACGTAAATGGACCTGTTAGCGCAACAACATTCTATGGTGATGGTTCTAATCTTTCTGGTATTTCAACACAAGATACATTTGTTACTGGTGGTACTTATTCTGATGGTAACGCTATGTTTACAAACAATACTGGTGGAACATTTAATGTAACAGGGTTTTATACTGGCGCAACAGATGTATTTGTTACAGGTGCCACTAAATCAAATGATGTTGCAACATTTGTCAACAATACTGGTGGTACGTTTACATTAACTGGACTTACTGATACTATTTTTACTGGTGGTACAGTTGCTAACCCAACATATTTTATAAATGGACTTACCGCAACAACAATATCCGCAACAACATATTTAAATTTACCAACAGATGTTAGAGTAACGGGGGGTACTTATTTTGATGGTGTCACAACGTTTACGAACAACACTGGCGGTACGTTTACCATTGACGGACCCTCAAATTATAACGCTGGTGTTATATTAGGTGCTGAAAATTGGGTTGACAATGGTAATGGAAGTATCAACTTACCAGAGATAAAAGTTGCTTTGTATGATAATCCAAATAATTTAGAATTACTTAAAATATATACTGTTGCTAGTGGTACTACAGGTGTTGGTGGAATTCCGCCACTTATAAACAATGACACAAATTATATTATTGTAGAATATAATGGTGGTTCACCTAGATACAACGTATTAGACAATGATGGGACTGTAAACAGTAGTGATATTGTATTGTATATGATTGTTTACAGGGCAGACAACTTTGTACACACATTAGAGTTTGGTGATATGGGTGCTGGTTTACCTAACAAACTAAATACTCGTTTAATTTCTACTGATAGATTTGCTAGAGAAAGTGGTTGTGCATTAGGTCTTAGTGGTTCAACTGGTGTTGTTACATTGAGTTCTGGTGTTGTATGGAATGGCCCATATAAACAAATTGTTACCGCTGTAAACTCACAAGACGATGTGTTCTTTAAATCTTTTCATTCTGGTGGTACTTGGGTGTATACCACTACTGGTAACACCATAAACAACAGTTTTTATGATGATGGTACAGATTTAATTTTAGCAACGGCTGGTAAATATTTGGTTAACTGGTATTTTAGGGGTCAAGAAATTAATGACCATTTATATGAATTAATTAGTTTTGGTCAATTCGATACTATTCAATTAGCTGAAGCGTCACCAGAACCTAATTTACCAGAGTTAATTACATCACACGCATTTTTGGTTGGTAGAATAATTGTTGGTGTAAGCGCGACTACTGGTATTATCCAATCAGCATTTAATACGGTATTTCAACCTTCTGGGGCGCCAGTATTACATAATGATTTGGCTGGTATTCAAGGCGGTTTGGCTGGACAGTATTATCATTTAGATTCAAACAAATATAACAATTTAGCGTTGACTAACACTGACAACAATTTCAGTGTGTCTCAATCTTTTAATGCTGGTCTTACTTCAACAACAATATCAGCAGGTACATTAACCGTTACAGGTAACCCAACTAATTTACAATATGTTATTATTAACAATGATTTAGATTTGTTTAATTCTCAAATAGAAACAAACAATTACGGAACATATGGTAGACTTAGATTATTTAGAGCATCTGGAACTCAAGAATCACCAACAACACCTAGTTCAGGTAGTGCTGTAGGTAGATTAGAATTTGGAGCTTGGAATTCTGCAACTTCAACTTTTATCGCCAACGCAAAAATTGAAGCTTCAATGGATGCGACTAGTGGTGGTAATGATTTACCTTCTAGATTAACATTCTTTACAACACCAGATGGTAGTACCACAATGACTGAAAGAATGAGAATAAATTCTGTTGGTAATATGAGAATTGGTGGTGCTACTATGCCTTTATCTGATGTAATTAATGTTGAGAATGGTTCTATTGCTTTTCAAAATGGTTATGGTCTTAGATTTCAATCTACTGGTGGTACTATGTATGCTAGTGTTTATTCTAACAATAATGACACCGTAATTAAATCTTTGGGTAATTCTATACGTTTTAAAAATAGAAGTGGTTCATCAAATCTTATATCTATATTAGATAATGGATTTGTTGGTGTTAATACCGACACTCCAACTGAATATTTTCACGTAAATGGAAATACAAGACTTGATGGTTTACTTACAACTGAAAAAGGGGTTAATGATAATGTAGGTTTATATTCTAATTTTAGAATACAAGATTATGGACTTTATTTTCTAGGTAAAAATGGTAGTAACCATGATAACTTTGGTAGTTCACAATTTTTTATAAACCCTGAAGAAGGTTTTGGTTATTTCCAAGATAATGCTTCTAATTCATATGTTTCTAGTTTTAACATTTATAATAATCATATTACTTCAGTTGTAAGCACTGTTGATAATACTGGATTTATACGTAATAGAGTTACTAATAGTGGTAATACATTATATACAGAAACTGAACAAACAAATACCAGTTTCAAAATTTTAAACCAACAATATACTGATGATGGGTTATTTTCTATTAGATATGATATTAATCAAGTTGTTATTGGAGATACTGGTGTTAGTGGAAGTGGTACATATATATTAGTAAATGATAATGATACAAGAATAGCCCTTACTGCTAGTGATAGAGTAGATGTTACATCACCTAATGTTAATGTTAATGGTACTTTAAAAGCAACAACTATATCAGCAACAACTTATCAAAATTTACCTAATTCAACTTTTACTGGTGGTACTGTATCAGGTTCAACTACGTTTACAAATGGTTTAACCGCTAACACTATATCAGCTACCACATATAATAATTTACCACTTTCCTCATCAGCAACTACTGGTGTATTAACTAGTACTAATTGGAATTCTTTTAATAGTAAACAAGATGCTTTAGTGAGTGGTAGCAATATAAAAACAATAAATACTTTTTCACTTTTAGGTAGTGGAAATATATCAATTTCAGGAGGGGTATCATATACTAGACAAAATGCAAATAATTCAACAAATGACGCTATTAATTATTGTGGTATTGCATTAGGAACAGGAGTTACAACTTCTGCTTCTGCATGGACTATAACGAGAATAACAGTAGCTGTTGAAGGTTCTGTAACTACAGCTGTAAGTGCACCTAACTCAGTTTGGAATAATAGAGAATCAATATCATACACATAAAATATAATTTAATACATAAAAATATGCCTTTAACATTAAACACACCAAAAATAGTAGATGGAATTGAATATCCATATGTAACAGCTAATTTAGCAATATCACCATTGATTGAAGAAACCAACATTGGTGGTTCTTGTGCTATCGTATTTAAACCTTATAGAGTTTTAGGAGATGGTACATTTGAATTTTTAGATGACCCAATACAATTGGTTTATTTAGATGTGTTTGTTTCTGCTGAAACAGACCCAGCTTTAGGTCAAGCTTTAATGACAATATTTGGTTCATTACAACAATTCATAACAGATAAAAATTTATAAGATATGGCTTTTGCAATAACAAGTGGAACTTTTAGTAATCCAGCAATATGGGACACAGGTATTGTACCAACAGGTAGTGAGGACGCTTACTCAAATGGTTTCACAATACAAGTTAGTGGTACTGTAAGTTGTAATACGGTTAGAAATGATGCAACAACTTATTTATTACCAGGGATGCCAATACCACTAATGACTTCTAATACAACACCATCAGGTCAAGCATTTGCAAGTACAGCTGCTGTTGGTGGTGAGGCTTGGAGAGCGTTCGACAAAAATACTACAACTATTTGGGGGACCCCTACAGGTACAGTAACAGGGTCTATAGGATATCAATTTCCAACAGCTAGAATAATTAAAAGATATTTATGGAGAAGTCCTTCTACTAACCCTACCAATAACCCCAGAAACTGGACTTTTGAAGGAAGTAACGATGGTGTGAATTATACAACATTAGATACCGTTACTGGTAGTTCAATTGGTATTAGTGCTACCTATACAAGTTCTGCTCTAACAAATACAAATGCTTATAGTTTTTATAGGATGAACATAACATTAAATAATGGTGGTGCTAACACTTTGCAGGTTGCTGAGTTGGAAATGACTGAACTAACAGGTACTGTTCAAGGTGGTGTGGTTGGTGGTACTTTTAACTTATTAAATGGTACTAATTTAACAGTTACTGCCTCGACAGGTGTTGTAGTTAATTCAGCTACAGCACCAGTGACTTTTGGTTTAAACTCACCAAATAGTGCAACAATTAATGGTAATATAATTTCACCAGCTATATCAACAAATCAGACAGCTGTTTTACATTCAGGAACAGGAACTTTAAATATGATTGGGAATCATACTAATAACTCTAGTGGTGGTAGAGTGGTAAACGTAACTTTAGGAGGAATATTGAATGTTACTGGGTCGCCTAATAACGCTAGCTCGGCTATTTCACCAACATATGACTTAAGTACCACTTCAACTATTAATATCACTGGTAATTTAATTAATGGTGGTACTTTCATAATATATCATAGAGGAACTGGAACTGTTAACGTAAACGGTAATGTTAGTGCAGGTATTAATCCAACTATAGGTTTAGTTTCATCAAGTAATTGTGTTGTTTCAGGTAATGTAACAAGTATAAGCACTGTAAACGCAATTTCAAATACTGGTGCAGCTGCAAATATAGATGTTACTGGAACAGTGACAGCTGGGTCAGGTGCAAACGCAATAGTTGGATTAGGGGCTGTTACATTAACAGGTCCGTTGATTAACAACAACGGTTTTATGGCAGTTAATGCACCTAGACTTTTTATAACAAGTGCTACTACTTATTGGTCATTTACAACGAGTGGTAGTACAAATAGAATTTTATACACTGATGCCCCAACAAACACAACAGGGTTTCCTAGTGCTTCTGATGTTAGACTTAATGAAGTATATGGTCCAACAAACACAACAATAGGTACAATGAATGTTCCTTTACCTTCAGATGTTAGAATTAATGTTCCAACAGATAATACCGTAGGTACAGCAACATTAACAGCTCAAGATTTATTTGATGCAATAAGTGGTAGTACATCAGGTGTTGGTTATAGATTAAAAAATATTGCAACAGTGGCTACTGTTGGAAAACAACTAGCATCATTTAACATATAAAAATAAAAAATTAACAAATGGCAACAATTTTAGCGGCTCAGAATGGGTTTTTTAGTGCTACAACAACTTGGATTGGTGGGGTTGTACCAACAGAGGCAGACGATGCTATAGCAAATGGATTTACAGTAACTATTACTGGAACACATATTGTTTTATCAATAAGAAATAATAACACTGGTGGTGCGACAGTAGGTGGTAAATTTTTAACAGGAAATGGTTCTAATTTGACTTGCACTGCTGAAAATGGAATTATAACATATTTCGTAAATAATAACATAGCTGTTTTGGAATGTGCATTAACAAGTGGTCAAAATGCAACTGTAAATGCTAATGTTACTTCGTTTAATGGTTCTGTTGTAGGTACTGTAACGTTGATATTGTTGTCTAATGTAGGTACTCTAAATATGAATGGTAATTTTGTTAATTCTAACGTTGGTATTAATAATACTAGTAGGACTTTTCAATTAGCGGCTGCTGGAACTTTGAATATTGTGGGGAATGTTAGTTTAACAGCTGTTGCAGCTGGAAACCCTGTTCAATATGTTATTAATAATATTGGGAACGCAGTAGTAAATATAACAGGTTCTGTAACTGCCAGTGGTGGTAACGTAGGTACTCAACACGCAATTTTACAAACAGGTGGTCAATGTAATGTTACGGGTACAGTACAAGGTGGTACTTTTGTAAATAATAATGGTATAAATGCAACAGGTGGTGCGGTTAATATAATAGGAAACGTGTCTAGTAGAAGTGCAGGTGCCGCTATTAGTTTTGCAGGTGCAGGAGCATTAACTGTAAATGGTGTTGTAACAGCATTATCGGGGTCTAGTGTTCCTGCGATTGTTTCAACATCATCAACAGGTGTTGTTCAAATGTCAGGTCCATTTATAAACGCATTAGGTGTTCAAGCGGTACAAGCAGTTAGAATGTTTTTAACGGCAGCATCAACATTTTGGAGAATAAACACATCCGTTGGAGTACAAAGACAATTTAGTACTACTGATTACAATGGTGGATATCCAGGTATTCCAAATGTTAGAAATGGTGTTGTATTTGGAGAATTTGGTGAATTTACAGGAGAATTGATAATACCACCAACAGGTAGTGTTAGAAAAGATGTTCCTGTTGATAATACCGTTGGGACAGCTGAATTAACATCTTCAGATTTCTTAGCAGCCATTGATGCTTCTACATCAGGTATTGGGTTGAGATTGAAGAATGTTGCAACAGTAGCTAGTGTAGGTGCACAAATAACAGGTAATACTTTAAATTT